CAAAAGACCTTGCGAACCCTCAAAGATGTAGCAGTCATAGCCAACTGGAGGCAGATATGTGATTACTGCAAACTTATTTAGCCATACAACGGCTTCGATAAACTTCTTATCCAAATCTTCATTCATGTCAGTCTCGTAATAAGAGCGTACCATGTTTAAAGATTCTACAGGGTCTGTATTGGCTACAAGATAGGTAAGTTTTCTACCTTTTTTCCCGCGCAGGAACGTATGATAGATACCTTCACCACATGAGCCATGAGAAAGAACTTTCTTATCTGCCTGATTTGCTGCAACGTCATAGTGAGTAATGATACTCAAATTGGGGTGTAAGTATAGTTTCGGTGTGATACCCTGCTTCTGCAACTGCTCAAACTCGATCTTTGTCGAAATTGGGTCAATCATCACATTCTCATTGAGAAATGTCGGAACGCCAAGCAAAGTACCGCCACCAAAGGAACTGCATACATGTTCGATGCCATTGCAGATGATACGGTGTCCTGCTTGTGAACCGCCAGAGTATCGGATAACCAAAGGCTTTTCTCCACGTCCAATGGACTCTTTGCAGAGCCATTGAACCGTAGAGCCTTTGCCTTCGTCGCCGAAGAATGTACCAAGAACTACTTGCGTCTTCATCACAGAGTTATCTTTTGTTCTGGTTTTACTTCACCAACGTTGTTCGCATTGTCGTTAGACTGGCTAACGGTGTTTGAACTTTCGTTATAGACATTGCAGATAATGGACGAAACGACAGGAACAAGGTTGTAGTTCTTTCGAGGAAGAACAACCAAGCGGTCATTGCCAATCAGCCCGCGCCACTTATTGATAGTGGAACTGTAGATAGGCAGGTCGCCCATGTGAATGTGATAGAGTTCCCACTGCTCACTTGCCTCTTCAATGAGGGTAGAAGACAGTATGCCAGACTGAGTACCATCACCGAACAAACCGACGATGTTGCTCTGAGGTATCTCTGCCAGACACGGCTCGTCACCAATGGTAATCAGCACACCTTTCTTGTGGCGTTTCTCCCATGAGTCGGTAACGGTGTGTCGGCTTGCAAAATACCATGCGAGGTTGTAACTCTCACCTGGGTTATTACCGCCACCACCTTCGAGATAGACCTTCTGAAACCACTTCTCCATAAGTTCGTCGCTGCTCTCAAACTGTCCGCACTGGATAGGTGCATTGTCAAAGTAGCAGTCGCCGACACCAATGAAGCAGACTTGCGGATCGGGAATACCAGCGTCAATGATGGACTTCATAATCTCAGGGAACGAGCCTTTTATCAAGTCCATCGGGATATGTCCCATGCTGCCAGTGGTGTCAAGCGCGATAATGATTGGGAACGAATTGGGGTGTTCCTCTGAGTCGCGGCTTTCACGTACTTTGCCCTTGATTATCATTTCATCGTCGATGCTCTTTTTCGTAAACGCCTGTTCCATGGCCGCAGATTCCGTCAAAACGGAATAAGCAGCCATTCTTTCGGTGCTACGGTCATGAGCGGACATGTAAGAATAACTACCTCCACCCATGACTTAGCCCTCCTTCTTGATGTTGGACTTCCATTCAGGCATGAGGTATGGCTTCACCTTATTCATGTCTGGGTATTTACCAAACAAGGTCTCGTAGTCGTTGACAAGAATGCCAAGGCGTACAGACTGCTCACGACGTGCAATAAGCGTATTGACACGGTTGTTCATCAGTTTGTCAGCATCGAACTGACTTGGACTGATACCCTGTCCTGCATTGGTAGGTAAGATGTCGAGGATGGCATCTTCGAGGTCACGGTCACACTGACGTACTTTCGCACAGACATCTTCAATCTGGCGGCGATACTTCAACTCAGAATCTTCGAGCATTGCATCAATGCGCGAATCCTTGATCTGCTTAAAGGTCTGTTTAAGGGTAGAACCTAAGATACCCGTTGTATTTTTTTCGTCCATAACTGAAGTTATTAAGTAACTATTAAGTAATTATTAAGTTCTGAAGGGTTATTCTTCATCCTCTTCTTCGTCTTCGGATTCCAGAAGTTTCTCCAGTTCCTTGATGGACTTCTTCTCCAGTGCTTCGTCCTGCTTGCGGGCGATAATCTCCAGAAGTTTCTTGTTGTTTGCCTTCGCCTCGGCTTTCTTCTGAGCCTTTTCTTCGGCAGACTTCTTCGTGAGATAGATGTCTTTGAGGATTTCAAAGCGCAGTTCATCGTCGGTTGCCTTAGTCTTTGCGGGGGAGTCCAGGAACGAAAGTTCGCTGTCATTGACCTCGCCAGAAGACTTCTTGGCGTCTTCACGGGCTTTGATTACCAACTGACGGATTTCCTCTTTCGGTAAATCCCAGAGTTGTTCGACTGGTAAAGAACCACGATTTGTGGAGAAACGGAGTTTCTTTTTGCTTGCTTTCTTGTAAATTTCCATAATTTGAAAGTTTTGAACGTTAATAACTATTCATCTTCTATTACTATTAAATTTCTTCTTTTTGCTTCTTCGAGAATCGAATCATCCGATGCGTATTCAAGATTATCTTCGATAAAACTTTTCTGTTCATCCTTCCGTAAATCATTGAACGCATCTTCTACATCAACTTCTACACTTGCTTTGTATTCCATAATTCTTAAAGTTTTAATTACCAGAGTTTACTTCTATCAAATGTTCGAGAGTGAGGTTTCGCACGTCTTCGCCAAACTTCTCATTCAGTGAGTCGTAGTTGTCTGCACACTTCTTGATAATGTCCTTTACTACGGGGTAACGTACCATTGCAAACAAGATTTGTGCTGCAATCATCGTAGGATCACCGCCAATGGTGAAACAATTTCCTTCGTCACCAACAAACAGGAAACTTGCTTCTTTGCCTTGTAACTGCTCAAGGAGTTTCTGAGCCATGCGTTGAATCTTCTTGATTTCTGTCTTTTCCATATCAGACTTTTGTTCAAGTTCATCTTCCAACATGAGACCACCATTCAGGACATGTTCAATAGAACCATCACTAAGAGTTTGGAGTTGTTCAAACGTCGGGCGTACCCAGTTGTGAACCTCAAAAGCCATAACGTTTGCAATCTGTTCTGTTACGGTCTGGTCGTGCATCATCGTTCCATGATCGCAATGACGACATTTGATAGTGAATGGTGTCACACCCTTATCTTTGTATCTGGTGTAAAACTGCTTACCGCATTTCTTGCAGACATACACATCAACGCCTTTGTTACGACCATCAAAAATCTTTGCTGTTTCGATGCGAGAAACAAGTTCGTCATACTGTTGTTTAAGTTCTTCCTTATTCATTTTCTTTCTTGTTTAAGTGTTCCATAACTTTGTTTACTATCTCACCAATAACGTCAGAGTTTTCTTCCTTCGTCCATTCTATTGCGACTTGATAGGTTAGGTTGTATTCAGGGCGTAGCTCCATAGCAGAAACTTCGTGATGCGCAAGTTTGCCCTCAGTAGGCTTCAGACCATTCTCATGCAATTCACACTTTCCATCGTGGTAACAGATACAGCAACCGTCAACTTTACTGCCAGTGCTCTTCAACTGAACCATCGGAATAGGCTGTCTCGTATGTCCTAATGCCATCCCTGCAGCCCACTCAGTATAGCAAACTTTGTCTATGTAACCTGCTTCGATCAGAGCAAGAATATCATGCGGAGTACCCAAGCATGGAGTACGTTGGCACATCTGCTTGCACTTCTCGCAGTTGCAGGATATAGGCTGTTTGCCAACCTGCTTTGCTATGCGGTTGAAAACTTCTTTCCTTGTCATATTCTATCCAAGCCTTAAATCAGATGGATTTGTTGCTTTGGAATTTACGTCGCTACCGTATCTTACGAAAGCATATCTATCATTCACGCTGGTAATCACACCATATTCGTGAAGTTTAGAATCACAGCCCTCAAAAGGTATATAGGTAACATTCCTACCAACATTTTCTTTACATTCTTGTATTGTCATAATTGTACGAAATTAAATGGTGTCTATGAGATTGGTTACTCATACGAGACTGTTTTTGCTGTGAGACAAGTACAAATTTGCTCCTGTAGCCGCCCATTGCAGTAGTTGCAGACCTACATCATACGATGCACTTCATAGTTATCTACGCCTTTTATCCTCAGTGGGCTGTTCATGCTTGCGTCTTATTCCGCCAAGACACCATTATTATTTTAGAATTGAACTTTGATGATACGCTTATGAGAGCCTTGCAGACGCAGCACAACCTCGTCGCGGACGGTGGCATTGAATCCAAGACCAGAGAGTTGTCCGTCTGTTGACTCAACCTTCAGTGTTGCACCAAGAACTTCCATCACCTTACGGTGCTCAAGAAGTTCGGGAATCAGAAACTCGTTGTGGAAACCACGAATAGCCTCTGGTGCCTTTGCACCGTCGAGCATGAAGAAGTAGTGCTTGTTACCTACACAGCCATCCCAATGATTCGGTGAAAGGCAGACCAAGTTCACTTTGTGGAACATATTGGTTTCAAGTCCGTAGATTTCCGCAGATGTTGCATTGCTGTCAACCAGATACTTCGACTGGTCAACATGGTCGATCATGCCATTCTTGATGTGAACGGTGGCAATGTCAACATTACGCATGATCTCATGGTCAACAACGTATGTGAACACTTCGTCGCCGAAAGCAATTTCAGCCTTTGCGCCACTGTTATGCTTACTGTTGAAGTTCACGATGAAGAAGCGGTACTTACCATCTTTGATACGCTCTGGTTCATCCCAGAAGATGTTTTCAACACCGACATTGACAGGATCAATCATATCAACATCAAGCATACCACCGCAAACAGGAGTCTTGTAACCTTTGTAAGAACCATAATATATCTCAGTACCAGTCGGCTCTATTGCGTGAGCATCGAGGTCAACGATTGAACGTCCGTCCTCGTTCCACATGATAGAGAAACGGAAAGGTGCATTGACAAACCCACCTGCTGCTTTCACAGCTTCCTTAATCTCTGATTTACCAGCCAGATTGCCGTTGTAAGTCCAGCCAAAGTTGTTGCCCCATTTGAAGATAGGCTTGCTGTCCTTGTTGACGGGAGTTGTCAGAGTGACAAAGTTGTTTTTGTGAGAGTTCAGGAGGAACACCTCCACCGATGTGCAACCAGGCAGGATATCCTTCATAAACTTGTCAATGGTGACAACCTCTACACCATCAAACTCGCTACGCTTGTGACGTGTAGAAGTCGGCTTGATACCATCCAAAACTGATACTGGCTTGATGTTGCCATCACCTACGTTGGCATGGAGAATGTCAGATACCTTGATGTCTTCCATCGTAGCGCAGCGACGGTTGAAAGAATCCTCGTAGCCGTTTTCAGCGAGGAAAGCCTTTGCGTTGTCAATCATTTGCTGAGTAATAGGTGCAGTGGCTTTCATGTAGTTTGCAGGATCGACACGCTTGTTCCAGTCCAGGCAGGCGGCATTAAGTTCTTTGCCCTCTGACAACTCTACGCAAAGAGTACCAATAAGCTCGTTCCTGAAACGTGCAAGATTGTACTTGTACGACTTAACCCAGCACCAGTTATCCTTCTCTGCTGCTGAAAGAGAGTTGTATTGTCTGGAGAGATTCAGGAACTCCACAACCTTATATTTATGAGTGTCGCCATTCAGCAGAGAACCTTGGTCTATCAGGTCGATAACCAGTTGCAGGGTGTCTGCTGGAATCTCGTCGAGCGCACGTTTAAACACGTTCTTGTCTTCACGCAAACGAGCCTGAATAGCATCGACCGTATCATTTCCGAAGTGAATAAACTCACGCGGAACACTTACGCAGAAGTGGACAAAAGTACGGGTCTCGTTAGGTTTGACAACACCGAACTTCTCTGCCTCTTCCTTCGTGTAGCGTTTCACGGTGTGGTCGAGATTGAGAGCATACATCGAATCATTCTTGCTACAGCGGGCATACACCGCATTATAGAGATAGTCGAAAGTCTCTACAAAGACATTCTCAACAGGTGCAGCAATAAGCAGATTTCTCATGTTGGCGAAAGACTGACGGTATTCGTCATTGACTTCACCGTCAAACATCGTCATAATAGTGTTGTCTTCTGCAATGGCTACGATGTTGCCGTAACGGTGGAAGAAGTGCTTACACTGGTTACAGTTATGCACCGATGATTCAGGGTCACGGAAGATGGGGTCTTCACCGAAACCTCTCATGTAGGCTTCCCAGAGTTGGTCGCCTGTAACTTTACTACGGAAGAGTTTGCCAGTGGCACACATCTTCAAAAACTGCTCTTGCAGCATCTTTGATTCTAATTGTTCCATGTCTCAACTTTTTTTATTTTACTCTATTGTCTGGTTAGTGTCTAACATTTCTTTATCGCTTTTTCAATTTCTATTCTTGTCTGTCTCGGAGAAAGATTAAAGACAAGTACAAAATCCTTTACAAAGTCTCTGCCATTACGGGTGTAGATAAACTTACTGATATTCGTCTTGTTCTTGATATGATCAACCTCAACCACAACGATTTTTGTTGCCGCCACCCTTGCATCTGGATGGGCGAAATGTCCTCTGAGACTATTGCAGACCACATTTCTGACTTCTTCAGCCGTTGTATCTACGACCTCAGTGGTCTGAACGTCTTTACCACGGCTGCATCTAATGATGAACGACTTTTCGTATGTAGGCTTGATTCTCATATTTAATAAAAGTGAGGGCAAAGGAATCAGCAGCCTATTGTGGAACTCTGCTACTTCTTCCAATGTCCTCAATATTTCTTATTACCTGCCATTGAGCTCCACCTAAATGGCGTTTAACTGGTGCAAATGTAGAAAGGAATTTTGGAACCTCAATAACTTGTTAATTGTACGTATTTCTTATTTGTATGGTCATATTCTGTATTTTTGTGTCATATATTGACCTATATGACCATTTTTGGCATAAATCTCAGGATGCAAGTTTAACGTTTTTATCTTTAGTTTGAAAACGGATGTTATAATGTGACAGATTTTAGGTTTTATTTTCAAGCTAAAGTTAAAAACGCAGGGTTAAAGTTAAAGTTTAAATCGCAAATATACCTTGTTGTACGTGTCATGTGGTCATATATATTGACCTATATTGACCTATATGACCAAATAATCAATATTTTTTACATTTAACACTTCTGTGTTCGCTTTTGGAGGTTTTGATTTTTATACATATCTTTGCAGCGCAATCGTCGGGGAGCGATGCGATCCAGATATGAGTATCAAGGCTTCGGCACATGATATTAGAGACCCTGCAAAAGACTTCCCGCTTTTGCGGGGTTTCGCTTTTATAGCGTTGGTGATTTTTGTTCCATCAGTTGCCACAAATAAGCCGCAAAATCCGACAAAAAGCACCTTTTTGAGTAACAGAACGCTAATCCTGCTCTGTCGCGCCCTGACAACAGGTCACACCGAAGCCCTCACAAGGGTCAATATAAAGCGAAAGGTTAAGACTGTAATTGGAGAACCCTATCTGTTGCTTGGGTCTGAATCCGATATAAAGGACAATGACACAAACCTCCCCTACAACCCCTGTTTCGGAGGTAAAGGGCGAACTATAAACATAATGATTATGAAAAAGAATATGAGTGGTGTCGAATGGTATAGATTTGTTTGTAACCAAAGCCGATGTTAGCGTATGAAATGCCACTACGAGAATATAAAAGGTGTAGGCAAAGTGCTGATACCGGGCTGCATGGCTGTTGCAGTATCTCAGGACATCCAAGATTGCACCTGCCATCCTACAACGATACGACAGTTTGAAACTTCCAAGTACAAAGAACACGTTGAGGAACTGAAGAAGCGGATTCGTGAACTTGAAGATGAAAACGACTTCTATGCAAAGGTTCTGGCAGACAACGAGATTAAGAATCCATATAGGAAAGGGTAGGATTTGGTTCCTACCCTTTGTCTTATCTGATGTGCTTCTTTATCTCTTCGGCAATCGTATCATCGAGTAATCGCGCATACGCCTGTTCCGTCTGCCTGATGCTCGAATGACCGAGAATCCTGCTAACGACACTGATAGGTACGCCTGCATTAAGAAGTATATAGGCACACGAGCGACGGCCATCGTGACTTGTCATTTGCTTGTCAATCCCCGCTGCATCTGCTACAAGTTTCAGTTTGACGTTGTACTTTTGGTTTGGTAGTTTCGGGAGGTGGTACTCATATTTCTCCAAAATTGCCTTTGCCTTTGGTGTAAGGACGAAAGTGAACAGTACTCCAGTCTTTGAACGGTAGCCGCTGAATACAGAATAGTTATTGGCGTTAGTACACTGAGTGAAGTCGTAAGCCATAAGGTCAACGTATGACAGCCCCGTGAACACTTGGATCAGAAACAAATCTCTTGCCTCAGACAGACTTTTTGTGGGCATTCCAGCATTTTCAATCTTCTCAATCTCTTTTTTTGTGAGAAACTTGTCTATCCTGGTGCTGCCTTTGTCGATCTTGATACGCTTGGTAGAGTAGGGGTTATCCTTAACATACCCGTCAACCATGGCATCGTTGATAAATACTTTGAGGTTCTTGTGCATTGATCCGATGCTTGCCTGAGAATACTTTCGTGTTACCTTCTTTCCAAAGCGGTCTTTTTCTTCCCATGTGACAGTATGCAGGTATTCGTCCCATTTTCTGATGTTTGATTCAGTAATGTCTCTGAAGTATTGCATCTTTCCCCATTCCGTAAAACGGGATAAGAACACATGATAGGCTTTCTTGGTATAGTCAGACACCTGTTTTGCCTTCATTCTCTTGTGGATATAGTCTTCAAACGTGATATCCGTGTCTTTCTGCTTAATAAGTGATGGTATTGCGTTGAGGTCAATGTTCTCTGCATCTACCATTTCTCCGATGATTTTAAGCGCACGTTTTCTTATCTTCATAAGCATGGCATTGTCTTCCTGTGAGCTGAGTGACTTGATGCTTTCGTGTGCATCGTACCACTCTCCAGGAAAGCACTTAACGCCAGTAGTGATGAACTTCTGCTTACGGTTGAAAGTAATGCGCAGTTCAATGACACCCTTTTTTATATTGGATGCCAGGTGCTTGCGGTCAAATACAAATTTTATCTGAGGTATAATCATTTCTTTATCTTTTAAATTGTTAGTATTACATTTTTAAATCTCTACTATTCAATAAGTTACGATTTTGTATATACTTTCTATATCATATTTGGTATTACTTTTAAATTGTTTGGTATTACATTGGGTATTACATTTTGTGTCATATAGGCAAATAACTTGGTCGTATTGGTCAATATTTCACAAATGCTCAGAGAGTTTAAATTCCCTTATTTATTTGAATATCAGTGATTTATGTTGTAACATACTGAAAGTCAGATAACTAAAAAAGGGGCTTTGTAGCCCCTTTAGGTAGTCGATAGGGGAATTTGTTATATAGTTCATTATCAAATATTTACAATTCACAAAACGTAATTGGTATTACAATGGTATTATAGTTTGTCTCATCACACGTTTTTGAATATAATATTAGTAATATTATTGAACCGCTCCTGTCCGTTGCGGATCATCTGGTCATTCTGACGAATGAGCATTTGGTACATGGCGGTCTGTTCGCTATGCAATGACATGAGTTGTTTAACGAGTTCTATCAACTCTTCTCTGGTAAGCATAGAAAGTGTTTCTTCTGAAACGTGTTTTTCTGTCATTGTGTCAGAAGTTCTATTATTCAGCATTTCTCCAGAACCCTCCCATATCCAATCAGGAGAGATAATCCCGCCAAATATCATACAGAAAGACTTGATGAACTTGTACGTGAGGTATCTTTCTTCCCCTCTTAGTGCTGAACGCACATTATTTGGGTGTCTATCCACCTTTTCGGAAATCTCCTTAACAATGTCTGTGCCGTCAATCATCTTGTTGTTGACGAGATAACTGATGGCTTTCTCCAATCTTTGTGGTCTGTTTTCTTTATCCATAGGTGCAAAAGTGTTAAATTATTGTTAAATACTTCATTTTAGAATGATATTACTTTAAAATACTTTATCTTTGCACCAAGTTAGTAAAAACAAAGGTGCGGACTCCCACGGTTTGAACAACCGTAGAACACATTTGGCGATGCAAATATACGATAAAATCGTGAGAGTGCCAAACCTTTTAAGAGATTATTTAGTATAAACAAGTAAATTAACGTAGAATGGTTGCAGACAAAATTTCGACGAATGACATTCAGGGCATCGGTAAAGGCGGGATGCTTGAGGTGACTCTTCCAGACTACAAGGCTTGTATGTCGGCTAAGAATCTTGTGACGTACACGAAGAACATGTACCCGCGAGAGGACGGCATGACTTACACCTGTAGTATCAACCGCGATACGCACACCATTACTATTAAGGTGGTGAAGCCGGAAGATGTGAACAGGAAACAATCGTAAAAATAGAGGGATTGCTATGGAACAAAGTGTGATTGAGTTTGGCGATAGCTGTAAGGTGAACGAGGTGCAGATTTTCAATAATCCGCAGTTCGGTGAAATTAGGGTACTTGGTACTCCTAATGCCCCCCTATTCTGTGCAATGGACTTATGTAAGGCACTTGGTTATTCAAATGGACGTGATGCTGTTGCTAAACACGTTGATGATGATGATGTCGCAAAATGCGACGCCACCGATTCTATGGGTAGAAAACAGCAACTTACATACGTAACAGAGTCAGGAATGTACTCTTTAGTTATCGGAAGCAAACTAAAAACTGCCAAACAATTTAAAAAGTGGGTTACGAGTGAAGTATTGCCCAGCATCCGCAAGACTGGCTCCTATTCTATTCAGAACCTTTCTCGCAAGGAATTGGCATTGATGGTGATTCAGGCAGAGGAAGAGAACGAGCGTCTGGCACTGGAGAACAAGCAGCAGGCAGAGGTTATTGTAGAGCAGAAGCCGAAGGTCGTGTTTGCAGAAGCTATCGTTGGCAGTCAGTCAAGTTGTCTGATAGGTGAACTGGCGAAGATTATCACTCAGAACGGTCATAAGATTGGTCAGAACCGCTTGTTTGAGTGGCTGAGGAAGAATCACTATCTTGGTACGAAAGGAGAATACTACAACATACCTAACCAGGAGTATATTGAGCGTGGTCTGTTTGAGATTAAGAAGACCTCTCACTCTGAGAATGGTGTGATGAAGACCACTTCGACACCAAAAGTTACAGGTAAGGGGCAGCAGTATTTCGTGAACCTGTTCCTAAATGGTGACAACGACCTGTTTGAAAGAGAAATCGTATTACCTAATAAGGAGGGCTGAATTATGATGTCGGACGTAGAACTGAGGAAACTGGCTCACTACATTGTAGTGGAAGCGCGTGAAGATGATGATCTTCTTTCCAAGATCGCCAAGATGTTGCAGAAGCAGTCTGTAAAGCAGGATCGCCGCAATGTCAATGCCAAGGTAGCCAGTGATATGCTTGGTATATCGGTTAGGCAACTACGCCGCATCAAGGAAAATTTCTCCTATGTGAAGACAGGAACGTCGAAGCAGTCAGGCATTATGTTCAACGCCAACACACTGCAACAGGAATACGACGCTTACATAGCGTTGAAGCAGAAGACGTTTCAACTTAAACCGCTGAAGGCGGCTAATGGCTGAGAATAAAACAATTAAAATCTATAAAGAGATATAGATATATAGCCATTACCGTAAATGTCGATACGGTGGCTTACTTACGAGAATGCCCTATTGTTCGAGTAGCAATCAAGAAAACGGGGCAATTTGAGGAATGAGCGACACATATCCTCTCATGCGGAAGAAACGCATGGTGCGGCAACTGCATAGGACGAAAAGTGAAGGCATGACCGATGAACTGAAGGTAGTCAAAGTTGTTGGCGGGAGAAAGCCGCCTATACTGAAAGGGTTAGTACGTAAGGAACGCTCCATGAAGAAAAGTTGAAGGCTAAATACGAATTTTAGCCGTGAGGTATGTCCTCTATGAAAAGAAATAGGTAACGCTATTCGCGGCAAATCCAGTCCATAGCTCAGTTGGTAGAGCACCACACTTTTAATGTGGGGGTCGAGGGTTCGAGCCCCTCTGGACTGACACAGATTTGGTAAAACATTATTTTAATGGCTTGTGAAAGACGTAGAGACTGAAAATTAGCAAAGTAAAGCTCATAGCCACCCCCTTGTGAAAGTCGATGGCTTTTTTTAAAGGAGAGTTGGCTGAGTGACCGAAAGCACTGCACCGCTAACGCAGCATACGGAAACGTATCGGGGGTTTGAATCCCTCACTCTCAGCAAAATCCTTTCGTATTGCATATCAGGCAGGTCGTTTCGTATGTCGATTAAAAGTTCTGTCTTACATTAACCTCAGATCCTTGTCAATACAGCATAAGATGGCGAGACTGCGTTTAGAACAGAATGATAGAGGGTGGTAGCGCACTCCCGCGACCTGATTTTCTTTGGAGAAATTCTTTTCTTGGCGCATAAGTATAGGATGTGTTTAAGCCCCGTGGCAATACGGTCACGGGGCATTTGGGAAAGAAAAATCGCATACGAACATAATTGATTGAATTTAACCACAGAACCGCTTGCCTGTGAAGGTAGGCGGTTTCTATTTTTTGATTTGTTTTAGTAGATTAGTTTTAAGTTGTTTGCGCCTCCTTGCTTTCGGGTGATGGGGCTTTTTCTTTCTTTGCGGAGAAGCATGAGTTGGAATGAGAAATCACAGGAGATATCCGAAAGTGTTCTGGAGAAAATGGAGAATGGAGTGCTAAACTCCTATACCCGCGACGATGTGCTGAACGGGCTGAAAGAAGCGGCTATGCAGGGCATGGCTTACGAGTGCGATATTGCAGTGATGCCGTTGCTGAATAAGATGAATAAAGACAAAGAATAAATATATATATAAGGTATGGAGAAAACATATATTGGTATTGACCCAGGGCAGGTAGGTTTTATTTCTGTCATTTTCCCAAATGGAAAGTTTGAGTTCTATTCGATAGACGAGAATGACGATTTAGACCTCCATCGTATTTTGAAGAGTGTTAAGGAACGGTCTTGGCAGGTTACTGCCGTAATGGAAGACGTACACGCTATCTTTGGTGCTTCAGCAGGAAGCACTTTTGCTTTCGGTGAAATCAAAGGCATACTGAAAGGCTTTCTTATTTCCGAAGAGATAACCTATACTCTTGTAGCACCCAAAGACTGGCAGAAAGAGATATGGATTCATCAAGACGAAATCTACATAACCAAGCAGCGCACTTTCACTGACAAGGTAAGTGGAGAAAAGTCTGTAAAGTCCTACAAAGCCGTCGATCCGAAGCCGACATCAATCAATGCTGCAAGGCGAATATTCCCCAATATAGACCTACGCAAGAATGAACGATGCAGGAAGATTGACGATAACAAGGTTGACAGTCTGCTGATGGCAGAATACGCCCGTAGAAAAAATCTTTGAAACCTTTTTTGGACTACATAAGCTAATATTTAGATGTTACAATGTATTTTGTGACGGATGTCGGATTGGTCGGGAGATTAGTCCGACATTTTTATTTTTTATGGATTCAGAGTTGTTTAAGATATTGAAATCATTGCGTGATAATCGCAGGAACAGGCATATCTTTCCAGAGTTCATCCCGTTCAGTGAAATTCCGAAACGTGACGGCTTACGCGGTTTGTTGAATGAGGCATACAAAGAAGGGTATATCAAGGTTCACAGGGGAATAAACCAGAACTTGATAGAACTTGTAAAAGAAGAATAATCACCTAATTAATATATAAGATGGAGAATTTTGTAGCAGAACCGATTATCGTTGGTCTTGACAACGAAATCTATCATCGTGGCGAGGGCTATGACCAATATCTTTCCTCGACACAGATTAAGGATTACTTGGTATCTCCGAAATACGCCAAGTACAAACACGACCATCCAGAGGAATTTGTCATTTCGGACGATGCGCTGGAGTTTGGCAGTATGTATCATGCTTACATGGAAAGCCTGTTGAAGCATGGTGATTCGTCGGAGTTCGACAAGCAGTATCGGGTGTTTGATGCTCCTGTCAACGAACGGACTGGCAAGCCATACGGACGTGACACGGCAAAGTATATTGCCGCACTTGAAGCCGTCAAGCAGGAACACCCCGATTGGGAGTTTGTATCGGAAGAGCGAGTTGCCCTTGTCAAGGTGATGGTTGGTGAACTTCTGAATAACTGTGGCGAGACATCGAAACAGGTAAAGACCATTCTCAAACAAGGTCAGTCAGAGGTCAGTCACTTTGTCGAGTACGAGGGGTGCAAGTTCAAGTTTCGACCAGACGTGGAGACTAAGCGTAAGATTGTTGACTGGAAGACCGTTAGCCTTGAAAGTCTGCATCCAGGAGCGATTGCAAAGACTATCACGAAGTTCGGCTACGGCATATCAGCCGCTTTCTACCAGTTCTTCGAGCATGAGCAGAGTGGTGTGTGGAAAGACTTCTATTGGGTGTTCCAACAGAAGACACCGCCATACGATGCCGTGATGGTGAGTGCCGCACAATGGGCATACTCCTACAACAAGGAATACGATGTGGTGAGCATGGGACCGAGTGCCTTGCTCTTCAAGAAACTTCTTGATCAGTATATCGAGTGTCAGAAGACGGGCATCTATCAAGGTGCTGAGATTTTCATTGAGCCTGGCTTCAGGGGTCACAGAATTATGGAAGTTGACGCTCCTATTTCAAGCAACGAGTTTAGGTTTTACAATTCAAGTAATAAGGAATAACGATTATGGCAGAACAGAAGAAAAACGAAGCCCAGCAGCAGGACGCATTTGAGAACAATGCTGGCACACAACAACCTGCTGGAGAAGCAGCAGGCACGACGGCACAACCGCAGCCAGAGCCACAGGCGCAGAACGCGCAAGCACCGCAACCGCAGAAAGACGAAGATGGTCTTGTGAAGATTTCGCAAGGTCTTCCACCTCAGTTGAAGCCTTTGCAGAACTGCTTCACAGCACCTTACAAGACTTTCCTCCAGAACGGCAAGACTATTCAGGACTTGCAGCGTGAGTGTAACTTTGCGGCGCAAGCCATGTTGAACAACCCCTATCTGATTACTTGCGCACAGCAGTACCCAGACCATTTCGTGAATGCATTGAAGAATGTGGTGCTGACTGGCATGACGCTGAATCCTACCTTGAAACTCGCGTACCTTGTGCCTTACAAGGGTAAGGTTGAACTCCAAGCCTCTTATATGGGTAAGAAGAGTTTCGGCGTGAATACAGGTCTGGTTCTTGACATGGAAGCCTACCTTGTCTATAAGGGTGAGTCGTTTGAGATTGAGCAGGGCAGTAACGCCCATATCACTCACAAGCCAAACCCTTGGGGATCGAAGAAGAAGGAGGACATTCTCGGTGGCTACTACCTGATTAAGTACCCGAACGGCACACAGCAGTTCGATACCATGTCTATCGACGAGATAGAGGGTATTCGCAAGCGCAGCCCGTCAGTCGGTAAGGGCAAGCAAAGCCCCTGGGACACTGACTACACGGAAATGTGCAAGAAGACGCTGATCAACCGTGCCTACAAGCAGATACCGAAGCAGGGTATGTCTGAGAAAGCGGCAAAGGCACTGGAAATTCTCAACCGTGTTGACGATATGGCTGCAAAGGATATTAACTACGGTCAGAATCCTAAGATTGACGATTTCGACGAGGCAGAAGAGGTATAAGGTATGGAGATACAAGGTAAACTTATAGCGGCAATGCCTACACAGTCAGGCGTGTCGCAAAGAAGTGGCAATCCTTGGATGTCACGGGAGTACGTTATTGAGATTCCTGGTCAATATCCGAAGAAGATGTGCTTCAAGATATTCGGTGAAGACCGACTGAAACAGTTCAATCTCCGTAAAGACGAGACCGTTATCGTTCAGTTCGACATTGACGCGCATGAGTACAACGGTCGTTGGTTCAACGAGATTCAGGCATACAACATTCTGAGACCGCAACAGCAAGCACCTGCTCCAGCACCACAGCAAACACCCGCGCAAAATCTATTCCCGCCCGCTCAGCAGGATAATGGTGGTGGTAGTGCAGACGATCTCCCTTTTGATTAAGGGGCTTGTGGGAGCAATATCCCGCAAGCCCCTATTTCTCTTTTGGCTTCTGCCACTGAGCCGTATGATTGACCTCATGCGGCTCAACTTATTCTGATGAACGAATGAACAGACTTGAAGAAAGAAAGATATTGTCGGCATACTACGCCAACACACCGAACAAGGAATTGGCGCAGATGCTTGGTATATCGTTATCGCTGGTTGGAAAGCGTGCTTTCCTGTTGGGGCTGAAGAAAGACCCGAAGTATTTGAGTGATACCAATCGAAAGTGTGCTCAGTTTAGAAGAAACGTGAAATGTAATGGATAGATAGTTATGGATATAACATTAACCAGCGCATTTCTTGAGCAATTCACTCCTACTGAGCAGTTGGTGATGATTCATTTACTACTCACAGCAGACGATTACGGAACCGTTGAGTTCAGTGACAGGAAGGTTTCTAAATCCACTGGTGTACCATACCAACAGGTTCGTACTATTCATCAAAAATTATTGCGAGAAAGAATTATAAGTAACGCACAATCTAACGCAGCCACTAACGCAAAACAACAATTTGTATCTTTTTGTAAATGTGATAGTTATAAAGGTTTCAAACGTAGGACTAACGCACAATCTAACGCAGATGCTAACGCAATTGAGCAGTTTGAAAATATTTGGAATCTATATGGCAAGAAAGTTGGTCGTACAAAGGACTTGGTAAAGAAATGGTGCAGTCTGACATCAGATGAAAGACATCAGATCTTTGAGTTTGTTCCTGCCTATGTTGCATTAACAGAAGAATCGTTTAGGAAACAATTCTCCACGTTCATTAATCAGAGGACGTGGGAGAACGAAAAAATATACACTCACAATATAGCCGTACCGTTTGGCAGTTTCAATCCGAAACTGGTTGAAGACCCTAATCTTTTTCCTCAGTTCGTGGAGCGTTTTAACATGAAAGTTCGTGGAAGCGGGATAACACCCGTCGATATGACTAACGGTTTAACAGAAAAAAGGCGTGTCCTGTTCAATATTGCCTATTGTCTGCATTTCCGTCAGATTAAGGGTGTGATAGAGAAAGCGATGAAGAATCCGCTTTTGAACGGTGGTACGGGGTTTTCGGCAGATTTCGACTATATTTTTGAACCAAATAATTTTCTCAGGATTTCAGAAGGTAGATGATTTATGGCAGACAGAACCCCTTTGCACGATGATCAAGCCGAGGTTTACGTTGTAGGATCTTTGCTGTGCTATGAGGAATGTTATTTTTCTGTTGCAGACAGGTTAAAACCGTATCTGTTTTCAAACGCCAAACTTGCGAGGTTGGTGGAAGTTATTATAGCCTTGTATAATGAAGGTTCTAATGCGAACATTGTCACAGTTACAGAATATCTTTATGCGCATCCAGATCCAAACAATCCAGAAGTATGGGAAGTTGCAGAATACTCGTCTAATGCTATTTTATCTGCTTTTGAGGACAGTTTCAATGTAGTAGAATCGCTTTATATTCGCCGTCGTTATTTTTCTCTTGGGTCAAAGTTGATGGAGTTTGGTACGAATCCGACAACGACATTAGAGGAAGTACAAAGGGAGATAACTGGTGTATTGGAAGAAGGTGCCGAGAAAAAGAAACGAGTAAAATCCCTGCGTGATGCAAACAAGGAACTGAAGGAGCGTGTCGAGAAGAACTACAATGGCACATCTGACACGATGATACCTACAGGTTTTAAGGAGATAGATGAAAGGGGCGGTTTGCAGGTTGGCGACTTCGATGTTTTTGCTGCAGAATCATCAATGGGTAAGACCTCACTGCTTACCTGCATCATGGTCAATGCCGCAAGTGTCGGTATTCCCTGTATGCTGTACTCGATGGAAATGATGTCACCACAACTTGCGGCGAGAATCGTTTCCCCGAAAGCAAAAATCAGTTCAGGTATTATTCAGTACAAACGTCTTGATGACTGGCAAATGAATGAATTGTCACAGGCATTGAAACTGACAGATGGTTTGCCAATCTATTTTGACGATGAATCTACCATATCAGCAGACAGTATCATCAGCAGTATCAGGCGTAACGTGAAACGTCTTGGTGTGAAACTTGTAGGAATAGACTATTTGCAGATCCTTGCTTCAACAGGGAACATTAAAAACCAAGAGCAGTTCCTTGGCTCAATAGCCAGGAAACTGAAAAACCTTGCCAAAGAGTTGCAGATATGTATTGTTGCTCTGTCACAACTTGCCCGTAATATCACAGAACCGAAGCCGACACTTGGACGTGTAAGGGCATCTGGGCAGATTGTAGAGGCTGCTGACGATGTTTTTATGGTATGGAGGCCGTCTGTGTACGGGAAAGGTTATGACGATTACATTTCTGTTCCAACCGAAAACACAGCAGAACTTATAATTGGTAAAGGTAGAAATATCGGCACATTTACCTGTATCGTTGGATTCGACATGTCAACGACCTATTTCTACAATTACGAAGGAGAAGTCAGGAAGGCTGGTGAGATACATATAGAGAGTAAAAAGAATAACAAACAAGAACAGGAACCAGAACAAGGTGAATTGCCGTTCTGAAGTCACATTACAGGAATAAAGTAGCGATGGAAGTCAACAGAGTATATAATGAAGACTGCCTTACTGGATTGAAGAAACTTCCAGACAACTGCATTGACTGCTGCGTGACATCGCCACCATATTACGCCCTGCGTGACTATGGCATGGATGAGCAAATAGGACTGGAGGAAACACCACAAGCGTACATCGACAGACTGACGGACGTGTTCATGAATGTGTACCGAGTGCTGAAACCTACGGGCACCTGCTGGCTCAACATTGGCGACAGTTACAATGGCAACAAGAAAGGCAACACCGAGACCAACAAGAACAAGCGAGTAGCCGAGAGCAACCATTTCGAGAAAAAGCTATGGGACGGCGCAAAGCAAAAGGACTTAATCGGTATTCCCTGGATGTTGGCTTTCACGCTGCGAGCAAAAGGCTGGTATCTGCGACAGGACATCATTTGGCACAAGCCTAACGCAATGCCAGAAAGCGTTACTGACAGGCTGACAAAGAGCCATGAGTATATTTTCCTTATGAGCAAAAGCAGCAAGTATTACTTCGACCATGAGGCAATACAAGAAGTCGCCACGGGGTATGATGGAAGAAAAGACACCATGATGCACGGCTCTCCTAAGTATAACATTATTCCTGTAATGCCGCATGGAAAGCGTCAAGATCTTACAAAGAACGAGCATCAGCGGTGGCGTTTCAAGAACCTACAAGAAGATGGTCAGCAGCCAAACACCATGCACCTTCGCCGTGCTGAAGGACTTCCTGATAAGCAATACCCTATCAGGAACAAACGAGACGTGTGGTCTGTGAATACCAAACCAGACCATAACGCCCATTTCGCTGTCTATCCTGAAGAATTGATAAGACCTTGCATCCTTGCAGGTTGTCCGAAAGACGGTATCGTTCTTGATCCGTTCATGGGTAGTGGTACGACGGCGAGAGTAGCACGGCAATATGGCAGGAACTTTATCGGCTACGAATTGAATCCAGAATACATCAAAATTATAGAGCGTAAAATTGTCGTTGAACAGGATATGTTTATCTGACACATTATCTTTGTAATGTCGCCCCAATTCTTTTCTGCACTATCAGGATGCAGCACTTTGTGGGCGATTACGGCAGGTTGCTTGTTGATGTCTGGGTTCGCATCTTCTTCTGGATCGAACTCAGCCCAACCTACCAACTCGTAATCGAAATCTGGATAAATCTCCCGTAACCTGTTGAGAGCCAATGCCTGTGAGCCATATCCGGCACAAATCTCAAATAGCCTAAGTTTATTATTTCTATTGTACTTCATAAGTCACATTACAAAGATAAAGTGGCAGGATTTACCCGACTTTGACCTTCTGAGTTATTCCACGCCTTGCCAGAGTATCAGCCAGGCAGGGTTGCAACATGGCTTTACTGAAGGCAGCGGTACGAGGTCGAGCATCATCTGGAATGTGCGAGACTGCGTAAAGGCTAAAAGACCAAAGTTTCTGATGTTAGAGAACGTGAAGGCAATGGTCAGCAGCAAGTATGTCGGATTGTTCAATGTCTGGCAGCGAGAATTGGAGAAGTTAGGATATGCCAATTTCGGTCAAGTGCTAAATGCTAAAGATTTTGGTGTTCCTCAGAATAGAGAGCGCATTTTTCTTATTAGCATAAGGATAGACGATACAGAGCCGAAGTATTTCTTTCCAGAGCCGAGACCTCTGGAGGTGTGCCTCGCAGATGTCCTTGAAGAAGAGGTTGACGAGAAGTATTTCCTCAGTGACGAAATGCTTGCAAGGTTCTGTGAGAAGAGTCTGGAAGAAGAGAATGAAACTGTACCAGAATCGCAGGAAGATGGCGAAACCGACTTTGAAGACTTCTTTGTTGCTCAGTGACGATGTGATTGTGGCAGGACGTATCAGTTCGTCTCAAGACGGGATAGTTGTTATGGGGGGGGTATTTCCCCATGCCATACAGCAGGACACGGAAACTGCCCGAAAATTGTGGTCATTATCGAGAATTAAGCCGCAGAATGTTTGTCAAGGTGGAGTTGCCTGTACTCTTAATACAAGATATGAAAATGCGGCGATCAAAGACTATATCAGTTTGAGACACTATCCCCAAACTTGCGTGATGTATGTTTTTGAAACATTGTAAATTACCCCCCCCAATCGTCTTATTGGACTTCCAACCACAGCAGATGGGATAGCACCGACGATTACAGCAGTCTATGAGACTACGGGGCCTGCAAATATGATAAGTGTAGCCCATTATCCGAAAATGGGTATCGGAGTAATCTATGAAACAGAGTAAACTAACTGGTGGCAAGCGATTCCAGAAATGGATTGAGAAAGGCGACCTTCCAAATGGGGGGGGGTATTTTATCGACATTTACAATCAGATGTATAACAAGCAGGGAATCGCAGGTACTATACATACAAGAATCAACGATGGAAACTATTGGTGGGTCACACAGGTTGTTGAGACGTAATTTTGCCCCCCCCAGAATTTTACCATTGAATCCGATGCCAGACGGCACTTGCAGGACATTGAAAGCAGTTTACTATAAAACAGGCAGAATCAATTTCCAATATCACAATGATTGGGGAACTACTGGAGTAGCAGTTGTGTATGAGACAGATTAGGAATATCTATTACGGGTGGTCGAGAAATGCCAAAGGTGAGATTGACAACTGGTACAAATGCGATATATCAAACTCTATCACAACTTTTGTCGGTGGTGGATGGAACACTTCACCCAAAGTAGCTGTAGTCTATGAAACGTAGGGACAAGGTGATACAGTGTGGCTATTTGTTCTTTACAGATAGCAATTCACAGGCATGGAGGGTATATGACAAGTACGGGATTTCACCAACACTTGATTGCTGTAGCGGTGGAAACAGACAGCCAAAGATCTTGGTTGCTTATGAGACGGAGTGATAAGATTATTATTGTTGGAAATGTGTGGAATAGTAGGCAAAACGGCAGCGTATTGGACGTAAGAGGCATTTCGCACTGCATTACCATTGGTCAGCATTCAGGTACAGAACCTAAGATTAGAGTAGTCTATGAAAACGATTAAGGCTATTGGTTGTGCAATCCGAGGCCGTTCAAAAGGAGAATGGCATAATAGTGAACACAGGCAGATGCTTGAAATGAACTCAGACCGCTTCAGCAATGCAGTCAGTACAGTTCAAAAGGATTTTATGGTAGCTATGCTTTATGAAACATGATTATATTGTTTTAGCTCTTGGAAATTGGAGCGATTGGCAGGATGATAGAGTATTTGACACCGAAGGTATCAGCATTACCTTAGACACTAACTGTAGTAAGAGACCATTACTAAGGATTATAAATGAAACTGATTGATGTGCGACGTATATCTCGTACAAGAACGGCAGAAGAGAGATTGAGGCGGCATTTGTACGGAGAGACGGGTGCAACCTTTTCAAAGGGCAAGTACATGACTTTGGGCGGTCATGTGATGGGTACAATAACTACATTCATCAATAAGGATAATCTTGTTGCGGAAATTTATGATACTATCTGATGCTAAGAACGGAGCAAAACGGATGCGTGATCACAAGATGGTATTTGAATGTGGTAATGAAAGTTTTTGCAATGCGCTGACACAAAATATAGATCATAGTTTAATAGTTTTACTATATGAAACAGAATAGAGTTTTTCACAGACAAGTTCGTGTTGTTTACAGGGCTTGCAGAAGACTTTACGGGAAAGAACGGACGCAGGATGAATGCCTAAAGTTATTTAAGATAATCTTTCCTGAGTATTACAAAGCCAAAAATTCTAATGAGAAATACAAACAACTATCGGATGAATCTTATAATAAGTTGAATGCTTTGCTTTCAACGTGGATTCCAGAAGATGGTGCTTTGCATGATGTGATATGCTATACTCTCAATGAAGCAGATAGATGTATGTTACGTGAAGAGTTCTTGCAATTCTGTGAGGACATCATGCCAGTTGTGATGCGTATAAGGAAACTTACACCGAGGGAGTGCTTTCGCTTGATGGGCGTTTCAGAGCCAGACATTGACAAGATGCTGAACAGCGGGATATCGAACAGTGCTTGCTATCGGCTTGCAGGCAATTCAATAGTAGTCGATGTAATGGTAGCTTTGTTTGATAAATTATTAGTCAATACGGAGGAAGAAAGAAAATTTGGAACTCAATTAACCCTTTTTTGATATGGAAGAAGAATGGAAAGCCGTAAAAGGTTACGAGGGTAAATATGAAGTATCTTCTACAGGACTTGTCCGCTCTATAGGGAATTATTATCCGATTCGTGGTGGTGGGCAACAGTTTAGGGATGGTAAGATATTAGCGCAGCGTATGATGTCTAATGGCTATGTTAGCGTATGCCTCAGTAGAAATCATAAAACGAAAACAAAATATGTTCATCGTTTAGTCGCAGAAGCATTTGTGGCGAATCCTTTTCAATATGGAGAGGTAAACCATAAAGACGAGGATAAAACTAACAATAGTAAGGAGAATTTGGAATGGTGCAGTCATTTATATAATATAAACTACGGAAATTGTCGTGCGAAAATAAGTTCATCAAGACGTAAAAGTCCACTAATAGGGGAAAAAGTATCTCAATACACATTAGACGGAAAATATATAAAGACATATAAATGTGCGCAAGATGCCGGAAGAGAAACTGGGTGTGACCCATCGGCAATAAGGAAATGCTGTAATAGAAAAAAGAAATTTAATACTGTTCATGGTTTTATTTGGAAAAATGCGGATATGTAGAAGAGAGATAACTATAAAATAATAAATGTGAGTTAAACTCATAAAAACTATACTAATTATGAAGAATCTGTTATTTGATGATTTCCGGCAATGGCGTGTATGCCTTTGGTCTGGAGTATGTAAAGCCGCATGGGGGCTGTTGAGAATACTTACTTGTATCATCTTTGGTATTGTGAGTATAATAGCTTACTGCTTCAAGCAGATAGGTGCTTTCTGTAAGCGGGAGTTTATCGCGTCACTTATCATCGGTGTTCTGTTTGTTTTGCTTGTGGCTGGTTGGCTGACTACTTTCATGTCAGAACGTGCGCACCGTGTCAATGCGGAAATGCAGCGTGATCGACTGAGTTATGAACTTGATTCTGTCAAGCTGTTGTCGCCAGTAAAGAACCATTGGAGTAAAGACGATGAAGACTAAGGACGGTCAATATTACTATGCGCCACATCGCAGGCAGTGGGGTGTCTGGCAGTATCACGATCATGGTAATGGCTATGGCAGTGGTACTTTTGTCAAAGACCTGCCGACGAAAGAAGATGCGAGGAAAGAGGTTTACAGGCTTAATGGATGGTCGCTATAATATAGCGACATACTGAACAAAAGGAGTATGAAACAGAAATATAAGAAACAGAACAGTCCGAGGCTTGCAAATGCGATTAGGCGAGCTTGTGGGTATGCCCACTGTCATAGTGGTTGGTGGTATGCATTCCGTTCAGACGATTTGGGAAGGTTGATTTATGACTTTGCTTACAAGGCAGACAAGTATGATGTGTTGAACAGGCTTTGTCCTGGCGCACAGACAAGTATCGTAACTTTTGCCAGAGGGGACATCAGGCATCGTAAACGGATTGACCTTGCTGAAATGTTGGCTATGATTGCTGTCGCTATTGTCGCAGTAATCTTGATGCTCAGTCCTGAATAGGATGCGGAATCAGGTGATAGACTAATTATTGATAATCATATAAACAAAAGAGAGAAATCTATGTCACATTTATCAAGACGTTACACCGAACACTTCTATGTGGAAGGTGCAAAAGGGAAGTTGGAGAAGAAAGATGTGTTGCATCTTAATTCACCGAAGTATATCAGAATGCAGCAAGCGCAAGGAATTGTCGCACAGCCGTATGAAATGCCTAATGCGGTATTTCCCTGTCAGCATGAAGAGCGTGGCTTTGTCTCTGCGAAAGGTAAAAAGAGCAACCGCACTCATGCCCGTTACAAGCGCAGGAACAAGGCTCGTATCAGAGCGAGAAAAGCAAAGTAAACAACCAATTTAAACATTTAGGAATTATGGCAAATTTAAGAAATCGATCAGGCTTCTGGATGGAAGCAACGTTAATTTTTAACGAAACAAATGAAAAGGGTATTACAAAGGAAGTTCGTGAGCGTTATGCTGTGGAGGCTGCATCGTTTATAGACGGTGAAAAGAAACTCCGCGACGAACACAACTATGCCAACCGCCCCATCAAGCGCGTTGACGGTATGATACGCCCGAAGTATGGTACTATCTGTTTCAGCGACGATGCAACTGCCGAGTCGTTCTATAAGGTGAAAGTCGTGATCACTGAAGAGATTGAGGTGAAGACCCGCAAGGGGGGTGTTCGCACCAAGACCAAGGCTGTGTCTCACTTCCATCTGGTACAGGCACCGAGTGTTGAGGCCGCACGTAAGGCAGTTGTAGATGTCGTTTACAAGGACAGCAATGCCGACTACGAGATTGCCGACGTGGTGAAGACCCGCATCCTCGACGTGCTGGAGAATGACAAGCACCTGAAAAAGAAGGACGAAGAGTAAAGGACTGCAACACGGTTGCAGCATACGTAACATTTAGCCCTGCCTCTTTTGTGGAGGTGGGGCTTTATTTTTCAGACTATGAAGAAATATAAGAAATATGTTATTACGTTGTCTCAGGTGTTTCCTGTGACTCATTGCAGGTCGGGCGAAGAAACGGGGTTCAAGGATAAGTTCCTTGCTGCCATCGGTGAGGAAGTTGGTGACTGGCTTAAACTCCATACCATCAGAGCCAACTACGATCTTTGGAAGAAACGTTTTGAAGAGATTGAGGCTGGCAGGGCTTGTCTCTGCATCCGGCAATGGAGTGGTAAGCCATATTGTTCCAAACAAGTAGAGATTGCGAGACTTACCCGTGAAGACGGCATAGGCTTGCAGGAACTACGAATCGTTAATGAAAAATATAAAGGACGGGGTATTATGCTTGGCTACGTTGATGGAGAGCAAAAAAATGACTTCTTTCATACCTTATCCCAAAACGATGGGCTTAGTTTCAATGATTGGCTTGAGTGGTTTAAAGGTTATAACTTTAACAAACCATTGGCCATAATTCAGTTTACGAATTTCCGCTATTGACGATGGTTTCTATTCAAAAAGACAAGAAGGGCTGTTGCTATTTCATTTCTCATAAACGATGTGGAATAACTGAAGGTACATTCTTTACGCTGGATGAATTGGTAGAAATAAGAGATTTAATAAACGAGATTGTAAAGAAATGAGTGGAGGATATTGGGACAATCAGCAGTGGCACATTAGCAACATTGCTGACGGTATTGAGCAGGAAGTCATAACGATTGGCAAGCCTATTCCGAAGAATAGATGGAATCGCAATGAAAGGCAGGAATATGAGGAAACTCATAAACAGCCTATGAACTACGCTTATCCAGAATCGACTTTGCGCAGGATGGAGGAAGCCGTGTATGCTCTAAAACGTGCCGCCATATATGCACAGAGAGTTGACTATCTATTATGTGGTGACGATGGTGAGGAAAGTTTTGAAGAAAGACTTCAGAAGGAACTTGAGGAACTTGACTCTAAATCGAAGATGGGTGAGAATGGCGTAATGTACTACGTTATTGACAGGTCGAAAGACCCTTACGAAGACTATTAAAACTTACAATTATGTTTGAAACAACTCTTTTCTATGCAGTAAACCGTAGCGGCCAAGGTTGTATCTTCATGGAAGAGCCGAGGCGTGACACCGTGTTTGAAAGATGGGTTGGAGAGTATCATCCAAGCGTAACTCTTACCATTGACAGAATGACAGCGTTGGGATTCGTGTTGCCTAAACTTTCGTGGCCAGACGAGCCAGTTAAAATCAAACTTACGTTGAATTATGAAGCATAACTATCTTGTCTCTGTCTTTGTTGACGGACGAAATGTGGATTCGTATTTCTCAGAGAATCTTGATGACTTGGTGACGATAAAAGCCATGCACAAAGGCTGTGAGATTAGCATATTTGACCTGCGTAATAATGTCAAGATGACACAGGAGCAGGTTCTTGTTGAGATCAAGAAGAGTGGTGAGCGGTGGAAGAAGTCGATGGAGAAACCTGTTGAAACCTCGACTGGTACTGTGGTGAAAAAGAAGAAAAAGCGCGAGAAAGTGAATAAGTTCTGGGAGCGACCAGTGCGTTGTGTCGAGACGGGGCAGGTATTTTCCACCATTCGCAAATGCAGCAATTACTTCAAGATTTCATACAAGTCTATATGGAACGCTATTAACAGTGGTAGAGCCAGACACGGGTTGCATTTTGAGAGCGTAAAAAAAGATAAGGATAAGACTGAATAAAACAATAAAAAAATGAAAGACGAAAAGACAATGTACCCGTACTTTTCGGAGTGGATGCCGATTGGTGATGGTTGCTGTACTACAGCAGCATACGGGACGATAGAGAAAGGAGATTATTATGGATAAGCAGCATGTGATTCCTAATTCTTTGCGATGGTTTTCATTAGAGAATTATCATGGCGAAATTTGGAAGGAAGTTGTTGGCTACGAAAAATATTACGCAGTTAGTAATTATGGGCGAGTAAAATCTTTAAAACGTTTTGTTCCTGTAACCACGCTTGACGGTAAGACTTATTTACATCCATATAGAGAAAAAATAATGAAATGTATAAAGGATAGATTAGGCTATCTTACTGTTGATCTTCGGTGTTTAGGAAAAAGAAAAACATTTAAGATACATCGTTTGGTGATGCTAAATCATGTTCCAAATCCGAATAATTACCCAACAATCAACCACATAGATGAAGATAAGACAAACAATATTGTCACTAACTTAGAATGGTGTACGGTTTCCCACAATATAACTTGGGGTGAAGGTCATAAACGAAGGTGCAAAAGTTTTATAAACAATAATAGATCTAAAGTTGTATTTCAATATGACGAAAAACTAAATTTTATAAAAGAATATCCTTCTGCAGCAGAAGCAGAACGACAAACAGGTATATCAGGCAGAACGATTCGTTGTGTCTGTGATTTGAGATTACTATATGCAGGTGGTTATATCTGGTTACATAATAAATCTGATTTAGAATTTTGGAAAAATAAAAAGAAAAATGCGAAAAGAAATGGAAGATACAAAAAAAACAGAGCAACTAAGTTTGTATGACTTACGGATTGGAGATTACATACAAGAATGGAGAGAAATACCAGGAGTTTTCTCTATGCCTATGTATGTAAGTTGTATTTTTGATGATGGTGACTTGTATCTGAACTTTGACGGTAATGAAGCAGACCCGTGGGATGCCAACGTGAAAGATGTGTATGACATACCGATAGACTGGGGAATATTGCCGCATTTCGGGTTCTTTGAGGAAGACCACCACTTGTTTGAGTTGGAGCAAGGTGACTGGATGGTTATGGTTCATGTTTTGAAGATTTGCAATATTTTCCATGCTAACGTGATGCTGTCAAATAAGATGAACGGCAAGGCTGTTCTTCTTGGTTGTGTTTACTCTATCCGTGAACTCCAGCACAAATTCTACGACGAGACCAAAGAGCCGTTGAAGCTGACTTTTGAGTAGGCCATATTTTAATGGTTTTTAGTTATATATAAGTTGTTTGGCGCAGTTTGTAGGGGTGTCTCCCTGCGACTGCGCTTTTTGATTGAGAGACGATGAATAAGAAACTACGTTTGATGGTTACGGCAAATTGCCCGAACCATTGTCCGCTGTGCTGCAACAAGCAGTTCAACTTTGACAATATCCTTGTTGTTGACAGATGGGACTATGACGAGATAATGATTACTGGAGGTGAGCCTCTGTTGTACCCCGAAAGAATTGAGAGACTTTGTAAGAGTATTCGAGACGTGACGGAACAGATGGGTAAGACTCCAAAAATCTACATCTATACTGCAAGAGCGATATGGCATCATATCGAAAGAGCCATCAGATACTATGCTGACGGCATCGTAGTTGCTCCACACAGCAAAGATGATATCGCTTTCTTCCGTGAGACTAATAACTGTCTGTTAAAGCATTATCGTTACGGGAACACTTTTGATTGCAGTTTGCGCCTTAAAGTCTTCCCCGAAGTGAAAGATGCTTTGCCAGAGAACTTGAAGTGTTGGAAAGTCTCTGAATCGGAATGGATAGAGAACTGTCCTTTGCCTGAAGGTGAGGATTTCCGTCGTGTTTCAAGATTATGGACTGAAGATAAATGGTAGGCTATGGGAAAGACGGTCTATATTTCATTACCGATTGCAGGGCTTGACTTGCAGGAGCAGATAGCCCATGCTGAGAACGTTGAGAAGACTTTGGAACACTTCTATGACAAAGTTCTGAATCCATTTGACAACGGTGTTCCTCTTGATGCACACCCAAGCCTGCACATGAGAGCCGATTTCAAGATGCTGTTGGAAGCAGACACGATATTCATGTGCGAGGGCTGGGAGGAAAGTTCCGGCTGTGTTGCCGAATGGACTGTGGCTAAGTGCTGTCACATGGATATTAAGTACGAGAGTGATACCGCAAAATACTTTAGGTAATGGATGAAAGATTAAAAACTATTGATAGTGTCATTGCTGAGAATAACAAAGTCAGCAATAAACTGAACAAAAAAGCGAGTGAGGCAAGGCAGAAGATGTCTAAGGCTGATCGCCAGAGGCGTTTTGACTTGCATAATGCCAACTACCATCTTGAAAGAGCAAAGTTCTTGATAACACAAACTCTGGCAAATGACTATGAAGTATAAGTGCAAGTATTGTGGTCGCATTGTACCTCAGAAGTGCGCTCACAACTGCAATACAGGATTTCGGAAACGACATCTGGAATGGGTTGAGATTGAAGATGAAGAAAAGTAATAGTATGAAAGAGGTTTGGAAAGACGTTGAAGGTTACGAAGGTCTTTATCAAGTGAGTAACCTTGGACGGGTAAAAAGCCTACCCAAAATGATTGGAAGAGGTGTTCAGTATCATGTTGGCGAGCGCATAATTACGCCTCACAAAGCCCCTAATGGGTATCTGCGTTTACATCTTGACAAAAACGGTAAAAGAGCATTCTTTTCAGTTCATAGGCTTGTTGCGAAAGCCTTTGTAGCGAATCCTCACAACTATCCTCATGTAAACCATAAGAATGAGGTGAAGAATGACAATGTTGCTTCTAATCTTGAATGGTGTACCCCAAAATATAATTCCAATTACGGAACAAGAAAATCAAGAATATCTCAAAGTAAAATGGGGCATATCGTTTCAGAGGTAACAAAAGCTAAACTGAGAGAAGCAAACTTAGGCTCAAATAGTCCATCTTTTGGAAAGAAGAGAACCGATGAAACGAGAATGAAAATCAGTAAAGCATTGAAGCGTTTTTATTCAGAAAAGTAGCCACATTATCGCTATAATGAAACAAACTGAATTATTATGAACAAAGAAGAGTATTTGAAAGCAGAGAAAGCCATTAAGGAAGAGTTTGAAGGAAAAAGAAAGCAACTCGCAAGAGAGTTTGCCTCTTCAAACAATCCTGTAAAGATAGGTGATATTATTACAGACCACTACAAGACTATTCGTGTAGAGAAGTTGTTGTGGGGTCATAACTTTGGCACTCCATTCTCTTGTATGTTTTATCGCGGTACTCGATTGACTAAGAATGGTCAACCTGCGAAGCGTGAGGCTGAAGATAACAGAGTGGCACAAACGGATATTAGAGAGATTAACGGCAGACCTTACAAATACGAGTTGAAGTAACATTATGGAGGTAATGTGACTGAATACAACATTATTCGTGTAATGTAACTTATGAAACCAATTAGTGACGTTTATAATATAGATTGTCTGGAGTATATGAAAACACAGCCAGACAAGCGATTCGATATAGCCATTGTTGACCCGCCTTACGGACTGCCTGCAAAAAGTACACACGGGCAAGGTAAACTGAAGAACAGAAGCCTTAACAGGGGAAATATACACCAATGGGATTTTAGACCACCAAAGGAATACTTTGAAGAGTTGTTCAGAGTATCGAAGAATCAGATAATTTGGGGTGGCAACTACTTTGAACTGCCTCCGTGTCGGTGTTTTGTCTGTTGGGATAAAGAACAAGTGTGGGAGAATTTCAGCCAATGCGAATTTGCTTGGACTTCATTCGACAAACCTGCAAAGATGATAAGGCTTGCTAATCGTGGTGGTGATGCAGACAAAGCAAAGTTCCATCCAACAGCAAAGAACGTGAAACTCTATGAGTATCTGCTGAAGACGTTTGCCAACAAAGGAGATTTTATCTTTGACTCTCATTTGGGTAGTGGACCGTCAAGGATTGCAGCCTATAAGTTGGGATTCGATTTCGTTGGCTGTGAGATAGATGCAGATTATTATCGTCTCGCTGATGAACGATTCAAGCGTGAATGTCTTGGAGAGTACACAATGAAAGACGGGAGAGTTGCAAAGCAGTTAGACCTTTTTGGATAACATTACACGAATAATGAGAGCGAACGATGAACAAAAATATTGAAATTTGGAAGCCCGTATTGGTCTTGTTTAGTAGAGATAGCAAATGGAATCTGACGGATAGATATGTTTTTCCGAAAGGTTTGTATTATGTTTCAAACATGGGACGTTTTCGTGTTAGAAATAAAATAAAAGAAACAAAACCAGACAGTGTTATGACTATCACTTACTGCCTAAACGGTCATAGGTTTAAACTACACGAAATCATCCTTCAGACATTTATGCCAGAAGGAAATATAGATGGTTTTTCGCCAGACCACATAAACAAGAAAAAGCGACTTGATAACAGATTATGCAATCTTAGATGGGCAGACCATCGCACTCAATATGCTAACCGTGAAAACAAAAAGTATAAGTTTAAAAAAGTTTTTTGCAAAGAGAAAGGAATTGTCTATGATTCCTGTCAGCAGGCAGAAAAAAGTCTTGGGCTTACTTTTAACACCGTTTCTCGTGTCGCAAGGGGTGACAGAAAATCTATTCATGGATTCACTTTCGTTTTTGTGTAAAATATCATTGAAGACAAAGCAGAACTGAGAGAACCGACTTTATTCTAACCATAAAATAATAAGAGTATGATTAATAAAATTTGTGATTTGTACTGCCCAGACTTTGGTTATTGCAACAACCGTTGTTCTGGAAAAGAGTGTGAGGGCTTTATCCCTATGGATTCCGACGAGGAGGAACATGACCCATTGGAAGAGAAGTTGGAACGAGCAACGTATTGAGTTTTTTAGATTATGAATGAACAGCAAATAAGATGGAGTGAAGAGGAATTGCTTGAAATCGTGAGGGCAGTTCCTCTTTCTGTTTTGAAAGACAACTCAAAGATGGAGAGTTGGTATAAGGATAACGGCTACAACGAAGTAGAGTTGGCTGCTATCCTTACAGTTGTTGGAACTTCCGTGCCGGACTTTAGGCTGATTTCCGTAAAGCCTGATACGGAACTGACTTTCGGTGAACTCTACGACTTCTACGAACGTGCGCAGGTGCAGTTTATCGTTATCCATCGTGTAAACTACCTTCTGCATTATCTGATGATTGAGATTTATGAACTTCTTGACAAGGAGAAATGTCTGAAATTTTTGGTAAATAAGTATAAAAAAAAGGCAGAAGAAGTATGGGATGGTTACGAAAGTCCACGTTTTAAGAGCATGACGATTGAGGCGTGGTCAACATTCCATGACCACATGAGAATCACCAAAGATATTCTACAGCCGAAACTTGATAAGGTCTATGAGGCAATACGAGACTATATGATAAGGCTTGGTTGGAGAGATATTGAAGTGAAGGCAAGGGTTGAGTTAGTCTTTCTGTTGTGCAAGGTTGACCGGCATAGTTTTCGTGCTTTCTTTAAAGAGTTCGAGGATGCCAGTGGCGCAGACTTTTCCAAATGCTTTGAAAATTCAGACCTACAGCAGATGGTGAAGTATTTCGCTATGATGGCTGAGAGTTTGGGAATCAAGACTGAGGCAGATAAGTTTGGGCTTCCAGACATCAAAGGTTTCGATTGTGATGCCAATGTCCGTGTGAAATGGGCATGGAGTGACTTCATCAAAGACTTGCAGGACAATGACCTTATGGACGAAAGTGCATTACGCGCTATTGAACTGAATCCGAAGATGAAGGCAGACTATGAAAGATTACTCGAAGAGGATGATCAGAAGCAGTTGGATGATGGACTTGACAAACTCAGTGAGAAATTCAAAGTAACAAAACAGAAATGATATGGAAAAGTATGTGATTTTCAGAGAAGATAAAGACAAGCACGGTGTCTATCTCTTTGTGAAGAAATTCGTGCCTAAGAAATGGTTCAGGAAAGAGAAGATTGGGTATTGCATCAGTGCTGACCAGGCAGAGACGTTTGAGCCAGATGTGATGGCGAAAGTCTGTGAGCGAATCAAACGTGACTACCCCAATGCTGAGATTATCTGCGAGGACTACAGGACTTTCACTGACAGGATGGTGAAGCACAGGTTCTGGGTTGTCGGTCGTTGGCGTGAGGACAGCACGGAAGAGTTCTATTGTGACAGTGACAGGCATGGCAAGCCAGAGTACACGACGGACTTGCAGGCGGTACGTTTCTCTTTGTCGGAGAGTGCTGCCAACGAGACGCTGAGAACTATCCGCAAATGTACGCGAGACAGGGTATATACTCGCATGGTTTTCCTCAGTCTGGAGAATGAGTTGCTTTCGCCCTGCATGATGATTACGTGTACGAGCAAGGGGAGTCAGGTGACGAAATACTTTGCGAGAGAAGAGGGCAAGCGGCTACGGCTTGTTACCACTTCAAATGCGGCTGCAAAGTTCAGTTATGACGGGGTTTTGATAATGTTTGAGCATCTGAGGACTGAAAACAAGAATTTCCTCTACGCTGTTCTTCCAGAGTTCAAGGACAATGTGAATTGTAAAAACATTGAGACTTATATGCGGGAGAAGAAAATTTCGCGGATGATAGTCATGGATGTGCAACTAAAGCATTTGAACAGACATATTAGTGTACGAAATGAGTGATATATTTGATTTTACAAGACAGAGTAAAGTCCAGAAAGACGAAATGGAACTCATTGAAAAACAAAGGCATGAGTTCAAGTATGTAAAAAGCGAAAGGAAAGTTTCCGGTCACACAATGTTCTCGTACAACATAAATACAGGAGAAATCAAGGTTGCACCAGTTGAGCATTGCAAAGACATAGACTTCTCGACACTTTTGCCTTTGTCGCGTGACAGGATTGTAATAGAGAAAGATTGCGTCTATAGGCAGGCTCTCAACAAGAAGAACTTTGTCAAAAGGCTTATTAGGGAGGGTATAATTGCAAAAAAGAATGAGTACAAAATGTAGAATATGCAAATGTAATGCGCAGTGTTGCTACAACATCCCATTCGACAGAGGCGAATTGGATAGGTTCAATGACAAGATAGTGAACAAGGTTCTGTTTCTGTTGCCGATGCACGGTGCGCAGGTGGCTTTCACGGATGAAGACCCGGGCAAGAACAAATGTCCGTTTCTCAGAGCGGACTATAAATGCAACATATACGAGAACAGACCCGATGTTTGCAGGAAATTTGGGGTTATACCCGAACTTCCGTGTAAGTGGATAAAGAGATAGGGCTGCAATGATTTTGCAGCATACGAAACGAAAAGGAAAGAATGTGAAATAAAACAGGTGATTATGGAAAACGATCTTAGAACAAAAATGCGAGAGGCTAAGAGTTGTTGCGAGAAAAAGATTCTCTCAGCAATAAATGAATTTTCCGAAACAACTGGCTTACAAGTAGTAGAAATAGATTTTAAACGGGAACATTTCGGTGGATGTCTAAGCCAGAGTGTTGAAATACAGACAAAAATATGAGATGCAAGCAAGCGATACAAATAGGGAGTAACGTGACGGACATCATGCGGTTGCCGTGTGTGATTTCTGCACATAAAAACGCCGTTGGCAATGAGAGTTTTATCTATTACAAACTGTTTGGCGATACTATTACGTCGATGTTTGCTTGGAATGAAACTATCACTGCTTACTCTGGCGATTGGCTGTGTGAAGACTATGACGGGCGGTGGCATCTGTTGAGTGATAAGGAATATAAAGATGGGGTTGAAGATAGAGAACAATGCGCAGGTGCGTGAGAAGGTCAGGCAGAAGAACGTGAGAGACTACTTCCTGCAATACTCGCAGGCGGTAAGACCGTGGCTGAAGGAACTGGCTGAGAAGTATAAGGCAAAAGGGGAGTTTCCGCTGATGCCGATACAGATATTGCCGTCGTACTACAACAGCTTACAGGACAAGGAGATTGCTGCTTTCGCCTCGCTGCTGATACCTGAGACGGAGAATGTTCTGAAGAATATCGGTGAGTTCAGGCAGATGCTTAGCGAAAGTCCCTGGGAGTGGTTTAAGAATCGGGGATTTGTAAGATTGGGTATCGGGAAAGTGCAGGATAAGCGGACGGGAGGGGTGTTTAACTGGAAGATTGCAAAACTGATGGATAGGCTATGGGAAGAACACTTTGCTAAGACCACAAAGGCGGCATCAAGCATCGGGCAGACTATCAGACTGATTGCCGATATTGAACGATGTTCGTACTTCGATGTGCTGACGTATATTTGTGAGGACTGTGGGGTAGGTGACTACTTCTACAAACTGAGGCTGCTACTGATGATTGCGGCTACCTCTGACGGCTTCGGACTTGGCTTGTGGAGTGTTGAACCACCTGAGTTGAAAAGTCCGCTCACAAACGATTTGCGGACGTTTCTGAGCACGTTCTTTCCTGACTACAGGAGGCTTGGTTCAGTGGATGAAGCCATACACTTGTTTGGGTTTGAGAGAGATTGCGATTTCTTTTATGCCTGGCATGCTTACAAAGAATTGCAGAAAAGAAATCCGAAGGTGTGTAGTAAGTTTGCTACGACTTATCTGAGGTGGTATGAGATTGGGGCAAGGAAGAAACCTTTTGAGTTCAGGGAGATACTACCAAAGATTGAAAATTAGAAAAGACAAAAGGCTAAGATTCGTATTAGTTGGTGCAGGGAGTGGCGATCGGGCTGCTCCCTGCGTTTTTTTTAGTGGTTGAAGAAATCCCTTGCATCATCACCAATGTTGTTGATGTCAACACAGACGTAGTGCTTGCTCGTAGTCTGGGAATTTGTGTGTCCTGCGAGTTTGGCAATGATCTCAACGGGTACACCACGGACTGCAAGGGCTGTGACGTAAGAGCGACGGCTGCTGTGCATGGTAATCCATTGATATTTGGGCTTGGTCTGCATACGCCCGTTACAGAAGAGTGTTATTTCCTCCGTAAATCCGAGTTTCTTGCAGATGCGCTGGATGGTACGGTTGACTACGCTTCGGTCAACTTCTTTTGTCGGATTCATCTTTAGGTACTTTACAAGTCGTGCGTGAAGCGGTTGCTCAACGGCTACTTTCGTTTTCTTGCTGACGTATGAAAGCGTTTCGCCATGTACGTTGTCTGTTGACATGGTTCGGCAGTCGCTTGAACGTGCGCCGGAGAAAGCACCACGCATGAAAAGAATCTTGACATTCATTTCTGTCTCGCTCTTCGGCTTGTATTCGTCGAATAGGATAAGTTCTTCTTCCGTCAGGCAGCAGTGCTGAGACGGAATGACCTTTACCTTCAGAGCCTTGGCATAACGCATGGTTGGCAGTTCAACTTCTTCGCATACGTTGTTAAGGAATGCCTTGATGATGGAGCAATAGACCTGTGCAGAGTTCTGTGCGAGACGTTGGAGCATCAATTCCCGTACTTTGTTGAGGTTGCTCAGTGTGAGGTCTTTCCACTGGACTTCCTTTACTCCGATGGCTTCACGCATGAATCGGAGAATCTGGATTCTGCCCGGATTGCTCCGTTCAAATTCCTGTTCAAATGATAAAACTTTGTTCATATTGACTTTTAATTTAACTTGTTCGTAAATAGTGAGCGCACTGCCATGTTGCTGACTGTGCGCCTGTCTAACCAAAAAATAATTAATTATGATTACTATATTATAGCAATATACGGGACAAAGGCGGTTATCTGTATCTATAGATAGTCGCCTTTGTGTCAAGATACCCTGTATGGAAATATGCAGAGGTCAGAAAAACCACTAAAGAATTTTCTAACGTCGTCTGTTGCGGGCTGTTGTTCTGCCTGTATTCTCAAAATTTTCTGACGGCAGTCAGCATGAATGCTGCCGATGTCGTTGCACTGTCTTATCACCTCCTGAGTGCTGACATAAGCGCATTGAACGCGGGTTATCTCTGCACCAGAGAAGTAAAGCATATCGCCACAGCCTGTAAGTTTCTCGGCACCTATCTGGTCTATGACCACACGGCTGTCCGTTCCCGTCGTGGTGCGGAATGCAATACGTGTCGGGAAGTTTGCCTTGATGTTACCCGTAACGATGGTTGCAGACGGTCGCTGGGTGGAGATTACGAGGTGCATCCCAACGGCACGGGCTTTCTGTGCGAGTCGGCAGATGTAATATTCGATATTCCGTCCGTACTGGCGATCCATTACAAGGTCGCCGTACTCGTCGATGACAATGACGTAATACTCCATCGTCTTTTCGCTTACATCGTTGTACTCCTTGATGTTTCTTGCGCCAACCTCGTTGAGCATGGTGTAACGCTTTTCCATGAGGCGACAAAGCGCATCGAGCATGGTCTGAGCATGAGCCGCCTCAGTTATGATTGGTGGCATACCAAGCATCTGCGTGATGTATGGTCGTGCTATCGAGGTGTATGCTGACAGTTCGACTTTCTTTGGGTCGATTAGCACTAACTTCAACTCTTCTGGTGTCTTCTTATGCAAGAGCGACATGAGCATAACGTTAAGTCCAACAGACTTTCCTTGCCCTGTAGCACCTGCAACGAGAAGATGCGGCATTTCGGCAAGGTCGGCCATGAAGATTTCATTAGTCACGGTGCGTCCGATGGCTAACGGAAGAGCCATATCAGATGTAAGATATTCCTGGGATTCAAGAATATCTGAGAGTGGCACGATTTCACGCTGTTTGTTCGGAATCTCGATTCCTACGCAACCATCGTACATCGGTGCAATGATGCGGACGGACGGGACGCGGAGAGCGGCAGCGATTTCGTTCTTGATGCCCGTGATGCGAGAGATACGCATGCCGAGCATTGGACGGAACTTGTAGAGCGTGACGTTTGTACCACGCAGTTCCTCGAAGTCGTAGGTCTGTATCTTGTAGGACAGCAGTACGGACTTGAGGAAGTCGGATTGTGATTGTTGTTCGTTCATAATTAGTCTTTTTATTGATTTATCGTACTTCCATCCTTTGCAAAGAGGATAGAAGTGAAAAGACTACTTGCACCAGTCGATGCAGGCAACACCGTACTTGTCAAGATTACGAATCATCAGGTCGGCAACGATGAACGAGCCTTTGTAGCATGGATCATTTTCTTTGCCTTTGAGACGCTGAAGGGCTTTCTGTCCTTGTTCGTTGGAGATACGACCTGCAACAGCCATACGGTAGTAGAAACAATCCTCTACCAAATCGTTTGGGTGGATTTGCAGGTCGGGGATGGAAGATGCTTCACTCTTTGTCATCGTCATCAGGAATCTCAACGGTATCAATGGCAAAGCCCCATTCTCCCTTTTCAAACGCATAATGCGCTTGTTCGTTTTCATCGTCATTCTTCCCGATGTACTCAGTTTTGACGTATTCGTTGAGTTCAGACAAAAGCTGCCGTGCTTGCTCCTTAGACATTGGTATAAAATCTGTAGAGCCACCATCTTTGTAATCGGCAATGCTGCCTACATACTTGCTTGTATTTCCGTTTGGGAAATACTCTACTGAATAAGTCTTCATTGTCTTACTAATTTTTTGCAAAGTTAAACATTAAATTGAATAATATCGTTGTTTCAGTATGTGAAATTTAGTCACAGACTGAATTTTTTCGGAAATATTTACAAAACTCCATTTGTGTTTGTTGTAATGTGTCGTACTTATCAGGTACAACACATCTGGAGAGAGTTAGGCGGCAACCATATCCACGATAGTTGCCGTTTGCTCAACCTCAATACAATCGTGGACTTCACGATGTTCTGGGTCGATAACATAGTCGCCATCGTTACGTAGCATAGGCATCTGTAGAAGCAGGTCGAAATTGTCAGTGACAATATAGGTGGCACGGTCGTGCGACTGTATGCAAATGCCGTTGAACGGTGTCGTGCGGAAACGTTGCAGTGACAATCCAATGCCTTCGGAGATTGGTGATGGCTTCTTCATGCGGAAACTTGCAGAATATTCCCGGTCGAAATCGTAGTCGTAATAGTCGAAATACATTCTATCGCTGCCAGCATAGACGCTGACGTTGATATTGTGAACACATATATTCTTGCTGATGGATTTCTGCCACTTGCGCAAAGCCTGAATATCGTCGGGATGAATCTCGTAACGTCGCATGGTCTTCATGTCTGGCAATACGCTTCGCCAGTTGGGATAACGACCAATAGAGTTCGTGAACTTCACCTTTGCGTCACCGAGTTTTGCAATCATCGTGCAGAGGCTTGGATCGTCTTCGTTGTCGCTACCGTCGTACTGATAGACATCGAACAGGATATCCGTCTTGTTCTTCTTTGCATAGTCTATGAGCCGTTTCCAGTCATTCTTAGGAATCAGCACCATGTAGTTGTGCTCAAAATCACAATCAGAAGTCCAGTTGCCAGGCTTATTGGTTATTATAGCCAATGAGTGACCTTGCGATGCGACAAAGTTAATACTCTGTGCAGACGTGTTGACCTCCATGAGCACGTTGTTAAGAACGGGACGGAGTTCGTCGTCTGCGCAGTGGTCGATGATAGTCTTGGCAGTATTGAGATTGTCGAATCCCACGCTTACCTGACAAATCAGTTCGCCCTTTGGTTTTTCCTCGTATGTAAAATAGAGTTCATTACGATTCTTAGCCAGAGACTTGAACTGTTCGAGCAAGGCATGAGAGAAAAGAGTATCACCACGAAACTCGCAGTGGTAGGTGTCAACGTCAATAGATTCTACGTCGAAGTCTATTCCCTTGACTTGTTCCTGCTTGGAATAGTCGTAATAGCCGTATAGGGCGTTACTCCATTCCTTGCACTTCTTCAACTCTGCCAGTGAGATAATTGACTTTTCGGCCATAAACTCACGAAATGCTTCATTCTCTTCGACTGCACGGTTGAAATACTTGTCTGCAATCTCTAACATAGCCTGATAGATGGCTTGGTCTTTCTGTAAATCGTTCATAATTGAATTGAATTAAATTGGTTAAACATTAGAAATCGTAACTTGTATAGGTTGTAGGTCTATACAAGTTTGTGCAAGTCAGAAAGAATCATGCCAAACAAGTCTATTGCTATCGTCAATGAGAATGTCAACACAGCCTTCATCGTTGTCGAAGAAACTGGTTGCACATTCTTTTGAGCAGAAGCAATCAGTACCGTCAAAGACGTAGCCTTCAGTAATCTGCTTGCCACAGACGGAACATTTGCGAATGACTTTATCATCGGGGATAATGTCATAGTTGAGGCTCCACATTTCAGCCACAAAGTCAACGGCTTTCTCAATCTCTATCCGTTTGAGGAAACTGATAGTATCAGCGTCTTCGACTTCGTTCAAAGTCTCAATGTAGTCATTGACTAACTGTTGTCCGTCGATGATTTCACCTTTTGGATAGCCATAAACCCCTTCGGGGTCGAATGTAATGTTGATTTTCATAGTGTCAATGATTTAGTTTTCAACATCCATCAAATAACCTTGAGAGTGACAACAAGGACAAACGTCCTCGTCGTAGTTCACGATAATGTTCTGACCACACCAGTTGCAACGGACTAAATCACCGTCACAGATGCTTTCGTTGTGATAATCTTTTGCGTTCATAATGTTTGAATTTTATTGGTTAGTTAGTACCCACAATGTTTGTTATTACATTATGAGTTAGAGAGATTAGTCAGTGAAAGTGAGATTGTCAGACCATTCCCAATCAAGTCCTTTTTTGTCAAACTCATCAACGCTGCTTTCTGGCTCTTCATCGGATGCCCACATGAGCGTTTCCTGTCCGCAGTTAGGACATACATCTTCACCATAGGCAATGAGCATTTCGTTTTCACAACTGTGACAATACACATGATCGCCTTGTTCTACATAACATTTTACAGCCATAAATCTTATTTTTAATTTGTTAGTAGTCCTGCGGCAGTTGTCGGACTGCTTGCAGGTAGAAGAGTTTACTTGTTCTCGATGATTGCAGCAATGATATAGCGCAGTTCGTCAAGCGAGAGACGTTCAACATAATCGTGGTCTGGGTCTGAATCTTCTTGATAGCATACTCCGTCATTGTAGAAGCAGTAATACTTCAGATTCTCGTTGCCATCGGCATCCTTCACGATGTAGAATGCCCAATAGGTAGCATAGTGGAAAGACTTCTCCAGTTTGTCGAAAATCTCGAATCCTTCGTCATGCCTGCCAATGTCGCTCAAAGTTTCGTCGTTGACCTTGAATTGGCGTGCAAAGGCGCAGCCTATTTCAGATGTGTCGAGGACATGAGTAATCTCCACACCATCTTCGTCTTCTTCATACATACCAAACTCATTGTAGAAATAATCACTCATTTCTTCACCATGTTCACGTACATACTCTGTGAGGGCTTTGATAAGTTGCTCCTGGCAGTTGCGGGCAACCATAATTAAATCTTTAATATCCATAACTTAATTGATTTTGATTAGACATTGGTAGCAGTGCCGATTATCGTATCAGCACCGCTTAAAGTTACTCAATGGTACGCTCGATGATGTGACAATCTGGGTAAAGTTTCTCACCAGAACGCTCGTCACGCTCTGCCAGAGCCTTCTCTGCTTTCTCATAGGAGCCGAAGACTCGCGCATAGACTTTCTTAACTGGTAAGTCCTGCACAATCAAATAAACTTTCTGTTCCTTTGGCTCCTGAATCACGATGCACCACCAGCCTCCATCAAGTTCTTCGTCGTTGTAGTCTGTCTCAAAGTCTGCAAGTGTCGGTTCTCTCGACTGCCAACTATATTGGTCGGCATTGTAGAACTTCACTTCGTCGTCTGGAAGTCTCTGTAACATATCCAGAACTTTTTGCGGTTGGTCACAGAGATTGTCAAACTCATGTCGGTCATAGTTGAGCGAGTTGCCAACTTTGTAAAATGCGATAGTCATAATTGAAAATGTTTATTGGTTTGAAAATAGTGACCATCTTCGTGACTGAACGAAAATGGTCTGAGAGAGTTTAGTGAGCAACCGAGGTGTAATCTTCCCAATTTTCACCGTTGGAATCATCAGGACAAAGAGGTGCATCTTCTTTCCATTCCGTTTTTGCAAACTCCAATGCTTCTTCATAAGAGGATGCTTCGATGTCGAATGTGCGAGAGTATGAGCCGGACACTCGAATGACAAACTTTTGATTTGTCTTGCTTTCAACGTAGGCAATTAGTTTGTCAAGGTCATCTGAAAGCAGACTTTCGCATTGGTCACTGTAAGAGCAGTGATGATGATGGTTTTCAATGCAGAAACAATCATCCTCATCAATATACAATGATTCTACGCCAACAGATAGCGTTTCTCCATTAATAGACAGTCTGGTGGCGAAAGTTCCGTCGAACTTTATTCGTCCACCATTCCGCTTAACGATTTCTCGTAGGTGGGAAAGTTTCTTTTCTCGTACTTCTTTCTGCAAGTGGTCGAGAATGTCAAGGAATGATTCAGGGTCATAGGCAAAAATAGTTTCCCCTTCAATTTTCTCTGTTTCCTGAGCAACGTTATTGACATGGAAGATAACCATTCCATCATTGTCAGTCTCAACGGCTGTGCATTCTTCTGTTGTGGCTGTATCACCTTCAACATAATGAACAAAGAATGTTTTGGTAAAATCGTGTTTGCAACCATAACCAAGAATGTTCCTGATTTCATTCAGAATATCGTTCTTGACATTCATGATTCTCTCTGCATAATCTTTTCTTTCCATAATAAACTGAATTTTAAAAGTTAGACAATAGTGAATCGCCCAAGTATTAAGTTGGGCGAAACTCTTAGTCAATGAACATACCAAAATCAATCTTCTTTGCCTTTTGTCCGTTAAGAACTGGCTTGGTGGAAAAGACATAGGTATGCACATTGTCTGTAATGCAGTGACTTCCAAAGATGTGATAGCCCGCTTTCTGAATAGCCTTAAACACGGCTTTCATTTCACATGTTCTGACCTTCATACTGAAAGGGTATCTCCTCTTGTCAATCTTCTGTGTTACTATACCAGTCATTTTAGTCATTGCAGAAGATTCATAGAATATATGTACTTCTGCACTTTTGTCTGAATAGTCCCAGATTCTCAGGGTGTAGAAACCTTTTTCCAGACCATTTTTCATCCAATAGATGATGTGGTTGCAGATGTCATGAACAACTTTTGCTCTCACTTCTTTTGGCTGAACGTAATCGTTAGCCGGAATATTTACCTGTACTTTCATGTGAATTGAATTTTATAAATTAGACAATAGGCAGTAAACACGATGCTTGGTCGTGCTTACCGATAGCGAGTTTAGCCATAGACGGCATCCCAATCTACCTCAGAAACTTCTTTCTCGGCTGTAATACCCATATCGAGGTTGATGTGTGGGTCGGTGTCCTGGTCTTCAACATACTGCATACAGAAATCAATGAAGCAACAAGTTCTGGCTTCATTCTCATGGTCATTCTTTGGGAACTTAATACCGCGAGCAACGATCTCTTTCTCAAACATTTCGCCAAGCACGGCAATCTCACCGTAAGATGGCTGATACTGATATGTACTCATAATTTTAAAATTTAGAATTTATCGTACTCTCTGCATTTGTCAGGACACAGAGAGAGGTAGATAATAGATTAAATTCTTGACTCCATTGCTTTTTGAAGGATAGTTTTGTTTTCGCTTGAAAGTGAATCAATATCCAAATCACCTTCAAACTCAAAACATCCGACGTGAATGAAGATTTTATCCTCTTTGTCGGAATACCAAATGCTTTCAACATCTACTTCGTTGTCGAAAATGCGGAGTCTTACTTTTAGGTCTATTGCATAGAAATTCTGTTCATTTCTGTGCATAAAGTCCATTGCTGTTTCTTGAATTGTACTCATATTATATTCTTTTAATGTTAATCGTACTCCAATCTGTTTTTGAGCAGATATGGAGTGAGAGAGTTTTAGAATGGCATCTTGTCGCAGGCTTTCTGCAACTTTTCCAGATAGGCTTCGTAGTCTTCGTAGTGCTCTTTTATGTTGTCGAATGGTACTCCATTGCCAGGCTGTCCGTTTTGCCACCACGAAAGAACTGTCTCGTTGATGTCGAAATTGTCAATGTACTCTTGCAAATTCTTTTTCCGTACCTTGTCAAGCGAGATAATCATGTCTTCGCCTGCATCGGTATAGCACTCAAGTTCTCCGTCGCCATTCGATGTGATGTCGAAGTCTTCAAGATAGAGTTCGTTGATGTAGTCTCTCCACGGTTCTCCATCAATAGTGAGTTTACATAAATCTCCATCCCATTCTACATCACAGAAATGACTTCCGTTTAAGTCATAGACAGAAACAGTGAATCCGATTGTTCCATAGGAACAGAACAATGGCTGTGTCTCGATTTCACGACCGTACCACGAATTTCTTCTTCTGTAATTCTCGTCGTTGAATCTGTCTTCGAGAATCGCCTTGCATAGTCTGATTAAATACTTTTCCATAATCTATTGAATTTTGTGGTTAGTGCGACTATTGCAGATATTACCCTGCAAATAGTCTTTTGATGTTCGGACGTGAACGCAAACCATCTTTGATAACTCTTGCGTTTGCTCCATGGCCGTAGTTCCCATACTTACCATACCTCCAGAACCATCGGAAGTGTGGCTTGTCTGCATACTTCTCAACGAAATACTTTTCTCCGTTGATCTCGTAGTCTTTGGAGTTCTTTACGATAGTCATAATCATTGAATTTTAGGGGTTAGTGTGCCATGCTCAACTGTTAATTCAAACATGACTGAGAGTTAGTAAGTTATCCATTCCGCTTTGTACTTCTTTCCGTTTATAGAAAAGATAACTTTGGTATAAGCACTTCTCACATAGATGTTGTACTCTCTGACAGTTCTGTCAAGCCAGTCAACCCATCCTCTAAAATGCTCAGTCATTTCTCTACGGTTGTTTCCGAAAAGTTTCTTTTCGTACAAACATTCCTTGTAGTTCGTTTGGAATTTGTAAAGTGGTAGCATAATCTTTGAATTTTTGGTGAATAGTAAAGACTTGGGTTGTTAAGCCAAAATCTTTCAAAAGTCTGTCATGTGCAATTCGTAAGGCATTATGTCACGTTTCACTCTTGCGCCATGGCCGAAGATTAAACTTTCAGACAAAGTGTTTCCGATTTCAATACCTCAGAATAGACGAATGTTTCTCAGTTGGTCTTTGTCTGCACACAATTCACGTACTTTCAAGCGAACCGCATACACGCAAACTTTGTCGTAAGGATATGCGATTTCACCGAACAGACGTGCAGAAGAAGGAAACACGCTAAGATAGACGTAACCGATTTTGCTCTGATAACTGTTTCTGCGCTTTCTGCTTGTTCTTAGCAGTCCTTCGCTTGCAATGTCGTGCCGTGAAGACGTGCCGTGATAAAGTATGATATATTCTTCTCTATATTGGCGCAGGATTTGAGCAAACTGCTTTATTTCTTTTGCCGTGGGAGTGTCGTTATATACATACTTTTTTGTTTGCTCATAGTTTCGCAAATCAATCTCCATAGATAATTTGAATTTATTTGGTTTATTGCAGAACGCGGAGAGGTAAACCTCCGCACTCCGATTAGTAATTGAAACTCTTGTCTTTCGGAACTTCCGAATAGTGTAACTCTTCGCTCCAGATACGATACTCGAAAGTATCATAGTCGATGCGCACAAAGATGGTTTGACTTCTCTTCGGATTCTTGCTCACGTCCCCCATAACGCTATCGCCAAAGACTTTAAGGAACACTTTCTTGTGGTCTTCTCTTGCTCTCCAAATTTGCAATGCAACATGGTTTCGCATGAGTTTGATTGCATCTTCCAACCTTGCAAAGTGGTGGTGGCCAGTGCTCCAGCCGTGGTCGTTCACTTCACATCTGATAAAGTAAACTCTTTGCGGTCTTGCGTCGATGGCATCTTCCAGACCTTCAAGATACTCAATCATCTGTGCGGAAGTTCTGTGCGTGTTTACTTGACTAAAAGGATAAGGAGGAAATTCCGTTCCGTTGCTTGACGTGTAAAGATACCAAGTTCCGTTCTTTCTTCCGAGCCGCAAATCAGTCTTCGCTTTCTCGTTGATGCGCTTCACCTGATTGTTGATGATTTCTTTGTTTGTTATAGCCATAATTGTAAGAATTAAAAGTTGTGCTCCAGACAGAAACTTTGCTTTCGGTCTGGAAAGAGAGCTATCTACGGAATCGTATAAGCAACTTTGCTTCTTCGTAAACTTCTGGAGTTACGTTGTAGATGTATTGTCCGCAGCGAACAAGTTGCGCACTTTTCCCGTAAAACTGCTTTTTCATACCTGCAACGCTTCCACTTGCATGAAAATTAGGGAAGTTGCCTAACCCTAACTTACTTGCAAACTCCTTCCGTACCCTCAATAACGGGTAAGTTTTGCCTGAATCTGTCATAACTGAAAAGTATTGGTTAATGTACTTCGCAGGGGTGTTGCGCCCTGCAAAGTTTTAGGCCGTGAACTTCTTCTCGTACTCAAGAATCTCTTCCCAAGAAATCCATTCGGGCTTCAGGTCGTCAGGAATCTTGTTCCAATGCTCTTTCATACTCTCAATCATTTCTTTTGCAGTCTGCCAGTGCGCATTGTTGTAATGACTTGCAGATTCGTAATACTTGCAATCCATCTGCATACGTGAAAGCATCATGTAATCAAACTTAAACGCTCTCTCACGCTCTTCACGTTCAGAACGTGGATTTGCGATTACGATTTTACACTCAATCATTTTGTCTGGCTCGCCCTCGGAATCTGTTGCGGGGGAAAGACGATAAACGACTGAAATTTCGTTGTTCTTTGGCTCATCATGGCAATCCACATAATAATATCCTTTGGAATCTTGATAAAGATTTCCGTCCATTCTGTGTTCGCCAACTCTTGTAAGTTCTAAAGTCTTCATAATCGTAAATATTTTAATGAGTTTTATCGTACTTTTGGGCGGTTGTAGGTCGCCCGAAAGTTTAGAGATTTAGCATCTTGTCAAGCCAAGTCGATTCGTCGATGATGTCGGCCATAGCATAGTAGTATTTGCCACTGGCTTTGTCGTAGAGATATTGACCGTAGAAAGTCATTGTCGTACACTCTCCGATAAAGAACATTGAATAACGCTCGTTACGAATCCACCTCTTAGGCGGCAAAACATTCAGAGCATAGTCGTATTCTTCCTGAGTTATCTCCTTTGGCTCTTTGCTCAACCACTTATCACGCTGGAGTTTGCAATACTCTTCCCATGTAACGGCACGGAAGCCGGATTGGAGAATCTTTGTAACTTTTTCAAGTTGAAACTGCCAGTGGTCTGACATGTTAGGATAGTTTACGAGGTGGCTTTCATACAAAGCCTTGTCTTTCTCATAAAACTCCTTTGCACGTTCGATGTTGGTACTAACTTCAGATTCCTTGCAAGTGGTGAAGCAATCAAAATACGCATTGTTGATAATCAATAAATCTTCCATAATAGTTTGAATTTTAGTGATACATTGCAGTCGTGGGAGTTTTGAGGCTCCCATGACTTTTAGAGTTCGATCTTGATGTCATTCCACTCTTCCGGCAAAGTTCTAATCTGCTGCAGAATGTAGTCAACAATCTTGCGGTCGTAGATGTAGAAATGCCAAGCGTAAGAACACTCTCTCAGATTCCCGATAAAGACCCAGCAATTCGTTTCTTCAGCCCAATAAAGATTTACGCCGATATGACGGTCAGGCGTGTAGCCGTTCTTTCTAATGAAGTCGAATCGCTCTGCAATAGTGCAACCAGGCTGATAAGATGAAGGAATGTTGCAGTCAACGTACTTGTAGCCAGTCTTTCGGAAATACATCAATCTAACCGCCATTTCGTGACGCGAAAGTACTTCGTATTTCTTTGCGCATTTGTCGATGCGATGGAAATACGATTTCACTCCATTAACAACCACAAAGTAATCTGTGTAGTTTCTGTCTTCACAATTCCAACGTGAAAACTGCTTGTAATCGTTCTTGATAATCTGTACCATGATAATTGAATTTTTGTTAATTATAGTTTTGTCAGTCAGAGAGTTTTCAGGCTCTCTGAGAGTTTAGGCAACCTTGCGAAATACTTCTTTCAAACCTTGTTTGGTGTACTTCAAGACCTTAACAACATTCAGCCCTAAATCTTTCCAAGTCGGAAACTCTTCGAGTGCTGCTGCAACCGCTTCTTTGTTGTTCTTGAAAATTGCAGGACTGCTAACAGATGGCGCATCGTCTTCCGTGCAATACTCTACACGATAGTTTGGATAATGCTTGCCGTCATAGTCAAAATTGAATTTGTTCATAATCTTTTGAATTTTGGTAAAAATAGTAGGTGCTTCCATCAATCAAAATGGCCGCACCCGAACACACTAAAATTAGCAAACTATGAATGTTGTGCCGTTCCAAACCATTTGCGACTGAAATCGTCGGAATCTTTGCAGTTGAAAACTATTCCGATACACTTACGATTCTGTTTCGCAAACTCTTCACGTTTCTTTAGAAACTCTTGCTCGGTTATTGGCTCGTATGGAGCCATCACATAGTAGTTAACCATAATCTTTTGATTTAATTTCGTACTTTGGGGAGTTGCAACGCTCCCCGAAAGTGTTCAGGCACACATTCTTTCGATGTTCTCACGTTTCTTGGAAACTTTGAAGCGGTACACCCAACGATGGTCGGAAAACTCATTGTAGTATTCTATTCCGCGCTCATCCATCAAACTCTTTACGTCGGCAATATTCTCTTCTGCATGGAAGTTGTAGAAGACCCAAACACCGATACCGTAAGTGGTGGGATAGACCAAGAACCGATTGTTATAGCCGCGTTCCTTGCAAAGTCTTTGCATAGCCATCGCAAACTTTCCGTATGTTCCGGCATAGACCTTGCGATCCTTCTCAACAAGTTTCTGGACGTACTCGACCGTGATGACTTTCGACTTGACGTTTTCTTTCTTGACAAGCATCTGACCGCCATCGTGCTCAACGTATAAAGTATCGTACTCGTAAGGTGATGCGTGACGTTCCCACGTCTGGTCTGCAAACTTTCGGCACTTTTCTTCAAACTCTTCCATCGACTCATAAAGTACGTTTGTTCTGCCTTCTTCAGTGGCTTTACTTCCTCGCACATTGTCTTTGTTGTAGTTGTAGGAAAAGTCGTACATTTCCTGCCAGACTCTTTTCTTGAACTCTTCGTAAGTTTCCTCTGGAAACCAACGTACATTGATACCCTGAACCTTCAGTGCATCAATAGTTTCTTTACTGATTCTCATAATTGCTGAATTTTAAATGATTAGTCGTACTTTCGTGGAGTGTCACCTCCACAAAAGTCTTAGGCTGCATCCTCGTAGATGCCGTTGAACTCTGTGCCATCCTCATAATAGAGTTTGTCAGGCCAGTTTGCGGAAATCATATCTCCAATAGATTCGTCTGACATTCTGTAATCATCTTCATCTGACCAAAGTCTCAGATAGTGATGGAAACAATCATCAAATAAATCGTGTAGAGATATGTTCCAATCGGGACTTTTGTACCATTCAAAGATTTTGTCTAAGATGTCGCAATCGTAGCACATTCCAGTAAACGGACAATCCTGCTCAACCCACCAGATATGAGAATAACGCTTGACGTGTTCCAGTCCGACAGGATGCTCTGAATCTTTTGCGTGAGGAACAAGTTTGCCGTAATACTTGCGGCTGCGAATGTCGTAGTAATACTTGTTGAGGAATCTCCAGAGATACTTTCCGCAAAGTTCCTCAGAGTTTGCGTCAAGTTCTGAATCCTCAAAGTGCCAGGTGATGAAACGATACTGATGGTCATAGTCAATTTCATAGCGTATGCCAAAGACTTCGCAAAACTTATCCAGAGTGGCGCGTCTTTCATCTGCGTCTGTTTCTTGACAAATGTACCAATAGCCGTAAGTTTCTTCACGGTCACGTTCACAAACTTCGTGTTTCGCATCTTTCGACAACTCGTCAAAATGATACAACTTTACAGTTACTTCTTTCATAGTCTCATAATTTTAATGTGAATAATATCGTACTCTCCACGATTGCAACATCATGGAAAGTATTTTGATCAGCACTTGTAAAGTGAGGGCTTGACGAATCTTATTCCGTCTTTCCAAAGTTCTGTACCTTTGCACTTTGCGCAAATCTCAGCAAACTTGCCGACAAATGGAAATCCCATCGGCTTGACAATTCTTCTTCTCATAATTGATATACTTTTTATTGGTTAGTCGTACTTCCGACCATTGCAACAAGATCGAAAGCAAAAGTTTCAGAAACATAATCCAAGATTTTTCTGACAGATGAAAAACTTCTCAGCAGTAGCAAGCATCTTTTTTGTACCATAACCTTTCAGGTACAAAGTGTAAATCCGCTCAATCTGTGCGGAAATATCGCAAAAAGACTTTTTCATAAAAACTCCTTTCCTTAAAGATTTTATCGTACTGCCAACAAACGCAACTTTGTCGGCAGTAGGTTTTAGATCTCAAAGTTTTCATAAACAAACTTTGCAGCGGCATTGAAATCGTTGCCGAAATTCTTAATCTCTCCGTTTGGTAATTCTACGTAATACATAATTGAAACTTTTTTTGGTAAAACATTATCGTACTTTCAACAGTTCTAACACTATTGAAAGTAATAGCCCTCACGGGTTTCATAAAACACAATAACTAAAAACCTAAAACTAATATCGTACTGCCAAGAACTTTCACGTACTCAGCAGCCTGGTCGTACTCTCAAATCTCGTACTTTGTCACCTGAATGTTTATCTTCCAGAACTCCAGCCAGAACTTTCTGATTCTCGTACTGAACTTTGGAGAGTTCCAGACTAACACGGCATAAGCAATCGCAAAAGTTACATAAAGCAGACTATTGCAGCATAATGCCATGACGATGGGCGCAAGTATCAAAGTACCTGCAACGTAGATAAAAATTTTCTTTGCCATAACTTGATTGAATTTTAGAAATAGAATACCAAACTATTAGTCAGATAGTTTGGTATGCGAAAGACTTTGCAGCTTTGAAGTCAAAACCGAAACTCAACAAAGTTTCCTTTGATATGCGCAAGTCCTTCATCTTCTCTTTCAGGCGCATAAACCAGTTGTCGCGTCTTTCGAGAAAAGAAAGTTTCTGTGATTCATCTTTGAATCCGTGAGAGAGTTCATCTTTCAGATCCTCAAAGTCGAAACGCGCAAACTTGCAAACTCTTTCGACCATTGGAATAGAAAGCAAAGTATCAAGCGCAACTTTGTTGCCATATTCAGTCAACTTGTTACGCGCATCATTGGCAAAGATCGGCTGAGAAACTTTTCTCGTACTCTGACTTTGCCAGTAGTTTTGTTCCTTCATCTTCAGGAAATTCCAAAACTCTGTGTAGGGAATCTTCTGATCGATGGCTTCACGCTCCCAATCTTCTAAGATTGAGGAGGAAATAAAAGTCTTTTCTTGTTTCATCTTTTTCTGTAAAATTGTAGGCAGCACAAAGTCTTTCATTTGCACTGCCTGGATTATGGCCTGATAGTGACAAACTTTTGAGCCTGCAATGCCATACCTACTATATTGCCAAAGTAAACTTTGACCAGGGCTCGTCACCACTGCGTTTGGAGATTGCAGAAAGTTTTTCACCACCAGACCGAACTAATGATAAAATTCAATTATGGACTTTTTCTAATATCGGCACATATAGTTTGCGGCTTCCATTTCACACGCAAAAACAACTTTATAAGACTGAATAATGCACTCAAACCTTTTGTTCCCAAACTTTGAAATGCAATACTTTCAGCCCGAAAGTTATTCCGATCTAAATAAGTCTGTCAAGTAAGAACCGCCACAAAGAAACTTTGCAGCATGGGAAATGATTCTCACAAGACAAAGAACAAATAAAAGATGCAACCAGATAGAAAGTATTTCATTTCGTTTCCGGCTGCAAAAATTAGTGGCTCTCAAGTTACTCAAAAACTTTTGTACGTCAAATAATCGTATTAGCCAAACTTTTGCGACACCAAAAATAAAAGCATGAAAAAAGGGCTACAGACTTTTTGCGGTCTGTAGCCCTTCTAACTTTGAGAGTTAAGAGAAAACTCTTTCCAAAATTGCGCTTATTTGCTCTTTCGAAAAATTGTTTTCCTTTGCTTTAGCAATCGACGTTTCAACATTGACCAAGATACGGCGGTAATCTGCAATTTGATTGCTCAACTTCTTTTGTGCTTCCTGCTTACTTGAATAGTAACGAATTGCCAATAAAATATTGGCTGTTGTTATATCTCTATATTCAACAAACAGATTGACAGTGAAAGATACACCGTTTTCTTCAGCCCTCAAGGTGCAATCTGTATAACGGTTGTTGCCGTCTTTGTCTTGACATTGGTTGCCTCTGAAAATTGCAACCTTGCCGCCTTCGATATAGTTTGACTCTTTCAACTCTAAAACCTTGCAAGCGGTTAAGACCTTATTATATAAAGTCTTGTTTTCCTGCAACTTCTCCAGAACTTCAGCAAATGTAAGATTATTGGCAGCGTCGATCTCGTCGGTGTGTGCTTCAAGATACTTCTTCTTTGCGTCTGCAATCGTAACCGCTTTAGTCTCTTCTGTCATAATTCCAGATTCAACTAAAGGAGTTAACGCCTTCTGTAGTTCAGAGTCGTCAAACTTAATAGGACAAAAATAGTCTGCAATCTCAATAGAAAAAAGTTGATTTTTGTCGATTTTCTCAATAGCCTCCTCCGCTTTTGCAGATTCAACTAAATTAAAATTGCCACTAACTTTGCCCTTTGTCTGTGTGGCGTCCTTTACTTCAACTTCTGGAAGGTTGTTACTATTATTCACAACGTTTTCCTTCTTTGTCTTTTTACTCATAATTGCTAATATTTAAGGGTGTTACAAAATGTCAATTTTTACCGCTTTTTTTGCGGTGGTTACTCTCTCGTAACCTTTCACCTGCAAAGATACATTATAATACTTAATAATACAAAAAATAATACTTTAAATTACGTTTATAATGTGACTTTTTCCGAAATATTTACAAAATTAAAATTGAAGGTATTATTTTGCAATCTCTACTTTGCAAAATAAAGCTTTTTTGTCGGATCTGACTTCATGAAATGATATATATTATATAAAAAAATCTATTGTTTAGGCTGTTCTTCTCAATACCTATATATATATTAAGTATGATTATTATTTGCGCTTAATTTGCGCTTTATGGTTGTTATAATATAATAAAGTGGTATTATTTACCTTTGCATCTATTTGCAACCAGATACGACATAATACGACGTAATACATGATATTATATATATAGAGAGAGAAAAAAAAAGAAATGTATTTATATTGTTTGTTTGTTTGTTTGTGATTTATTTTATTTTGTGATGCAATTTTGTTAAGAAAAAAAGACTTTAGTACGATATTTATAAGTATTTGATTTTCAAGCGGTTAGAGATGTTACATTATAGTTATAATGTGACTTTTTTTGTGTTGTTTTTTGTCGTTTTTTTAGACGGGTACCCCCCTTTTAACAACTTTGGGGAGCCCTACTGACCTCTCGCCGAGATTTTTTATTTTTATTTTTTAAAATTTTCGTTTTGATTTTCAAATTTTTGTGAATTTAGTGTAGGTTATTGGAAATCCTACACGGAAAAATGCAGAAATCGTTCATTGTCTGAAAGCCTTATAAATAAAGGGTTTATTTTTGCACAATGTAGGTTGTGAACGATAAATAGCACTCCTATATAGGTTTTTTGTAATTTAATAAAAGGGTGATAATAATATATATATAATCGTACATTATGGCGAAAAAGGGTGAAAAATCGTGCATTAAGGACGTTTTACAGGCTGAGATTGGCAGATATTCGGGTCAATTACAGTCATGTATTGACAAGGGATCGTTGCTGAGAGCCTATCAGACCCGTCGCAGGAGCGAACGCCTTTATGCCTATCACTCGATACTCCGTGATGCCTGTTGCAGTTGTTTCCGAGGTACATCTATGAGTAATGACGGCAAGAAGTGTGTTGTCTGGGGATTTAATGGTAAGTATTGGACTCCGTTATCCCCTGTTGTCTTCCGTGACAGCGTAGGTCAGGCATTGATAGCCGCTGCTGGAGCAGGTGATTTCGTTGTCAAGGGTGACTGGATAGAGAAGCAGAATACGTTATTGCAGAGTGCATACGCAGGTGTATGCGTATCACCCTTGGAGAAGAACCCTGCTGTTGTCGGTTTCAGGAATGGTGTATGGGATTTCACTGATATTGAGAATCCCGTCTATCACTCGTTTACGGACATGATGCCTGTTACCGATTTATTGGGTTATGATTATGATCCTACGGCATCATGTAAGATGTGGCAGTCGTTCCTAAGTATGATGCTAAACCAGAAAGACATCTTGAAGTTGCAGAAGTACCTTGGTCTTGGCTGTGTCAATCGTCGTTTGATGTCAAATGTCGTTGAGGACACCTTGTGGCTCATTGGCAGTGGTGCGAATGGTAAGACCACCATTGAGGATGTAGTCAGAGCCGTTTATGGCTATGATAATGTCAGCGAGGCTTCGATGGGTGAACTGTTAGACAGGAATCAGATCAGCCGTATGCTGACGATGAGCAATATCGACGGCAAGATATTCAATATCTGTAGTGAGGTTGACATGAGTGATATCAGCAGGGGCAGTGATGCCTTCAAGCGTCTGTGCAGCGGTGAGCCTCAGAATGCGAGAGGTATTGGTGAGAATGTCCGCAGGATATATGACATACCGTTTCTGATATTCTCGATGAACCAGCGTCCCGTGAATAAGCGAATGGATGCCGCCTTCAGACGCAGGATAGTTGAGATTGTCTTCAATCAGTCTATAAGAGAGGAAGACATGGATGCTGGTTTGGGGGATAAGTTGAAGAAAGAATTGCCGGGTATCAGGAACTGGATGATAGAGGGTTACAAGATGCTTGTCAGAGACGGATTCCGCTTTGACCATTGTAATTCCGAGGACTATATGGAGTACAATGACCAGTTCTTTGACATCTTCGCCCGTCACGACGGATTACGTGCGAGTGCGTGGGCGGGTCGTGGTGAGAAGGCTCAGTTGGTAAGTTTTGCCACTCTCTACGACAAATACGTTGATTTCTGCAAGCGCAAAGGCTATGGTCAGGAAACTCCGTCTGAGAAATCTTTGTCCCAGGATTTGAAGCGTCTGAACTTCCGCAAGGTGCGCAAGGCTGCAGGTGTATTCTACGAGGTATATTGTGAGAACGAACTTGAATATGCAGTGAAGTTATGAAAAAATTGAAGTTTAACATACCTATATACGACTTTGATATTACTCTTGTTCAGATTGAAGAGAAGAGTGACAAGGATAAGGTTCTTTCCGTGCTGAAAGAAATTAAGTGCACACAAGAACACATGGATAGTGTCTCTGATTATATTGATAGAGGCTGTTATGGTGGTGGTGACACTTTCTACAACTTTGACATAAGAGCAATGGTTATTGTCTTTTACACATTTAGGAGTGAGGAAAGCAGATGGGAGGTGTATTCTCACGAAAAGAGGCATATTGAAGACAGGGTGCTTCAGCACTCTCACGTTGACGATATTGAATCGGCAGGACTTCTTGCAGGGTATCTTGGAAGGAAGTTTTATCATTTTATGCAATTAGTAAAGTAGAGATAGTTATGGTAATAGATAGTGATAAGTATTTCATACACTCTAACGCATGGTGGTGGGGCGTTGACTGTCGGATTATCCGTAGGGATGGTGCAGGTGTTGTCAATATCAATTTTGATAATTCAATGCCAGAGACCTGCTACATCGAGGGATTGAGTGTTGTTGAGAATGAGAGGGGGAACGGCATTGGTCGAAGTCTTCTTGAACTCTGTGAGGTGGTTGCAAGGCAGGAGGGTAAGACTTTTCTTTCTCTTTCTGTCGAAAAGGATCATCCGTGGTTAGTGGAATGGTACAAAAGAATGGGTTTCTGCATCTACAGTATCGAAGACCATACTTTTCTTATGATTAAATGCTTGAAGTAACAAATTTTTTGAATTATGAAAGAATACAAGATTTTGTTTGCCGATTTGGATGGCACGTTGATCACTACGGCGAGCGGCAAGACGTTTTCCGAGGATTGTACGGATTTCCGCGTTCGGAAAGAGGTTCTTGACAAGATTAAGACGATGAAAGGTCTGGAATACCTGTCAATCGTCACGAATCAAGGAGGCGTTCCTCAGTTTATATCTCAGCATGACGTTGAGGTGAAGATTAGGAGTATTGCGGAGTTTATTCGCTTATATTTTTCTCAAAAACCTTTCAATCCAGAAGATAATGAGGGTCTAAAAATCATTTGTGAATATTGCGCTTCGATGGAGAAAGACCACCCATGCCGTAAACCAAACACTGGTATGCTCGAAAACTTTTTGAAATATTCTGGTTGTAAGAAAGCTGACAAGTCTGTTATGCTGATGATTGGTGATGCCAGTGGAAAGCCAGGGCAATTCTCTGACAGTGACAAGAAGTGTGCCGAGAACTTTGGCATTGATTATCTGGACGTAGAAGATTTCTTAAATGCTTGAATTATGGAAAAAGCAAGGGATAAGTTCAGGATTGGTCAGTTGGTTCAGATAATAGTCCACAACTCGCATTATCATGAATTTGGAAGGATTGTGGCATTCGACGAACACAACGAGTACAATGTCAAAGTTCAGTTTGATGATAATTTCGCGCAGGGCTATATGGTAAGCGAATTGAGACCTGTTCCGAGACTTGGGGAAAAACTTCCATTAAATAAGAAACTTAGATCAATATTTCGTAAGTTATGAGGATATTAAAGAAAATAAAGAGATTGTGGTATCGGTGGCGCAATAGCGATCCCGTCCACAAATGTCCTGTTTACAAAAACGAGGGCTGTGTGTTTGTCGATGGCATTTTTTGTCCGTTCCCAGATTGTGACATAGTTCACAAGTACCTTGGTCATAAGTTTGTCGGATGCGCATATTGCCAATACAATCAAGAATGCTGTAGCAGGAATTACGGGCTTGGTTGTTATGACGGTAAACCTGATAATTCTTGCTAATTCTTTCAAGAGTTGCAAGAAATGGAAAGAACTGAAAAGAACTGAAAAGAAACTTTATTCACAAAAACTTTAAGATATATGAAGTACAAAAAGAAACCAGTCATTATTGACGCAATTCAAGTGAGTGCAAGGAACTTTGACCGTATCTGTGATTTTATGGGATGCACGCCAGAGCAGTATCTTAACCCTATGTCAGACATTGACGAGTTTGGTGACAGCCGTGACTCTTATCTTGGTGTCTATGTTGAAACATTGGAAGGCAAGATGCTTGCCAACATCGGCGACATGATCATCAAGGGTGTCAACGGCGAGTTCTACCCTTGCAAGCCTGACATTTTCGCAAAAACTTACGAGAAAGTAGAAGAGTAATTTGTTTCACTTTTAAAAATTTAGATTTATGGATTTCGGAAAAGCAATTATCGCTCTGAAACAGGGCAAAGCCATTCAGAGAAGTGGCTGGAATGGTAAGGGATTGTTTGTCGTTAAGCAGATTCCTGCCAGTATTAACGCCGACATCATCCCGAAGATGCAGTCGCTACCTCAGTCCGCGAAAGACATTCTTATGTCACGCGAGAATCCGCACATCGACTACACTAATCAGATGCTTATTGTGAATCCCGACGGTCGTGCCGACTCATGGGTTCCGTCTTCGTCAGACGTTTTCGCAGAAGACTGGCGTATCATCGGCGAGGAAGAGACTTTCCTTACCCGTCTGAAGGAAGAGGCAGCGGAACTTTATTACAGACATGAGAAACTTGGCGAGTTCCTTGGCTCTGATAAAGTTGATGTTGTGTCTGACAAACAGAAAGAGTTACTGAAGCGTCAGTACGATGCCATGACGGAGTACGGAAAGATACTCGACGAGCGTATTGTAGATATTGAGAACAGTTAATACTATTGTTTCACTTTTAATTTGTTTTTATTATGGGAATTATTATTGTTGGACAGAAAAAGCAGAAGACCGTTAATATGGGCGGTGTAACTATTGTGCCTGACAGCGGTGTAAATGCAGCTAACAAAGGCGGCATGACTGCCGAAGAGAAGAAGGCTCTGGTTGAGAAAATTATGGAAATGCCGAAAGACCAGATTGTTCCTGAGTTGCGCAAGCACGGCTTCACTGACATTGCCGACATTACCGAGGCTCAGATGAAGGAAGCTGAGAAAGATGCGCAGGAAGATGCCCGTGAGAAGCGTCTTGCCGAGATTATGGCTCTGCCTGTTGACGAGCGTCTGCCACTGTTGCTTGCCGAGGGTTACGAGGATGAAGCCAAGAAACTCTCTGAGGAACTTGCAGCCGAGCAGGGTGGAGAGTCTTCTGGAAATGCAGAAGACACTACGGCTGAAGACGGCGAGGGCGAGAAAACTGAGACCGATGATGGTGACGGCGATGGTGAAATTGAGCCTGAGAAGAGAAAGGTCGGTCGCCCTAAGAAGAGTGAAGAGTAATTCAAGAGTTTTGTGCTATGAGTAAGATTGATAGACTTAATAAACAATTCACTGCATTTGTAAACCAACTGACTCCTGACCAAGTTCGGGAGCAGTTGGTTCTCGCATATCTCCAGATGGAGAAATGTCAGACGGTGTTGAGGGGCTACGACGTTGAGCCTGTTGAAATGATGGATAATGGCGAAAGTTCCGACTTGGAACTTTTCTACCGTTGCAAGAAAGCCGCCGAGGAACTGGCTTATCTGAACCAGATGGTTCACGATGGTAAGAAAGTCGGTGCTATTGAGTTGAAAGTGAAAGTTGACACCGATCCTGCCATACTTAGCCTAAAAGAACTTCGTGAAGAGTTCTGCAAGATGGCAGATTCAATGAAGCCAAAAGCCTTGCAAGTTGGGTCAGTGGTCTATTTCCTCAATAAAGGGCGCATCCACAAGTCCACGATAAAGGACGTATGTGGATTACATGCAGTAACTTTTGAGCCTTGCTTCCATGTCAATGGTTATGACAATGTTTTTCTTGCCAGTTCCATCTATGATTCCGCTGTTCGTTTGGCTTCTACTATTGGCAAACTTGTAAATAACCATATTTCTGTTTCCTCAGACCATGAATCGGCATATTTTATAGACCAGACAAGTCGTGTATTCAAAGCCGCCAAATGGTATCTGGAAGAGCAGAAGATAGAACATTTTAAAAGTTTGAATGCTATGAGGGAGTATCTGCTAAAGAATATTGTTGATGACACTAAAATAGAGTAATCATGGAAGAGAAAAAAACGGAAAATTTGAGCACGATACCTTACGGTAAGCCTGCGAGAATCGGTAATTTCAAGATTTGGAAGAGCAAGTTTGAACTTGTGAGCGACCCGACCGAAGATCATCGTAAAAAGGTTGCTGAAGAAAGCAAAGGGAAAAAGAAAGCGGTTCGGCAGAAAGTGACTATTGACTGCATCAACGTTTCAATTCTTGATGGCTCCTGGATGGTACGTATTCCACAGACTTTTGAGCAGTTTGCCATGCTCAGTCTTGCTTATGCGTGGTCTCTGAGTGATGACAAGGATGAACAGGTAAAAGGAAGTGACTATCTGCGTACAGCCATATCGAATATGTACTACGTTTCCTGCATCTGCAACGGATTCTTCCATCATGGCGTTGAAATGGTTACGTCTGCATACGTTGATCCCGAATTGCTCAAAGAGAATGAGCGTCACGAGGCTTTCCTGAAAGATGCCAAACTGACTATTGAGCGATTCCTGGACTGGCGCAAGGGATATGACGAAATGGTAGCAGCAGGAGAGCCGAGTGACCGTGAACTTCATCAAGACGAGATTGCAGAGCAGGCAATGGAGATTCTTGCCGATGGAGATAAGAAAGAATAAAACCTACCGATTTCGATAGGTTTAAGTGCAATAAAGTGGTCGAATTTGACCACTTTTTTATTCTTCTGCATCAAGTGCAGCTTGAATTATCTTCTTTGAAAGTTTGATTACCCTGCCCATTTCAACGGGACGGATAATATTTCCTTTTTCATCCTTGCATTTCTTTGCTTCCTCATTATAGGCATAGAGTAGGGGACACTGGCTGCATTTTGAAGGGAAATAGAAATTAATTGCATCTGTATCGTCTTCCGTACCTTGCTCATTCTCTTTCTTGATGTCATTGTACTTTGCATAGAGGTCTGCACGTTCTTTGGAGCCTACTGGCTGCTGTTTTGCAGAACAAAGTATCTCTTTCAATACTTCCTCAGTTCCAATCAATTCCACTTCATCAATAGAGACAGGCGTTGCAGAGCCGTCTTTTACTCTCTGCTTGCGTTTGTCGAGAAGTTTCTTGAACTTCGCGCTTTCTACAATGTTCTTGCGTATGCTGTCATTCTGTTGTGAAGCCAGTGCTTCGTTTTCAGGGAAAGCAATGGCGTAGGCATCCTGTTCGGAATACCCAACCGCTATAAGATCAGCCATGACTAAATACTGGACGGTGACGTTCAGTTTCTTTGCTTCTGTCTGTTTTTGCTTTGATAGTTCCATCTTATTCTAAGTTTTCAATTTGTTCTTTCGTAAAAATAGGAATGGCATAACAACAGCATGAAGGATGAACGGGCAAAACTCCATAAGCCTCTTGAATCGGGTGGAATCCGCAGTTGTCGTCGCATGGGGAACAGGGATAGCTGCTGCCACGTAAGACGTATAAGCCTGCCGCACCTTGCTCTTTGTAGTCCATGACCTGTGAGCGCATCCATACCATTTGCAAGGTTGTCTTTGCCATGTTTGTCACATTGGTACTGCCGTTATTCGATAGTCCGACATTACCTTTTACGACACCACGACTGCGTATATATGTCGCATTGAATGATTCTGCCTGTTTGAAAGCCTGTTGTACCTCTGGTATGGTATATATGGTATGCAGATGTGTCTTAGCCTTAGTGATGGCTTGTGCGAGAGGTATGTTTGCGTATTTCAATGCTGCCACAGCCGCCTCTATGTCTTTCATGAACTTGTAGAGGTAGGTGTCGAGGGTCTGCTGCAAGTTACGGTTGTTTCGGCCAAGCAAAAGCATCCAAGCCAGCAGGGTTTTAGCACTGTCTTTGTCGGTTGTGACACGGGTTGAATATTCCTCTATCAGACTGAGAATTTCTTCTTCCGCTTCATCCATTGCCTCCGAGATTTCATTCATCATCTGTTCGTTAAATCCGTTACTGAGATAAAGCAGTTTCGGGTCAACGTCGTAACGATAGCAAATAGTGATGATACGCTCCATTGCATCCGCAAGAACTTCATCAATACGTGATTGCAGTAATTGTGCGTATTCCTCTCGCATGAGGACAAAACGCTTTGCAGCGTTTATATCCTCCTGCGTAGGAATAGCGTATTTGCTTGTATCGAGTGAAATCTTAATACTTTCAGCCATAACTTATCATCTTAACAGATTTAATGGGTATCGTTCCAGTTTCCCCAGTTGTTGCGACCTTCCCAGTTACCATTGCTATCATATTTGCGCCCACTCCGATTCGGTCTGCCAGAGCCACGTCCTGTTGCTACGGAGTATTTCCTTTTTGTGGTTGATCTACCTTTTTTTTCTTCCTTGGTATCAATCTGATTCTGAGCCTTTATAACTTCTATCTGCTGTTCTGTCTGTATGCCAGCGAGTTCTTCCTGCATTTCAACGTTTGCATCATTCTGTATCTCAAGTTTCTGCTCTTCAAGTAACAACTGCTGCATCTGCTCGTCATGTTTCTCCTGTAGAATCCTTTCCCACTCTTGCGGAGTCGAATAAGGTAATTTTTCTGAGGCGGTCTGTTTAGACAGGAAACCACCGAGTACCGCAGTGTTAAGATTCTGAGTAAGTTCACTGACATTTAAGTGAATGTAAGGCTCGATGTAGTGCCGGATATTGGTATTGAGGAAAGCCAGTCGCATTTCACACTCGATACCGTAGCCCCAAGAGAAGATGTCAATCATCTTATCTACGCATCCGTCATACTCCTGTGAGTCGGTCATTGCTTTTTCGTAGGCATCGGAGTACATGATTTTCAGAGAAACGCCTGGTGTGTCGCCTGACTTCAGTTCTGGTGTCTTGACTGCAAACGACTGCTTGTAGATATTGTCTTCGAGTTTGTCAAGTTCTGCCTTGTAAGCGTTTGACGCATCCTGCCTGTTGAGGAAACCTATCTCTCCGTCAGACGGCAGAATCATAATCTTAGAGGCATACGACATGTCCTGTGTGGTTATTTCCTCACTGCCTTCGCCCTTCACATACATGATAGGCAACCCGAAATCGTGGTTGCTGTGAGCAAGGTTTGAGAAAGCAATCTCATAGTTTTCAATCGTCTCTTCCGAGTAAGTCCAGCAGGGGCCGTTATCGTCACGCATATAGGCGACAGGTATGGAGTCGAATCCGTGCGCCTCCATCCATTCCAGACGGTAGCCATCCGTATTGAAAAGTTTGAAGATAAGATTTTTTGCTTTCTCAAAGATGTTTGTAGGATCACCGTCGGCAACAAAGCGGTAGTAGTAGGTATCATCCCACACGTCGATGTATCGTTTTGTCACAGAGCCGTTTTCCGCATAGTTGCAATAGGTTCGTGCAAAAGTGCTGAGTTTACCCGTTTTTAAGTCGTAGTGCGGGAATAGCTTGTCACCGTTGAGGAACGACAGGACTTTCCATCCGAACTTTCCTTTGTCGAGGAAGCCGACGAAAGCACCGTCACCCGTTGCTTTGACAGACTTTGCCAGTTGATACCAGGCAACCTCCATATTCTTGTTCGCCCATCCGTTCTTGAACTCGTTGAAGACCTTGTTCGTCTCGTCGTCAACTTTCTTGTCAGAGAGTTCAAACTGTATGTCGTTTCCGCAAAGATGTGTCAGATGCTTAACGAGGATAATCTGCTGATAGGAGAAAGCATAACGAGGAATCTCCTGAATGTACCACTTTCCGTCCTCTTCATTTTCCTGCCAGATGTCAGGAAACAACTCTTTGTCGTTGATAAGGTGTCCGGCAGGGTCGAGTTCACGCAGGAAATCCTCTTGCGTGACAATCTTTCGGTACAGCCTGTCATGTGTGACTGGCATTTCCGAAACTTCATTCCATACATACCCGTGGTCGTAGTGACCATCAGGAAGGATTCGAGTAAAAGGCTTCTTTGTAAGAAGGTCTCTTAACGTTGTGTTGGTCTTTTCTAAAACTGCATCCATATCGTTCTGTTTTTGTGTTAATCCCTATGCCTTGGTGTAAGTTTCCTTACAGTTCTGATACGGCTTCTTCCGTTATTTCCTTTTTTAAGCCATTTTGGTATTACGGCTTGCGTATGTTTAATATCGAAAATCTCCCTCATAAACAAAGCCTCGAAGAAGTCAGGTGAGTGTCCGACAACCGCTTTGTTCTTCATCTGTTCCTTATGAATGAGACACCAGCCCTTGTCTTCCTTAGACATATCCTGCTTGACGCATTTTCTTTCGAGTTGCAGAATGTCGTAGAGCGTTTTCGTTTCTTTGCCAATCTTGTATTTGCGTTTGAGAAGACTTGGCTCAATGCTCCAATCTCCTTGCTGTGTCCGTTCTGCAAACTTATATGCGCATTGAGATTTCTTATTGTCGTAAAGTCCTTTGTCTTTTTCTGCAACGGCTTCCTGGTTATTGAATGGTACGGCTCTTGGGAAAGCCCCCTTCAAAACTTGCCCCATGCCGTTCAAGTCATAGGCGAAGTTCTGTTCCAAAACTCCCCATTCCTGAAGTTTCGCCCTTAATAGTCCGACGGTTGTATATGGGTCACGTCGGCAGACATAGACATCGGCAACATGGTTTCCAATCCAGAGCCATGTCACGCAGTTGTCGCCACCTGTTCCGGCAACGTCGCAGGTTGCACGGCGAACACCGTCGCCAATCATCTGTGCGTTCTGGAAGATTTTGTCAAGATGATAGGCTTGAATTATATCATCTCCCATCTTTATGATGTCCCAGTTTCCGTCAAACTCTCTGGCTCTTACTTCTGGCGGCTGGTTAAGAAGATTGGCTATATATCCTGGGTCTTTCTTTATCAGTTCCTTGTTCTCGTTCAAAGCTGCTTTCTTGAACGTGACAGACTTGACAAAGAAAGAAGTTTTTGTGTAACCATACTGTTCCCATTCGGGATCCCATGCGTCATCAATCAGTTCACGGCATTGCTCATAAACTTCTTCTGGCGTATCTCCCCAAATGATATTGTCAACAGAATCGTCCGGCATATAGCAATAGCGAACAACGCCGTCACGCTCTGGAATCGGGAAACCTTTTCTCTCAGGGTGCATCAGTCCGTCGGAGTAGATGGTATCTTCTTTCCCGATCCACCAGTCAACAAACTTTCTGAGCCATGACAGCGGATCTGGGTTACAAGTTCCGAACATACGCGAATGAACACCGATAGTATTACGGCAGGAAGTCATGAGGAATTTGAACATTTCAAACGGAATCTGAGGTAACTCGTCAATGCCGATAGAGCAAAACTGCTGACCACGATACTTTGTTTCAAAGTCTGAAAACGGCATATCATAGATAGTAAGTCCGAGTTTTGCACCCGTCTTGAAGTTCCATGTCATATCGTCCTTCGACTTGTTATAGCGTCCAAGTTTTGCAAACCATCTTTTCGACTCGTTGATGATGTTTTCAAAGTCATCTTTGTTTTTACGGAAAATGATACCGTTAAAGTGTTTATTTTGGATGTCGTACAAAGGCTCCATCAACATTGTTGTTGTGTTGTGGTTGATGGTGTAGGCATCCGTCATGTAGAGGTGGTCACGCCCCGTCACTGTAATGCAACGGCAGTTCTGTCGATGTTTTGACTTTGTGATGTACTGAAGAGTTTTTGTAAGCACATTCTTCTCGTTCGGTTTCTTCGGAGTATTCGCGTTGACGTGTGCGCGAAGTTTGAAGTTTGTTCTTGCAAACAAGTCAGCATCGTTGGGAGCGACAAAAGCAACTTTCCAATATCCGATGCGCTCTGGATCATCCTCAATCTGTGAAACTCTCGCCCAAATTCCCAAAGAGCGTGCTACCTCTGCAACATCTTCTATCAGCTCTTTGTTTGGCAAAGCAAGATATGGATGCTTGTGCATAGAACGTCCATTCTGAAACATGACACCTCTGAGATATTCCCATCGTGCCTGTACTGAGGCAGTCTTATATTCTGAAGGTATTCTTGCGGGTTGTTTTTGTCTGCTGCAAGTTATTTTCCTCCTGTTTTCGTCATCCAGGCCCTTGAGATAGTAGAATCCGTCATTCCTGTTTTTCTTTATCTTATAGCCTATAGCCGAGAACTTTCTTGCCAGATGTTGGTCTTTAGACAGTTTCACTCCAGTCATTGAGAAGTTCCAGAATCCAGAACCGCTGATATATCCAAGTACAAAAGGATGAATAGGCAGGTCAACGGATGTGATTTTCTCGTTCAGATCAACTTCCCCGCATAGCGGAAACTCAACAAAATTCGTCTTTCCGCGGCGGAGTGAAAGCGGATAAGGTCTGTCAAGTGCATATATTCCCATGATATCCCTGGCTGTCATTACGTGAAAGTCTTCTGTTGGAGAAGTCCTTGCCCAGAACCTGTGATTATCCATGCACCTGACTTCCGTCCCGTCATCAAAATGGAACACATAGATGGTATTAACACCCTGCTCAAAAATGCCGCTTACTTTCTGCACACCATTGTATGGAGTGCAAATAAGGTCATCTATTTCAAGGTCGCCCATCAGTCTGAACCCAGATGGAGTAGCTACAGGTGTCGTGTACGGGTTTGCCTTAGCACCACCTCTGTTACCACCAAATATCGTAATGTCTGCATCATTGCTGAGACCGATTTCCTGCGCCCCTTTCTGGGCGATAAAAAACTTTGACTTTTTCTTGCTGTTTTCTTTTTCTCTCAGTTCATCAACAAAAGCCTGGGAATATATAGGTTTCCCGTCTATCGTGTATAGTCCTGTAAAACCTTCCATGATGTAAATTTTTTTGTGACAAAAATAATTGTAAAACGATGAATATCTGAGATTTTAATTAGAAATGTAAAGATTTCCAAAATATTTTTTGAATAAATATTTGTTTGGTAATTAATTTTGCGAAAAATATTTACAAAAAAAACGGACGAAAAACGTCCATTGACACAAACACAAAATTTTATAGTTATGGAGAAAGACATTCTCATTCAGGGTCTTAGAACCCGCATCGGAGAAGACGATGCAAAGATTATCAGTGACAAGACATTTGACGGTGTTGCCACAGAAGTTTTAGGTCTGTTTGCCGACGATACCAAAGTCACAGACGAGACATGGAAACTTCCTGTTGCTCTTCTGAAGCAGTTTGCCGGACAGAAGCGTTTCGATGAAAAGAACTTCACCGAGAAGTTCAAGACCGAGTACGCTAACGAGTTCAAAACTCAGCATGAGAAAGATGTTGAGACTCGTATCAATGCTGCCGTTGCAAAGGCATTGGAAGACTATAAGAAGGAACACCCTGAGAATGGTGGTGGTGATGGTGGTAAAGGTGGTGCTTCTGAGGAATCACTGGATGAAAAGGTTGCGAAAGCCGTGAAGGAAGCAATGGCTGGACTGACTGGTGCTGACAGCGAGTTTGGTAAGATGACTGCTACCATGACCAACTTCATGAAGTCACAGATGGAACGGGAGAAAACCGCAACTCTCAACAGCGTTAAGGCAGAACTCAAGAAACACCTCATTGCTCTGAAGGCCAACAACGAGGCTTGTATTGACGATGCTCTGGATGATATCGAATATGGGGATAATCCCACATTTGAGGGTCTGAAGCAGACAGCAGTATCAGCCTATGAGAAACGCTACAAGCGTTACTATGCTGACGGAGGAAAACCCTTCGGTGGTGATGGCACAGGTGAGCATGAAGGTGAAAACGGATTCGTGAAAAAGACGATAGAACGTTTGAAGAAAGAAGCTGAGGAAAACGCGAACTATGCCACCGAGCAAGAGAAGACCTTCGTGTAAGGCTCTCAACCAACACAAAAAATTCTAATAAAAACATTAAGTAACATGAGACAAGGAACTATCAACAACTACATTAAGTTCAGTAAGAACTTTGGTGGTGTCCGCAAGTGCTACGAGGGCAAACCGACAATTGCCGTCGGTGGTTTCATGTGCGAACCCGCACTGATGCCTGCCTATCCTAATGTGATGGCAGCAGGAACTCTTGTCTTTGCCGACGAGACCGCAGGTGTTCGTTCCATCGTACCTATCTACACTTTTAAGGTGTTGGAGGTTGATACATCGAACAACAAGATTAAGGTTGAGAAGGTAGAGACTGGCACTATTGCAAAGGTTGGAATGGTCTTGGGCGTAGTCGGTTCAGACTTGACTCAGGCTGTGTCTAACGTTTCCACAGTATCTGCTATCGACAGCACAAACGATGGCTATGACATCCTTACCGTCGATGCCGTCGCCTCTGCAGGTACTGCTTTCGTAGCAGAGGGTGATGTTCTTGCAGAGTTCAATGGAACGACCAAGAAGATCAAGAATCTCCCCAATGGACTGACCTATTGTGACAACGTACTCGACCCCGATGCTTATGCCATCGACATCGACTACATCTGGAACTGCATGGAGAAGCCCGTTCTGGAGCGTCGCATGCCGCCTCTGACAGCAAGCCTGAAGAAGGCTCTTCGTGACAACGAGTGCTATTTCCGTTTCTCGAACCGCAAGTAAACTAAAAAGGAGATTAGATTATGAGAGACTTAAATCTTTATGGTATCAGCGGTCTGCATCAGTATGTGGACGCTGAAAACTTCGGTCTGATCCTCGACAACGTGAATGCCAAGTACAACGGTGCTATGTGGCGTCAGTTTGCTTCGTGGGGAAAGCCGACAGATGACCGTGAGTGGAAACAGGGTATCAAGAAGACCCCGATATTGGTACGTGCCAGCATCCTCGGTACTCATTCCGAGAAGCCTCAGCGCAGCACCATCGGCTGGGAGTTCTACGGTGGGACCCTGCCCCAGTTAGGTCATGGCTTCAACATCACACAGGATGACATGATTGAACTCCGTAAGAGCGCAAAACTTGCTGACATGACTTTTGGCGAGGCTCTGACGGACAGTTTCGTTCTGAACTCTGACGCTATGATCGGCGGTGTCCACAACGAACTCACTTACATGGTCATGCAGGCCATGTCAACTGGCGAGATTCACGATATTGCCGTTGACGGTGCTCGCTACGACTTCAAGTTCCAGATTCCTGACGAGAACTTCCTTGCACCCGACAATGGTAAGGAGTGGTATATTTGGGACACCTCTGGTGCAACTCCCAAGTTGGTTGCCAATCCGAATGCAGATGTAATTGAGGACATTCTGACATTCCAGAAGTACCTCACTGACACGCTGAACCTCGGTGTTGACCACTGGAAGCTGTCAAAGGACTTGCTTGACAAGATTGTCCTTCATCCTTCCGTGATCAACGCTTTCAAGGGTAGCAAGAACTACTACCATCCAGAGAGCGTGAAGGTTGACCGTGCCGAACTTTTGGGTTGGCTGCATACTTCTATGAAGATATGGCCGTTCCAGGAGATTGACTTCAAGTCGCGTCATGAAGAGGACGGAAAGCCCGTTGCCGATGCTCCTGCATTCGACATTCACAACATGGTAGCCGCCAGCCGTGCTTATCGTCCGTTTGAGATCAAGGTGATGAACTCAATCTTGAAAGACCGCAACAAGATGGGCGCACACAACGACAGTGTTCGCACCTACTTCGTCGAAGACCGTATCGCGGTTCAGAACGTATGGCAGGATCGTCCCATGATGAACATCATCGACTGCGAACTCTACGCAGGCCCCGTGTTCAACAACGTTCATGACTACGGTATCGCTACCGTATGGAAGGACTACGAGGGTTAAACTCTAAGTGACTTGAATCATGGCCGATAACGAGCAGAATCAGATTGTCACGGTTGAAGAGTATATCAAAACTCTTTCACCCAATGCAAACATCAGTGAGAGTACCATTAAAGGCATTCTCATTGATGCAAGCATTAATGCTGGGACACCTGTGTCCGATTTGACGGAAAAGCAGAAAGACCTATCCCTTGCTTACCTTCTAATCCGTATTGCCTTTAATCCTTTGATGTCGCAGAAAGTGACAGACAAGGATGGTGATTGGGAACATTCGGAGGGCAGTGAGCAGTGGTCTCGCTCTCAGTTGATGCAATTTCTGATTCTCGCCCGTGACCTGCTGAAGAAGTGGGATATTACAGATGCCCGCGTAGAATCACTTGCTCCCAAATGGGGCATGAAGGGCAGTGGCTTTCACAAAATCCGCAGATACCCGAAATAGTTATGGCTCAGATAAATAACCCTCGTTTCCCTCATACTTGCAGGATCGTCAGGTTCGTTAATGATGACCCGATGGTTGACCAAAGCGACATTGAAGATGACCCTATGCAGGATGAAACAGAAGAAACCACTGTTAATGACCAAGACTCAGAAGAGACTAATCAAGCGCAGGGTGGAACTGTTATCTATGAGGGAGAATGTAGGAGTGACAACAAAGCCGTTACGTCGGACAATGGAGAGTTTAATGTTTCTTACCGAACGCTCGCATTGCCTTTGAAACAGGACGAATGGACTGAGGAAACCATACCTTTGGAGGGTGACAGAATCGAACTACAGCGATTCGGGTATAAAGAATACGGAATAGTGGTTGACAAACGCCCAAGCAATTTAGGAACTCATATTTTGTGGAAATATGCCCGTAACTAATCGTCAGATAGTACACGAAGCCATTGCAGGCTATAAGACAGCAATCTTCGATGAAGTCGAGAAGCGTTGTCGAAAGTTTTGTACTGACTTGTGTCAGGAGGCGATAAGAGCAAGAAAGAATGCTCCAGGTGCACACAACTTTACAGGTAACTTGATTAACTCGATTGTTGTGTGTCTCTACAGGAACAGAGAACCTATCAATGCTTACTATGCAGCGCAATATGTTCCGAAAGCCATTCAGGTGAAGATGCGGCAGAGAACGCGGAAACGTTATCGTTTCAATCCCGACTATGATGGTGACAAGAGCCATTATCTTCCAACAGTTCAGACTAACGGCGGTTGGGGTGAAGACGATGCCCGCCATTTCTTCCAAGACTACGTTCCGAAAGGCAAGAACCTGTTTGACATTGTGGTAGCCTATCCCGTTGAATACGGAAACTGGGTGGAAACGCAGAGAAGCACCACTGGTATATTGCAATCCTACGCACACGCCGAAGCAGTTGGTGTTACATACTTGAAGTTAGTAAGGAAATAGCAGTTATGGCAGAAGGAAAGAAAACGCTTATCTACCTCATTTACAACGATCTGTCAAATGCGGTAAAGGGAATCGGGAAAAAGACTTTTTTCGGCAGACCAGAACCCGTCGGCTCAGACGTTGCGAACTTCATTGCGATTGAGATACCTACGGAAATCCGTAGCCGTATCGCAGGAAGTTTTGATATGAGCGTAGATTGTTATGCTACTTTTGACGTTTACTGCAAGGCAAAAACTGACAGGACGTTGAATATCGGTACACAGACCGATTTGGTTCAGAAAGTCTTGGACGTTTTTCCGATTAACGGCAAATGTGTGACGGCGGCTAATCCGACCATTCTGATGCAGGGTTATGACGAGACAGGGTATCAAGTCACGAAAATCTCTTTTAAGTTAAGGACAAAATTCAATTCAACACAAACACTTTAACATATTACGACTATGGCACTTAGAAAGAAAATTGAAATGCAGGACGATGTGTTCTCTGGTATCAGTGCGGTATTTGCCGTTGCTGGTGGTCTTGGAAACGACCTTTCGTTTGCGAATGCCACTGAGTTCCCCGTTTCCGACGATTCGGGTTTCAACTTCGACACAGGTCAGCCGAGTGTTGAGCACTTCAAGGTGAAGGGAATGAACACAGACTGGGTGAACACCTTTACGCCTGGTGACGGTGAAATGACACTGGAGATTCCTTGTCACGACACTGGCGTTATGGAGTTGTGCGGTTTTGACCCGACTGATGTCAGCATCACTCTTCCTGCTGGCATGGCACAGGGTGGTACTGCTGCAACAGGCAAGGGCTATGCGTTCACTCCGAAGGCTGTTTACCTGGGTATCGGTGTGCTGAACGACACAGAAGACAAACTTCTGTTTGTCAAGAAGGCGAAGTACATGGCTCAGTTGATTCTTGGCAGTGACAACAAGCCTCTGTGCGTTGTGCTCACTGGTAGTATTTCCGCTGGTGCTGATCCCAAGGCTTTCGGTATCTGTGATATCGCGCCCACTACTCAGACAGGTGATGAACAGACAGGTGACGGTAACTAATCTGAGGTTAGACCTATAGAAGAATACTCATAGCATAGGGGCAGTGGTAGTTTTGATGCTGCCGCTGCCCCTTAAAACTTTAAATGAGAAAAGTTTATGAAGAAGGATGAAGAGCAAATATTGGAACAACCATCATACGATGCGCAGCAGGTTTATCTTTCGTTGATAAACAACGATGCGGAAGAAGTCGAAATACTCCGTACCAAGAAGAAATACAAGATTCGCTGGCTCAAGAACGGTCAGTTGGATAAACTTACCCGTCTGCTTCTTCACAAGAAAAGTATTGACAAGCATACGACTACAGGAAATGATGTCTTTGACGAGATACACGAAGACACGAAATTGGCTTGCAAGGCTGCTGCTATCATTGTTCTCGACGGGTATTGGAAGTTGAAGTTCCGCTACTGGTATCTGTGGCGTTGGTTCTACTATGTGCGGCAGTACGACAATATCCAATTGCATAAAATCCTCGAAGTCGGCAAAAAAAAAGTTCCGCTGAATCAGTTCTACATGACTATCATGTCATTGACAGAGGCAAAGGATACGCTGATGAGGATGAGAGCGAAGGAAGTAGAAGCTATCCTTCACGCACAAAGTATGGCTCAGCCTTCTCAGACCGAAAACAAAGACAGTGGCTCGTAATGCCTCGATACTTTTTCTTCGGTTTGTTTAGGATTCCGATGTATGAATACTATTGGGGGCATACGGCGGCTCAGATTCAGTTGATAGACAATGATCAGCCTATTACGCTTTACAAGATGTCTGATCCGAATGAAGGTCTGAAGCCTGGCGATAAAGGTTGGAAGCCGAATGCGAAGAAACTTGAAAAGACCGTTGAGAATTGGAAGAAGCGCAAGGCAGAGCGAGAGAAGAGGGGATTTAAACTTGACACGTTCTTACGGACTGGCGAGAAAGTTCCCGTAGATAACGACACAACACAAACTAAATAGTAAAATAGTTATGGCATTAGACCCATTGAAGTTTCAGGTTGCCATCCAAGATGATGCGACGAGTCAGTTAAGTAGTATAGAGGCTGCTTTGAATAGCCTGAAAGACAAGACCATCAGCGTAAAAGTTGAAGGTCTTAGTGATTTACAGAATCTTTTGTCTGCCTTGCAGCATCAGCAGGTCAGTAACCTTGGCAAAGATGTAGGCAATGCCATTAACGAGGCATCGAGGAACTTGCAGAAAGAGGCGCAAGATGCTGTAAGGACTTCTCTTGGAAACTTGGCACAAGACCTTGCTTCCATTAAGACAGCGATTCAGAATGACAACTTTACGGCATTCTCAAATCGCATCCAGACTTGTGCAGAGAAGGTGAACTTGCTGGATGAAGCGTTTAAGAAGTTTAAAGTTACCATCGGCGAGAATGAGGAACTGAAGAACCTTCTTACGGGTTTGGGAGCCGCCATCAGGGAAGTTTCATCTGCAATGTCTGCGATGAACTCCGTGAGGAATAGTGGTGGCGCAAAGGCACAGAAAGAAGAACTGAAACAGCAGGAAGAAGGACTTATAAAGGTAACCAATGCTATAGGTCGTGTCCGTGACGCAGCATCGGGTGATGGTGGAGCATCATCCGGCAGTGTTGCTTTTATGGAAAGCATCAACAAGGTCGGTGAGCGGAATATCCAGACGTTAATAAAAGAGCAGGGTCATATTGAACGTCTGATAGCCATTGCAAAGAAGAGTATCGACTTCGGCGAGGGTCATCCCGTCCTAGGTATGGGACGTTTGCGTGGCGACCAGATGCAGAATTTACAGAATCTGGAGCAGTTGAAGAACGTCATCAAAGAGATACTTTTTGCTGCCAACCAAGGCGACCAAACCGCTATTCGTTTCCTGAACACATTAGGTTCGTTGAAGACCATATCCTTTGGAAAGGACTTAATGGGTAATAACATAACGCTACTTGGTGGTCACTTCGATCAACTGACTCACAGCGTGACAGGTACGGCTTCGGCTATGCGTCAGTTGAACAAGGATATGCGTCTTGACTTCAACAAGGCTGCAAACAAGGAGAAACTTGCAGCAGAAGCAGAGGCGGTAAAGAAACTTGCCGCATCCTATAAGTCTATGCAGCAAGAGTCCAACGCTATGCGTTCGCAGTCGGAATCGGCTCTTGCATCCCGCATAAGGATGTTGCGGGAACAATCGTCAGACTTACAAAAACTTCTTTCCGTTGGCAAAATCGGATTGGGTGAAGGTCAGTATAATTCAGTAAGGGATGCACTACGTGAGATAAGAAAAGAGTTACAGCAGATAGAGACTATCACGCAGCGAGGCGGCAACTCTACAGGTCTGTTGCGTTCATTGTCAGTCGGTCGTGATTACAGTGGTGTTATCGCGTCGGGTCGAGCCGTTGCTGATATGCGTAACAAGCAGGCACAAGAAACGAATCTTGCATCACGCGCTGTATCACAACTGACGATGGAAGAGCAGAGGTTGGCGCAGGCGTTAAACCAGGCTACCAACAGCGCAAGAGGTCAGAGTCAGGTATTGAGCGACCTTAAATCTTTGGCTACTCAGTACCTTGGTGTTTGGGGTGGTCAACAGTTTTTGAACAACATCATTCAGATTGGTGGTCAGTTGGAAATGCAACGCTTATCAATCGGTGCGATCTTAGGTGACGCTGCACAGGCGAATGATTTGTTTGAGAAGATAAAAGGTCTGGCCATCCAGTCACCTTTCGGTGTTGTAGAACTTGACCAGATGACCAAACAACTTACCGCCTACGGATTTGAGTACAACGAACTGTTTGATATGACCAAACGCCTTGCGGATATTTCCGCTGCTACAGGCACAGGTGTTGACCGCCTTGCCTTAGCCTTGGGTCATGTAAGAAGTGAGGCAGCGTTATCCGGCTACACTTTGCGTCAGTTCAGTATGGCGAACATACCTCTTGCCCAGAAACTATCCGAAAGGCTCTCTGAGATAGAACACAGATTTGTTTCGATTGCTGATGTCAGAAAGCGTGTACGAAGCAAAGAAATCGGTTATGAAGATGTTGTTGCTGTTCTGAAGGAAATGACAGATGAAGGCGGTATGTTCTATCGCGCTCAAGAAACCATGTCACAGAGTGTAAAAGCAAGGTTCAAGAACCTGAAAGACTCTATGGATATAATGTATGGCGAAATGGCAGAAAGTAAAGTCGGTGATGGACTGAAAGAGGTGGCCATTACCCTTACAAATCTGACAAGGAACTGGGAGGAACTTGCAGCCGCAATAGCCACTGTAACAGCATTGTATGGTGGTAAAAAAATGATAGCGTTCCTTAATGCAAATGCCATAAACGCATATTCAAGCAGTATTACACGGCTTGGCATGAATCTTGGTTCTCTTACTGCTACAGAGTTGAGGGAACTCGCATATTCTGGTCAGCTTTCTAAACAAAGACTATTAGAAGCTGTTGCGACAGGTCAGGTTAGTGTTGAGGATGCCAAACTTGCAGCAGCTAAATGGGGGTTGAATAATGCCCAGCTTGCCCAGGTTGCATCTGGTCAGCGAACAATAGCATCATTGACCGCTAATTCGATAGCCACAAGCAAATATTCTGTGGCACAATTAAGAGCAATAGCAACAACACGTCAGTTCGCATTAGGCTCAAAAGGTCTTGCCGTAGCCATGAATGTCGTTGCTACAAATGCTAAAAAAGCAAGATCAGCCCTTCTTGGTCTCCTGAAAGCCGCTTGGCCTGTAGCACTTATTACTGCTGGTGTAGAGGCATGGATGCACTATAGAAAACAGAGTGAGCAGGCAGCAGAGGCAGCAGAAAACGCTTTTACTCGCGGAACAGAAAGTGTCAGGAATCTTAGGGATGCGCTTCAAAGTCTTCCTAAATACGAAATTGTCAACGGTACGGCAAACCTTGACGATGGTGCTTTGCGTAATGGGATCAAAAATGCCGTAAATGAACTGAAGAACTATCACGTATTGGCAAACGACCTTATTGCCAAAGTGAATATGACCGATAGCAACGGTAAACCGATCATGTCACTTGCAGAGCAATATAACTATCTGAGAAGTCAGGTTGAATTAGCAGAGCAGGCCATGGAAGAGTTTCAGAGGACATCTTCTGCGCAAGAATCTGCTTTAAACTCTACAGGTGGTATAGGTAATGACAATGCCCTTGAAGATATAAACGACTATTTTTCTTCAAGGAAGGCTTTTATCGAGAAAACAAACGAGTTTGTAGAAAAATACAAGAATCAGGCTAAAGTTGCCATTGATGCTGCAAGGGATGAGGATGAAGCCTTCAGAAAACAGACAGAGGGCATGGCTAATTACGCAGAAATGCTAAGAATCCTTGTTACAGAAACAGACTCACTTGGCAATAAGATGGATTTCTCGAAGGGCTTTAATGTATTCTGGGGTATGCCTAATATGCAATCAACAGACTTTAGGAGCCTTTGGAGTGGTGTTGGTGGTCAGTTTAATGAGGCAAAAAAGGAACTTGACAACTGGGCGACAGGTTTCCGTGCTGCAATGGAAGGTAGTTTTGGCTATGACTTTTCCCATCTGACAGAAGTCCAGTTAGAGAATATCCGCAGACATATATGGGATTTTTCCAACTCTCCAGAATTGAGCAAACTTGACGAAGAGACGAGGAAATGGATTCGTGATTATCTTGGAAGAAAGTGGAATATAACTTTTTCAACTAATGCCGAAACCGTTCTTAAAGATTTTGACGAAATGCAGAATCATATAGAGAAACTTGTTGGTAAAAAATGGGTTATCAAACTGAAGTTGCAGTCTGTCGGTTCTTTTGAAGAGTTGTATGACACCCTTGACAAAGATGTTAAAGAAGCAAAAGAAACCATCAAAAAACTTGGTACGTCTTTTACAAATGAAAGAAAAAAACAGTTAGAGAGTAACGTCATAGATGATACACAACTATCAGGAAAAGAAAAAGAGTATAGAGACGCTTACAAAAAACTTAGGAAAGCAAAGGCTGCATCAGACCAAGAAGGTTTCAAGTTGTCTTCATTAGAGGAAAAGGAATCTGGTAGAACTGGTAGAAGTGGCAGTAAGTCCGAAGACAAGGATGCGCGTCGCCTGCGTGAGATCGTGAAACTTTACAAGGATGCCTACGACTGGTACGGGAAGTACGAGAAGCAGGTGGGAGAGGGTAGTGCTTTGGCAAAAGTCAAAGAGCAGTTTGAGCCTCTGTTCAAACAATTTGAAGAGCAGTTCAAGCAGAAACTATCCCTTGACTCGATACCTCTCTATAAGGAGAATCTTGTATCGCTTCTTGACGAGGCACAGAAACTTTACGAGTCGCCCAAGCATAAGAACTCGTACATGGTGGAAGCCATCAAGACAATCCGTGATGCCATCAATAACGTGGACTATGAAGAGGCGCAGCGCAAGATGGACGAATATGCAAGCAAGGTACAGATAGAACTCGACGGTCTTACCCGTGCGTGGGACATGTTTAATAATGTACGTGAGGCTACTGGCAATATTGACCTTGCCGTACAGTTGAGCGGTGCGGACTACCAGGCAGGACAGACACGTAACCTTGCCGATTCTCTGAAGAAGAAGATTGAGCAAGATTTTGCCTCTGCCAATGCCGTAGCCATACCGTTTGACATCAATATGTCTGACAAAGATATTGAGAATAACATCAAGAATGCAATTCCGAAGGAAAGTGAGGAACGTATCAAGGGTATCGTTGAGGAATACAAGAAATGGCGTGACTTGCAGCGTGAGGTGTTTAACGATGCCATCAACAACTATGCAAAGATTCTCGGCTCACTGGTTGATCATAAGTCTCAGATAGAGAAGATTGAAGACGAGTACAAAAAGGAGGTTGAACTCCTAAAAATACTTTTGGATTCTGGTAAAATCACTCAGGAGCAGTATGACAAGGGAGTAGGTATTGCCAGAGGTAATGCCGACTCTAAGGAATGGCAGGCTTCCACATCATATATAAATCTGATGAATAATTCCCTGTCAATGACCCGCTCTGAGATAGAGGCAGCCGCCAATATGCAGCGTGACTATCTGAACAGGGAGTTGGAACGCGGTGCTATTGATGCGCAGAAATACGTTGAGGAAATGTCAAAACTCCAGAATCTTGAAAGGGAGTGGAGCGACAAAGGTTTCCTTGGTCTTCGTGGTGGTGTCGGTGCTTTTCTCAGTGGTGGTAATGATGGGCTACTGAACTATTATCAGACCCGTGCTAAGAAAGCGAGAACTGATTATGCAAATGCCGATAATAAGAACAGCAAGGATGCAAAAGAGAAACTAAAAGAAGCAAAGCATTATGAGGGGTTGTATAGTTCTCTTGTGAAATTAACTGATGGTGCTAAAAAGGTATTTACGGCTTTTCAGACTTTGCAGGCTGGGATAGACCTTGTAGCAAACTTGTTTGACTCTCTTGGAATGAAAGGGGCGGCAACATTCATGAGTGATGTTAGTGGCGTTCTTGGAAGTGGCTTACAGGGGGCATCAGCATTGTCAGCCCTTGGTCCTTGGGGAATGGCTGCAGGTGCTGGACTTGGACTGCTTGGAGGTTTGTTTGGTTTACACGACAAAGTCTTGCAGCGTGAGATTGAAAGGCTCCGTGAGGACGTGCAGAAGATTGAGAACAATACAGACTTGATAGTTCAAGCCCGTGAGCGTACCCTTGGCTATGACACAGGAGATTTGCGTCGCAGTTATGCGCAGCAGTACGCTCCCAATGAAGCAAGACGTCAGAAAATTCTTGCATCAGACGATTGGTTTAATAAATTTTTAGCAAACACCGCTTGGGGGCAGGGTTTTAACTCCGTTGCTCAGAATGCCATGTACGAATACTATCAAAGGAATAGTGCTGGCACAGGTTATCAGCAGCAGTTGGCGAATCTGAAAGCAGAGCGTGAAGACTATATGAGAATGTACGATGCAGAGAACGACAAGAAAGACAGTTCTGGTGAGGCATTGGAGGAATACCGAAAGAAGATTGCTGAGATTGATGATCAGATACTCTATTTCACGGAGGATTTGGCAAAAGAGCTATGGGGTATTGACCTAAAAGGATGGGCAAATCAGATTAGCGATTCTTTATGGACTGCTTTTGAGAACGGCGAGGATGCAATCAAGGCTTTCCACGAAACCGCTAAGGATATTATATCTGACGTTGCGAAACGCATGATGAATATACACCTAATTGAGCCTGTCATGACAAAGTTGGAAGAGGCATTGTTTGGCAAGGTTGGTGCAAATGGAGAACGAATTGGTGGCGGTGCATATAATATGCAGACAGGTAAGTTTAATGAGAGAGAGACTTTGGAAATTCTTGGTCAATTCTTCGGAGAGGGTGGAGAGTTTGCAAAAGTGATAGGTTCCGCTGAGAGTTTCTACGAAATGGCGAAGAAGGTTACAGGCATAGATTTTGGTTCAGATAGTGGCGGTTCTACAAGCAGTACAATCAAGGGTGTTACAGAGCAAACCGCCGACCTATTGGCAAGTTATGTCAATGCCATCCGTGCAGACGTTTCTGTTATCCAAGCCATGATAGCGCAATACTTCCCGCTGTACTATCAAGCATTGACTTCCGGCAACGAAAGGTTGAGGGGGATAGAAAATAATACCGCGGCTATCATGCGGAGTAACGAAGCGATAGAAAAGAGCAATCAGGCTATCCTCGACAGAATTGACGGACTTAGGAACAATACATGGAGAGTTCCAATGGCGTAAGAAAGTAAAGGAGTGGTTTAATTCCACTCCTTTATTCTTTGAAATTCAGATGTTCCAATGCTTGCTCGTCAGATGTGACAGTCTTCCTCATAATTATGTGCAAGTCATTACTTGAAGATTTCTCGTCTCCATAACTATCAACAAAGACCCATCCGGTTTTGCTTAGATAAGTAATAATCTCCGTGATGTTTTTAAACTTAATAGACTTTCCATCTTCATTAGCCAAGATGTGATTTTTCCCCAAGAGAAAAACTTTGAAACTTGTACCGTCGGCATGAATATTACAGAAATAGTCATACGCTTCTCCTGGTTTGTCAACTCTCTGTGCGCTTGCGCTAATGCAGCAGCAAAGTACGATAAAAAACAGAATCTTTCTCATAATTTTAAAGTTTTAAGTTATGCAAAGATAGTTATTATTATTTATAAAGTTGTATTTACATAATAATTTTAAGAGACTTTATGAAAAAACGGCGGCTATGCTCACGCACGACCGCCGACTTACCAATAACTAAAAAACTAAAACTATAAATATTACTACTAACCTAAAACAATTAAAATCCTCTATTTCAAATAGTCATATTCTTCTTTTACCTTGATGTTTTTGTCTGCAATGATGGTTACATCTGGTGAGTGCTTGATGATGACTATTGTCGCCTTATCCGTTTGTTCTGCCTCAATATACGCTTTTTCGTACAAATGGATTATAACGAAACTCTTGTTTCGGGCATATATTTTTACCGAAGAGTTATCACGTATGTGTATAGAGCCATTATACCAAGCGTTGTATCTGAAAGTGATCTCAGAACTTCCGAGAACCAGACTTTGCTTCGGATTGCACACGCTGTATTTGTCGTTGACAAAGACATTGCTCTGCCTGAGAAAATCCACGTTGAAATGTCTGATGATAAAGTCATTTGACGGCCAGTGATGTTTGAGGCAGAAATCCAAGCCTTTATACATCTGTTCGATCATTTTTTCCATCGACCAATCTTTCTTCCAAGATTCCTGCCAAGGCTGGCAAAGTCCGAGGGCAATAGCCTGATTCTTCAATTCCTTGTTCAGTTCATTCATTGTTAATAATTTTTCGGCAAAAATATTAAAGAAAATACAAAAACAAAATTCTATTAAAAATAATGTTAAGTTGATTTGCTCAGATTTCCAATTTGTAAATAATATTCATAAATTCTTATGAATAAATTTGCAAAAAAATCAAAAATGTCAGAAATCAACACATACATACAACAGATAAAGTTTGACGGAAATACTTACTCAAAAGGAAGTGTTGTGGATATCAAGGAAACATTCAATATTGTTTGCCAGGATTTCCCTTTTATGAAAAACCCAAAGAGCAAAGAACTCCCGAAGCGGGATTGGTCAGATGAAGATGGTCTTGACGTATATGTTCCAGATACTTTACCGATGAAGCATTATGACATTGATGTTGTATTCCTTTATGTAGGCACTGAAAATAATATTAGGAATGATATTTCCAATTTTATAGATTTTATCTATGGCCGAATAAAGGGCAATAACGGTGATTCTGTCAAGAGTGCCCTCCTCGCAGTCTATAACGAATATGTTGGAATGGGACGTAAGGATATCGTCGTTTCGGAAGTGGAAAACGAGATTTTCTATATTTCAGACAACGACCCAGATGCAGTAGGTATTTTTAAGGTTAGGTTTACGGTTTATGACCCGACAACCATTGTTTCTCCTGTTAAAGATTCATCAGGTAAAGTGACAGAACTAAGTTTTTAATAGAAATGAGCGGTTGGACGATATACAGCAAACAGGGAACACCCAAATACAAGGTTGAAAATCTGGAGTTCCGTGACATATGGATGGGCGAGGAGTTCGTGACGGTAAGTATCGTCTCCCCCACCCCGATAGAGCTTCAAATAGGCGACTATCTGACGTACAGGGGAGCGACATATACCATCTATTCGCTTCCTGCCGCTTTGAAACAGGCAAGGAGCAGCAGTTACGGCGAGGCTTTCAAGTACGATAACGTGAAGCTGTCTGCGCGTAGCACGGAGCTTACGGACATCCGATTCCTTGATATTGTTCTCGGAGACAACAACCTTCATTACACGTCGCTTCCCACGTTCTCCGTCTATTGCGAGACCGTTGACGACTTGGTTGACCGCTTGCAGGCCAACACTGACAGGAACGCTATACAGTGGTTTTTCATCACACCAAACCATTCGAGGACGATGCAGCGATACACTGGTGCTGCTGCTGTCACGGCGGATGCGCTATGGCATCAGTATTACGATGATGCGGACGATTTGTTTGAGGGCAACACGGAAATAAACGTCTCCGTTGACAAGAAAAGCCTCTGGGAAGGTCTTGCCTTCATCAAGAACAACTTCGGACTAAACTTCATAACCCGTGACAGGTCATGTATCATCGGTGCTCCTGGTGTTATCGCAAACCATATCTTCCAGTACGGGAAGGGAAACGGTCTGTATCAGATAGAGCGTGTTGCAGATCAAGACCAGCAGATCGTTACGAAGCTCTTTGCCTATGGCAGTGACAAGAACCTTCCATTACGCTACTATGCCACCATCGGAGACGACATGCCGAACAACATGGCTGTCAATGTCCTCATGCTGCCAGGGTTTCCTCAGTATGCACTGAACCAGTTGTGCCGTACCACATACTATACCGACGGTACGGGCAAAAGGCATACGAAGGTGCAGATACGCAAGACACCTTCCGCAGGCTATTCCGACATTATGGATATACTCGGCGAGTACACTATCGGCTTTTCTGATAACAAGCTGCGTCCGTATATCACGTCAGGCAATGTAGGTACTCTCGGAGTGAAAGAGGGAGACATCCACTTCACGGAAGAGAACGACGACAATGGCTTGAAGGAGGTGTACCCATCCATCGAGGGCATGACGGCAGGAGACGCAGGTGTAAGCGGTCTTCCTGCCGACGAGCGTCTTGACGAAATAAAGGCTTGTGATGTCATCGACGACAACGGTGTCTTTGAAGAGGGTGCAGAGATACCTAACTTCAACATATACCTGAAGCCTCTCGGCTTTGACTTGAAGCAGGCTTACGATGCCAACGGAGGTACGATGGTGATACACCTCAACGACGGCTACTGCGGAGGACGCGACTTCTCCGTAAAGAGTGTCGAATGGGAGGAGGCGAACAGCAGGTGGAAACTAAACGTAGAGCGTCATCACGACGAATCCCTTGACTTGTACTTTCCCTACTCCTGGGGCAAGTCCACTGGCGGCTCGTCCTCTGCCAACGAAGCGTATCAGATACGCACTGGAGACCATTTCGTCTTGACAGAGATAGAGATAAGCGATACGTCGTATATATGGGCTGCGAGCGTCAAGGCGTTGCGCAAGGCTATCACATGGCTTCTTAACAACGACTACACGCGCTTCACTTATCTCCCGAAGGTTGACGAGATATTCATGGCACGTCAGCACGACTCATCTACGCCAGGGACTTCCCTGCATGACACATTGAAGGCTGGAGACGTTATGAACTTCGAGGACAGTGACCTGGATATCGCAGGTAATGTGTTTATTGATACCCTTACGATCAAGGAAAACGGCAACAACGGCATACCCACATACGACGTAGTGTTACGCAACGACAAGCAGGTAGGCACGATGCAGCGAATACAGAACCAGTTGAACTCGCTTTCCTCGTTTGTCTCAGGAGGCGGTGGAGGTCTGAGCATAGCGCAGATACGTCAGTTGATCCAGACATACGGTGCCGACTTGTTTCTCTCCAAACTAAACGACGATACGGCACAGGGGACACTGACTCTGATGAAAAGACTTGTAGTTGGGTTACAAGCAACGTTTAACAAAGGGTTTGAATCCAAAGACTATTCAAAACTTGCAGAAGGTGCCGACTTCGGAGATTTTGTTCAAGGGCTTGTAGGAGGTGACGGTGCAAGGATTGACAAGAATGGTAACATGGAGGCGACAAGCCTCTTTCTTCGTTCTGAACTCATAGCACCGAAGCTGACATACAACCATGTAGATGTCCGTGTAGGTGATGAATGGCAGACAAACGGAGGAGGTGAGATAGCCTATGTTGACGGGTTCTTTACAGACCCAGAGGATAATATAGAAGGCGGTTATATCCATCTGCGTTTACAAGAAGATGACGAAGGAAATATAGTAGAGTTCGGAACGCTTAAACTGAACGATTTCTGTAAGGGAATCTTTCATAACATGGATGGCGGTTATAACGACACGCAGACCACAGATGACGGTAAGGGAGGCAGGACATTCTCAGGCTTCTTTACTTCGTTCTTCAATATCATAGAGGTTAGCGGAGACCATTACGAGACTCTGAAATACAAGTTACGTCCTACCATCACTTCTGGAGGGTTTGACTATTGGATGCGTGACGATGGTACGGCAAGTGGTATGCGTGGAGGTTTCCATCCGTGCGCACATATGACCTTTGCACAGTACTCAAACCCACAAGACACGACACGTCAGAATTGTCAGTACCGCACTACGACATATATGCGTATGCTGGCTAACATGACTGGCTGGGATGAAGGACTTGCCAACGTAGCATTCCAGGTAGGCAACACACCTTTGATAGCAAGTGCCTTTGGAAGTACAGACCCAAGCGGAAGGGCTGCTAATGCTGGTCGCTACTCCATGTGGATTAACGGCGACATCTTCTTTTCTGGCACACTGAACCGTGTGGACGCATGGGGCAGGGATATAACAGACTACCCAGACCAAGGGGATTATGCTCCAACTACTACATACCGTCTCAATGACCTTGTGCACTATAATGGTATCGTTTGGCGGTGCATAAAGGCTTCTGTTACAGGAGAAGCACCAGGAAGCAATACGCAAGACCCGTCATGGATTAAATGGATTTATGCCGAAAGCGTAGAACCGATGGGGCATTGGAACAGCACAAGAAGACATTATCCTGCCAAAGCTATCGTAAACCTGTTCAATGGTGTGTATATGGCTAAGACGGAGACAAACAATGCTCCTCTTGGACTTCTAATGACAAAAGACGGGGAATATATTACTACCGATGACGGGGGATATATCATTGTCGATGATACGATTGACTCAGATTGGGAGTTGCTTCTTGATACTGGAGATATAACCAATGGAGAGGATGGAGAGAATGCTGTTGTCATCAACCTCACAAACGATACTGATAGCGTTTTGACTGACGAGAAAGGAAACATCCCGTCTAGAACATCCTTTCCTACGACAACGGCAGAACTGTATGACGGACTGAATAAGGTAGTGCAAGGAGTAGTGTGGTCTATACAATCCACTACTGGCTGTACGGCATCCATTGATGCTACCACTGGAGAATGTCAGGTACTTACGATGACTGCCGATAATGCCGAGGTCGTCATCATTGCTACTTACAAGCAGAAAACATACGGAAAGAAATTCACTTTCAAGAAACTCTTAGGCAAAGATAAACTGTGGCTTGATATGCCAGAGGTGGTGTATTACGACAACCCGACAGCAAAGAACATCTCACCAGTCAAATTAGTCATCAGGGCTTATATTACATCCGCAACAAAAGGGACGGCACAGGCTATCTATGGAAGCATGAACTGTGGATATGTGAGGGTTGGCGGTTCCAACACAAACTACTATCATGGTGACGAGGTAGGAATAACATACGATTCTTTCACTAACGGACATCTTATCGTCAACCTCTACGATTCAAGCGGCAATATTCAGGACACAGAGGATATAAGGCTGTTACAAGAACCAACACAACTCGTTTCAGGAGGGAGGTGGACTTCTACTACTGAGGTAAAGATTAATCACTTCTACCGCTTCGGAGATTCCATATACCTTGCAAAGAAAGAGAGTGTAGGCATATCACCTGTAATGTCATTGCTTAAAGATTGTGATGGGAACTTCATTACTACCAGCGATGGCGGGTATATCATATTAGACGACAGAACAAACACAGAATACTACGACAAGTGGGTTACTGACGGCGATGCCGTTAATGCCGTGCGCATTGATCTCGACAACGAGAACGATACTATGCTGTATGACAATAACGGCAATCTGCTGTCAACTCCTTGCGTATCTAACGCTACACTCTATGAAGGAAACCAGAAGATAAGCAACGCTGTTTTCTCCATCATTTCTACAGAAGGCTGTACGGCAGCTATCAACGGAAACAAGATAACCGTGTCTGCAATGTCACAGGAGACTGGCAGTGTCATGGTTGGATGCGTTTACAAAGGCACACAGTATATCGTCGTGATGAGTCTTACAAGAATCATCAATCAGGATAAGTTTGATATTGTATGCTCTCCGAACAGCGTGGCGTATAATTCCACCTCAGAGGAGGTACAGACAGGAGGTACTATCGTTGTAGAGGTATGGCGCACACCTGCCAGTGGCGGTGCTCGTGAGAAGGTGCAGAGCCTTGCTACGTATGGTCTTACGCTTTCCTGTTCTCCTTCTGGAATCATGGGTACTTATTCTGGTGGCAGTGCGACTATAACGGTAAACGCTTCCACTGCTGGAGGTAACGATAACATCATCATCATTCTGACAAAAGACGGAAAGACTGTTGATGCCGAGGGCATTCCTATTGTAAAGGCGGAGGATGCCGTTACATACGAAATCGTTGTCTTTCCAGACGGCTTCAACCGTAACAATGACGGAACGTATAAAGACAGCACCCACACCATTACTTGCCGTGTGTTCAAGATTGCTGGGGAAACAAGAACGGAACTCAACAACACAACGTTTGCATCAGAAGGTCTTTCCTTTGCACCGTTAGTCAATGACACACTTATATCCAACCCGTTCCAATGGAGTGGAACAGCTTTCTACTGGCAGCTTCCTGTTGTCTATCCATCTGGCAGCAGCACGCTTGTTAAGAAGATAAGCGTACAGGTCAAGAAAAGCAATGCTGTCATCCTCTCTAAAGACATTACATTCTCTTTTGACGGAAAGGAGGGTTTGCAGGGATGTGCCACAAGAGTATCTGAATGGAACGGCGAGTCAGGCTATTACCGCAACGATGAAGGCAAAAACCTTCAATCTGGCGAGGTTGGCTATATTGACATCGTTGCAAGAGAATCAACGGAAACTCCAGACGGGTATTATTTCTACCTACTAATAGCAGGTTCTTATTCTGGTGACACGTATCACAGCACAACACCGCCTGAAAACGACACATCACACTGGCTTCAACTGTCTAATGTCGGTCCGCTATACACTTCCCTGCTTATCGCCAAGAACGCTTTCATCAAGTTCGGTAGTGGCAATCAGTTCATTATCATTAATTCCTCAAACAACATCGAGGCAGGAATGAAGGGCGATGGAGACATCCGTATATGGGCTGGAGGAAGCAATATCGGAACGGCAAACGACACAAATCTTGCCAACGCTCCTTATCGAGTAAAGAAAGATGGTTCATTTGTATCTTCAAAAGCCGATATTCAAGGGACAATAAGAGCGCAAACTTACTTCTATGACGTACAGACATTAGCACTTCCAAATTCAGACGGACAGTACGTCGGTACTATCCAAACAGGAAAACAGATAGTGTTTGTAAAGTCTCCTCGAAATCCAAACGGGCAAAACAATATCGTTTACCTGCCATACGCAAACACAAACAACGGTGCGGTAATAGATATATATTGCTATCCGAATCTGGGTGTATCGTCAAGCAATCAGGGTATTCTCATAGAACCACAGCCTGTTTCTGGGCAAACGATTACTGACCCATATACAGGAGAAAGTCTTGATTATGTTGCACTGGAAATATCTCACAAGGCACGATTCTATTGCAATGGCAATACTTGGATATGGTTAGAGCGTAATATAAACACATCACAATAAATATTAATATTTAAAACATATAGATTATGGATAAATTAGGAAAATTTTTACAGAGAGGTTTGGTGAATGCCTCACCGAGCAGATTCCTTATGGCAGACGTTAAGGAGAACGAAATGGCAAGTTCCTTGCCACAGAATGTAACGGCGGACTATGTTCGTGCCATAGGTAGTGATGGAAAGAGTTATAGAATACCAAGAGCAGATTTCGCAAGCATCATCCGTAGCGAGTTAGGAACAATCTTAAATGGACTGACAAACCAGACCACCGTAACGAAGGTTCCAACGCTTAACGGATCCACTCTTGGAGCATCAGCTGTTGCAACTTTGGCATCAGTTCTGGGCGTAGAAATGCAAGTGTATGTCAACGATGGTTTCTCTCATGGTATGCCTGGATATACGGGAATATTCGTTGGCTTCAACATGACCAATGAACGTGGTGGAGCAATATTCTTTGAAGCAGAAGGGGTGGGTGGAGGTTTCTTCACCAGTGCTACCGTTAATGGGCAGATTATACAATGGCATCATTTGGCATTTCAATCTTAACAAAAAGGAGGTATAAGCCTCCCTTTTCTGGGCGTAAGAGGCAGAATTATATTTGAAGATAAGCAAATACAACAGAATGGTAGTTACACTACAGGTTCTCTTGCAGGAGGACTGTATGTGTTAGAATCAACAGTTGGAGGACATAATATCGTATTTACGCTATATGCTTCAGGATTGCATGTTATTCAAGCAGATGCTGCACAGATTACAGTAACAGGCAGTATGAGTGCAGGTGTAACAGTTACGAATAATGCTTCTGCAAGAAACTTTACGTTAAGGAAATTATAAAAGGAGGGTATTGCCATCCTTTTATATTGCTGTAAATGTACACTCTCTCCACCGTTGCCAAGTATTATTTGCATAAACATTATAAAAGAGTTTTCCGGAAGCTGTACCACTTGCATATTCAAGAGCAATGCGAATAGAATAAATCATAATACAATATCCAAAAGAACATGGTGTGTTATTATGAGTGGTAGAATTGAACCATTCACATTTTACTATATTTGTGGTTCCAAGCAAGTCTGTTACGATAGTATTGTTATTGAATGCGCCCAGCTCTTATTGTTATTGGTGGTTAACAAACAAGGGGTAGCTCTGCTACCCCCATTATGTTACCAGGGTACACTGTTGCCGAACAAGTATTCCCATCCTGTTGTTATTACGGGTTTTTGGTCATAGGAATATCTAAAGGCTAACGTCCTATTAGAAGTGAACCTCTGAACAATCTGGCCACCTGAAGTTCTAATAACTTCTAAAATGTAGAATCCATGAGTATTATCCCATCCAACATAGTAACCTTCTTCTATTGTATGGTCTGGGTCACTTACAGAATAATGTTTTTTGAAAGTTACGCCCAGAAAGAATAATTCTGGGCGTATGGCGTTTGGCTTCAAGAAGCTCTCAAGAAGGCGATATATCATCATGTGACGAGTGTGTTAATGGATATATATACTTTATGACAGTTCAACATCCGTTAAGTAATGCACCTGAGCTTCCTTGTAATGTAATCACATTTAGAACGGATTCAATAGGCTTTCAATTTGGATATGGCTATTGGACTGGAAAAATGTATACGCGTGGACTGAACGGTGGTACTTGGTCAAATTGGAAAGAGTTGTGAAATAATGGGACGGTTTAATGCCGTCCAATTTTCACCACTCCATAACCAGTACTCTAAAATATACAGAAAGACCTTCTCTTTTGGTTACAGTCAAACTTCCATCATTATTGAAGGAGAGGTCAGATTGTTTTATGGCATTTCCTTCATAAATTGTTCCTGCAACTGTTTTTCTACCAAGAACAAAGACGCTGGGTGTCGCTGTATTTTGAGATATAAACAAAATGCTACACCTGTCACCATCACTTCCTCCAAAGTAGGTATTTGGTATAGTAACACTTGTACCTGATGCTTGTTGTATTGAGAAGCATGAACGAGGATATGAAAATACTTTTTCAGACATAATAGTACGAATACCATTAATCCCCTCATTATTTTCAATTTCGCCCAGATGTAATTAATGCTGGGCGTGGTACGTTATATTGGAGACATTAATTCATCTTCAAATATAGATGATTTGGTAAGTGGATGGTATAGAATAAGCACAACTACACCTCCTAATTGGTGGTTTAATAACTCAAGCACAGATGGACTTGTTGAGGTTATCAAAACACACGCTAACTACAAAATGTTAAGATATACAAGTTTTACTAATGGAGACGTCTATGGACGCTGTTATTTATGGACTTCATGGGGCGACTGGAAAAAGTTCACGGCTGGAACATTATAAATAGTGGGAGGTTTTTTCCTCCCACTTATTATGTTGCATACTCAACCACTGTTCCTGTGACTTTCCTCCACATGCCAAATCCATTATCCCAGCCTCTGAACCAAAAATCCGATGAACCCTTTGCACAATCAAATACGATTTGCTCTTTGTTTTGTAAAACATACAAGCAAAACGAATTAGTGAGACCTGTGGGACGATGAGAATGGTTTCGTGTTTGCACCCCAGCTAAAGTGTAATAGCAATGACCAATTTCGGTATAGTCATCAAAGTCTCCTCCATCACTCTGATAATGGCGCTGTATGCCGCCCAGCATTAATCATTCCTGGGCGTAGATAGGATTGTGTATACGAATGGTTCAAACAATCAATCTTTTTATATTGCTTCGTTTGGTAACTACTCGTCTGTCAGAATATTAGGATCGCATTCTAATGTAAACAGTGGTGCTATTGACTTCACTATATATGGCAATATGGGGGATTTTGTGGCAAAGGGTAATGCTGGACAGAATGGTTATGACATTAAAGTTTACAAAAAGGATTCAAAAATATATCTCTTTTTTCCTACCGGTATTTCTGTTAATGTTATACTCGTCGGCGGTCTTGGTAAACTAATACAGGAGGCTATACCAGAAGGCGCCACCCAGTTGACTGTTTCCCCTTATTAACAATAAAGGATGGCTTGTAACCATCCTTTTTATATTTCCTTCCACGATGTATAAGAAGCACCTCCATAAACACTAATACGAGTATATAAGCCACCAATTACATCAGAAATCTTGGAAATAAAAAAATGACCCCAATAATAACTACCTTGCGCTTCAATCAGTAAACCAAAGTCAGCAGGCATCCCTTTAGAAATTCCATCTCCAGCATAAGATTGAGCTTTGAATTTCCCTCCTAAAACGCCCAGCACTCTAAGACGTTAGGCTCCTTCGCTTGGTGTGGTATGGAGGCTGAATTTGCTTTTGACTACCCATGGTTCCCATTTTTCGTAGCGTGACTCGCGGCTACGGCAATAGCGAATGATTATGGCTTTTTCGTAGTTAAGGATTAATAGTTCTTGCTTATTGTCTGTAGGGAAAAACATGACCAATCCTTTTCCTATTATAGTTGGTTCTCGATAATTACCTATTGTGGTAAGACAGGGTGCGTCCTTTACTAACTTTTCTAGTTCTTCCTCAGGAATAACCGAATTTCCTTCAGGGCACAATGTATTGATGTCTGTGCCATATGGTATATTTTTCTGTGACAACATCGCCGCTTGCGCATGGAGTGCCTCTTTAAATTGCTTGTCTCTTTCTTCCTGTGTCATAATCGTTTTTTAGTTTGCCGCAAAGTTAAGAAAAATCCTTGAAACACCTTTGTTTTATTCTGATTATTTATATTTTACCCCGGTTTTTCGGGCAATTTTTCATCCGATATTTCGTCTCCAGTATCACATGTTGCTACTTTAAAAGCCTTCTTGACATCGTTGGCAATCATAGTTTTGGCAATATGTGCATACCTTTGCGTCTGCTCTATCTTGGTATGGCCAGCCAATTTTGATACGGTCGTTATCGGCACTCCTTTTGCTATGAGTAGGGTGCAGAAGGTATGGCGCAGCGTATGGAAGGTGATATGTCTGGAGTCGGCTACCCCAATACGCTTGATCAGATCCTTCAGAGTCCTGTTGGCAGAGGCGTTATTACCTATATGCGTCAGTCTTTCTATGCTGCCGCGCCGCTCGATCAACGCGAGTGCCTTTCCACCGAATAGAGAATATAGCGGTAACCTTACAACCACTCCAGATGACTTGCTTGTTTTCTTCGGCTGTATGATAAGCCAGGTCTTTCCATGCTCCTTCAGCAGCATGTCAGAGGTGAGGGTTGTCAGATCATGATATCGCAGTCCGGTATAGATGGCCATCAACGCACAGTCTCGGATTCTTGCCTCGCGTTTCTTTAATTTAAGATGCTCCAGCTTTCGCACCTCATCGAATGTCAACGACTCTTCTCTGCTCTTTATCTTAGGAATAGGGAAATGCAGGAACGGGTCATCGTCGACGCATATGAGCTTTCTGGCGATAGCCTCGTTGATGATACACCTTATGCCTTTTAGTCTGCCTGATATAGTGCTTTGTGACATCTTCTGGGATTTCTGCCAATCCACGAACCTGTTGAGCCAGTCTATATCTATCTCTTCTAATGTAAGGTCTTTGTGAAACCTGTCCACTATCTTGATAAGTGTGTTATAGGAATCCTTTGTGTGCTTTCCTCTTGAAGATGAATGTTCATTGATAGAAGTCACGAAATCACGGAATGTAGCAGAAGATGAAATATTATGTCTGACAGCGTTCTTAAGCATGGCAAGCGTGGGATTCTTTCCCCTCTGTATAAATCCGAACTCGATGCGTTGTATCTTGATTAACTCATCAAATATATACTGGTTGAGTTGCTTTGCAAGAGGATGATTGACAATATAATGACCGTCCCACTGATACGGATATAGGTAAACTTTTGTTGAAAAGTATATTCTCTTTCCGTTAAGCAGGCACTCCACTTGCACAAGGCTTCTTCCGTCTAAGTTTAACTTCCCTTTTCTGTTGAATACAAGCCTGTATCTTACTTTATCAAACATGTCTTTTTCTTACAAATATACGAATAGTTTGCAAAATGTAAAACATTTCCATTGAAAAGTGATATTGTTATAGATAATTTTGTTTTTTTTGTAAAAAAAGTAGTAAATATCATTAGATATTTAACTCGTAACACACAACACAAACACAATTAACATGTTATGAAGAGGATTTTAGATTGGTTCGCAGGAATAGAGAAGGACAAGATATTGCACGACGACATGGTGTTTAATATTTCCTTGCTTGCCGCTTGTGCATGCAGGCTGTTAGTCAGCAAGGAGTGGTATAATATAACCGCATGTGCTTTCTTCGCTGGCTTCATCGCAGGTGTGGCGAAGGAAATCTATGACGAGTGGAAGTACAAGGGTGCTGACGAGCGTGACTGGAAAGCCGACATCTGCGGTCTTGTGCGTGGCACTATATTCTCATTATTATTAACAATATAAACACAAAAACAATTATGGAAAAGTACAAAGGATTCATTTATTTTGCTCTGATTTGCCTATATATCTTAGGCTCTATCGGAGGCATTGGTTATGCTTGCTACAATCACGCATACCTCATTGCAATCGGTGTGGCAGCCGTCGCTCTGATGGCTTTACCACAAGTTGTCAAATACTTTAAGGCTCTGACAGAATGATTGAACAGATTAAGAACATGGCGGTGGGGATAGTATTGGCTATCCTCGCCTACTTGGAGCCAATAGATGGAGAACTGCTAAGTCTTTTCGTGGTATTCTTTCTCAATTTCCTATTTGGCTACCTCTCTGGGATGGTTAAGGGTGAAGAGTTCTCGCTGAAGAAGGCTCTTGTGTGTGTCGGTCATGCTGCTGTATTCTTTATCCTCTGCGCTGCCGTCTATATCATCGGGCGATTGAAGGGGCAAATGGAAGGATCAGTGCAATGCGTGTCGTTCATCACCTACCTTGTTATATACTTCTATGCGCTTAATATCTTGCGCAACTGCAAGAAGATATTCAAGGACGAAACGGCACCTTGGCATGTAGTGAATACGATCTACTTCATCCTCCGCTTCAAGTTCATCGAGAAAATACCTTATCTGAATGAGTATCTCGATACACAGAAGCAAGAGGCAGTAGAGCAGAAAATTATTCTTGATAAAGACGATAATTGATTATGGAGATAACGCAATCACAATTACTAAGAGCCGTTCCTAACCTTAACAAATCCAAGGTGGACGAGTTTGTGGCATCATTCAATATGTATGCCATACATTTCGGTCTGACGACGAAGGCAAGGGTATGTCACTATCTTGCGCAGGTATTCAACGAGACTGGTGCTTTGAAGGCTACGTCGGAGAATATGAACTACTCTGCGGAGAGGCTTATGCAGGTATGGCCTTCACGCTTCAAGACGTTGGAGAAGGCGAAGGAGTATGCGCATAACCCTGAGAAACTGGCGAACAATGTCTATGCGAATCGGATGGGTAACGGCAACGAGGCATCGGGTGACGGATGGAAGTACAGGGGACGGGGATATATCGGACTTACGGGCAAGAGTAACTATTCCGACTTCAACAGATATGATTTATGTACGGAAGATGTCTTGAAGAATCCAGACAAGGTAGCGGTCTATCCTCTCAACCAACTCTGTGCGATGTGGTTCTGGGAAAGGTATAGCCTCAATTCGATAGCGGACAGGGACACTGGAGGTACTGGCAGCGAGAAGATCGTGGAGGAGATAACCAGGAAGGTCAACGGCGGTCTTATTGGAATATCGGAGAGGAAGTATTATTATAGACGTTTTGCAAGAACATTTGGCTTATGAAGAAGTTACCAAACATACTGATATTATTGCTCATTGCTTCCATAGCGGTCAATGTGTTTGTCCTTACACGCAAGCCGAAGATGGATATTAAGCATGACACGACGGAGGTAGTCAGATGGGACACCAACCATGACTCGCTGCCTCCAGAGAAGGGCGAGAAGATAGTGAAGTACATCCGCATCCCTTGTTCAAACTCTCCGCAGGATTCTTTAATAGGGGATAGTCTTATTCAAGATTCCGCATCCAATTCTTCAATAACGCTCCCTGTCGTCCAGAAAACCTTCTCCGACGACAGCACCTATACAGCCTGGGTCAGTGGTCCGAAGGTGGATGCCTACCCGAAGCTGGACAGCATCAATGTGCGGCAGAAGATCATTGAACGGAACATCACCGTCACGCTGACCGAGAAAGAGAAAGAGAGGCACTGGCGTTTCGGTCTTGGTGTCAATGCGGGCATCAGCGTCATCACAGGAAAGCCCGACATCACGGCAGGCTTTCAGGCAGGCTATACATGGTAGAGAAAAAAGTTGTCTTCATATAATTAATAGTTTAGTATTTTCTGATTTTTAGACGTAACTGAAGTGGGCAAGCGTGCCTGCGCTCGTTTTTTTTAGTTTCATCATGGTATCAAATTTTTCATATCTTGAAGATTTTTAGTTATTTAACATTAGCACCCCATCCGTGAGGACATGGTGCTATTCTGGGGAATATATTTATAAATAATAATCATAAAGAAATCCCCCGTCATAAATAAGTATCTCACCACATTATCTACGGACTTCCCACAGAGAGAAGCGGGGGATTATGCCCTTTTTTCTCCCTGTGGGATAAATGTCTATTGTCCGCAATGTGGTGAGATGGGTGCAAAGGTACTAATAAAAGTTGAACAAACCAAAATTTGCACAATGAAAGTAGTTGAGTTATTAAAAATAGGTGCTGAAACGTTAAAAATGATGTCACAGAATGGCATCTTTATTGACGATTGGAAATATGTGGAAGCCTATGAACATTTTCTGAGGATGCGCGAATTGGGCGTAAAGTATAATGTTGCCATCAAGGAAGCGGCTAATGATCTTCACGTCACCAAGCGTACACTGCAACGAGCGTTCAAGCGTCTTTCAAAGGAGTGTTAAATGGTGTCACGGATTGGCACTTGAAAGGCGTGTTTATCTATTGTTATCTGTTTTATAACTGGTTATCTTTGCATTGGTTTTTCGCGATAACCAGAAGAAACAATAGTATTAACAACTCAAACACAAGATTTCATTATGGCAAATTTAGACATGAATGACTTGATGGCTATCCGTGGTCTCGATCGCGAGTACGATCATGGCTATGGTTACGGCTATAACCGTGGTTACGGTATGTCGCCTTACGAGCAGATGAAGGTTAGCCACATGGCATCCAAGCGTCCGAGCGGTGTAGCCGTAGCAGGTCTTACCGTTGGTGTGGTCGGTGCTGTGGCAGGTATCGGGGCGTGGATTTTTGGCGGTATGCAGGCCAATGCCAAGGCAAAGGAAGCCGCTCAGATCGGCATCGCAGCAAAAGAACTTGCTGCTTCGCAGTATCAGTCATCCCTAAAACTGCTTGACGCAGAGCATGACAACACGCAGAAGACCATCGACCGTATTCTTCGTGGTTTCGACACGGAGCGTCAGGAGCGTATCAATGGTGACATCACCCTGAACGCCACCATCAACGATACCGTCAGTGGTTCACAGCAGGGTACGCTCACTGCTTCACAGATTGCTCAGCAGGAGGCTACTCAGTCAGTAATGGCAGGTCTGATGACTGGTCGTTACAGCGAGAATCCTCTGAAGGTGGTACGTGTGAGCGGTCAGCGCGAGTGCCCTTGTGACAGCGGTTGCGGTTACAACGGCTAAAGAAACGTAGGGTCTGATTGGGTACGGAAATCGGACTTTTTCAGACCCTACATTAAAGACACGGCAAAATGTTATGGTTCAACAAAGAAAAGAAAAAGAAGATGGAGTTTATTCAGAATTACGTACCGACGAGCAAGGCACAGCTATTACAGGTGGCTATGTTCTTTAACAAAGGTGACTTGCAGAAAGCGCAGGAAATGTTTGACTTCTACGCAAAGAATCTTCAGTTACCAGACTTTGACCCTGTTGCACCTACATTCATGCAGCAGGTGAAGAGTAACGCAACAGACTTCTTTTCATGGATTAAGGAGAATCGGGAAGATATCGTAAACGGGTATGAGTTTGTTCGCTCCATCATCGCAAACAAAGGAGCAATTCCTCCTGTAGCGCAAGAGGTGTCAGATCCTCTACCACCGATCAACGAATAAATATTCAGGTATTTTTAGGTACAAAACTTAACACGGCAAAAGTATGGATGAAAAGAAAAAACTCAAAGGTTTTCCGCTTACTTTCAATATCTATGCGGAAAATGAAACAGAGGTTGAAGAGTGCCGGATGGCTATTATTGCTTTTATCGGTTTACATGCTTCACAATGCAGGGCTGTCACTGCAAAAAAAGTGGCACATGCGATAGGTAACTGGGATAAGAACCCAATAGTAAAGAATCAGATAATCAATTATTTCAAGTAATATGGAACAGACGAATCAAAATCAAGAACAGCAGTTTCGCTGTACTGGTGACTGCATCAAGTGTAATCGCGCACAGAGGGAATATTGCGGCGCACAGAAAGGCTACGACAACTGGCTTTTGCTTCTGGAAATGCAAAAGACACTTTCCGCTATGTCTGGAACGGTAGAAGATCTGAAGCATAAGGTTGCCGCCATTCAGGACAACGAGGCAATGGTATTTGACCCGAACAATGATTCTCCTGCTGTCATACAACAGCATACGGTACTGATGGAAGGAAAAACAAGTGAAACAGCACAAGAAGGGGACGGTGTAGAATAATAGAATCCCCAAAATAATTCACAACACAAAAACTAAACTTTATGGCTTGTAACAACAATGGAAAGACATTTGTGGTCTCATTGACTACGGTGCCAGGCGGTACAGCCGCCAACGCCAACTATCTGTTGGCTCTTGACCACTACACTTGTGGTAATCGAAAACTATGCTCTCAGGGTGAGGTGTTTCCCGTAACAGCGGACTTGAAGGCTACTGCTATCGGTGCTCCTGTCGATGTCGGCAACGGGACATTCTGCCAGGAAGTGCTTATCAGCGGCACATGCACCTACATGCCTTTCAAGTGCGGGTGCCAGTGTCAGTGCGGTGTATGTCCTGTGACGGACAATATCTATTGTACCATTTGTGTGCCTTGTTCTTCGGCAGCTACACCAACTCTTACCATCGGCAATTCCGTGGCTTCTCCCACGAACGTACAGCCGTGTAACAATGTAACGAACTGCGTTGCCATTACGACTACGCTCAACGTGACAACTGCGTAAGGTATGGAATGGATTGATATTGCCTGCATCGTAATTGCTTGTACTGCCGCTAATCACCTTGGACTGATATCGGCCATGGAAGATGTGATAGGCAAAAGAATCCCTATAGTGAATTGCTGCAAATGTGCTTCGTTCTGGTCAGTGCTGATTTACGGATGCTATCATATATCAGCATACGGGACTTGCAGTATAGTAACGGTGCTTGCAATATCATCCCTCTGTGCATACTCTGCAATATGGCTTGAACTTATAATGGGAATAGTGGACTATTATTACAATAAGGTATATGGGAAGATTTATACAACCTCAGACAACGCGGCTACCTCAGATACAGACGCGAGTGATTCCGCAGGCACCGTGTCCTAATTGTAGGAAAACTACAAGGAACGGGGTTAGACGAAAGGTAAAATAAGATTTCGCTTATTATAGTTTTAATCAAAAAAGTAAAATTATGACACCAGAAGAAATGAAAAAAGAGTGGATCGCCCTCTACAATATGATGGCGAACTCACATGATGTTTCCTTTATGCGCATTTTTGGAAATGTTCATAAGGAAATGATGGAGTGGATGATTGCCAATAAGCCTGAACTGGCACAGGAATGGCTTGACAAGTTGGAATCTATCAAGTGGAACAACTATCTTACCTCTAAGGAGGCAGAGAAGATCTTGGCAAACATGATGCCAAAGGCACCTTGGGCTAAAGATGTGTGGAAGCAGGCAATGAATGAACATGGGTTTGAACTCTCTCATGAGCCATGCTATAACTCTTGCGCACTCTGGGTTGCTATGAACATGATCATGTCCGACTCTTCAGAGACTTTGAAGAAGTATGTGGCAGAAGAAGATATGTTCAAGGCCGTTCATGATCTTGCGGTTGACAAGCTGAAGGATAAAGACGGTGTGTTCAACATTCGTTCATACTTTGGTGTGTAGAGTCTATGCCATATCGTGAGTTGATGCGTAGGAAACTCCTGGAGCAGATATATGATAAGATGTCTGACGAAGAGAAGCGTACCTTCGTTCAACTCACGTTGCAGGACAGAGACCATCGTGAGATTATGGATGCTTTGCAAAAACAGCAGATTCAGATCAGTAGGGTAGTGGAAAAGGTTGAAAAGCAAAGTTTCGCATTGGACTTTGGAAGTGATATCCTTGCCAACTTTACTACGGACGGTCTGATATGGCTGGCATCCAAACTTTTCAGAAGACGATAACCATCACTTGCCGTGTTGGTTTGGAGCGGGCTTTCACCCGCTCCTGTTTTTTCTCACACATCCCTCATAAGGTGATACATAACATTCATTATCTTTTTTCTGATACCAAAAACGTTTAGTTGGTTTAAGACATTTATCTTCTATTTCCACTTTCATGCCTCTTCTCCTTTCTGTACTACTTTAAGACCAAATTCGTAGAAATGTTTAGCAATATCTATAATATCTGCCCTTGACAATGAGTAAAAACCTTGATATTTATCTTCTACTAAATCTATTTCCTTCTCCAACTCCATGTCTTTCACTTCGAGGGTGTTGATGAAATCATCCTTTAAATCTTCAAGTGCAAATATAAGTCCATCGTGATAAGAATCATCTATCTTATATGACTTATAATCTTCAATTCTCTGGTTTATCTCCGCTACTAAAGCGGATTTTGATATATACTGTTCCATAACTATTTATCTTTTACGTTACTGATTTCTATTTGTTTTGTGTTTTTCTCAAACCGCATATTTCCGTTACAAGCAGCAAATAGAAGCATACATACAAAGAAGAAATAGATAATATTTCTCATAAAATAACCCATCTCTTCATTCCTAACATATTTATAAGGGTCTTCCATTACTTTTTTAACATATAAGTCTGTTGTATCTTGGTGGAATATTACCATAAAATGACAGAATATGTGCCATAAGATGCCTAACAATAAAACTATCAATACAATATAAATAATCGTCATTTCCATACCATTACTCTCCTTTAATGTTCTTCTTCTGAATCTTGTTCCAACTCCTTTTTTGCCTCATCCATAATCTCTGGAGTAAGGCTGTCTACCACTTCCTTGACGGCAGGAGAAGGTTTACCTGTTATGATACCTCTAAGGTTATACTTGGTCTCACCATTCCCAAGTTTTTTCTTGTCTTTATCAGAGGCGAAGGATTGTCTTTCGTCAGGAATAGGGACATCTAACCAGTATTTGACATTAGGCAGGTTCCAGCCGCCTTCGTAAGTCTTTGGCGTATAGTGTTCCACCTTGCCTGTTGATATGCTCCTACCATCCCATCCATTGGGATTAGGACGATGAGCTATAACAACTTTTAGAAGACTTTCAACGTCTATTTCTTCTGGAAATATCTCTTGGAGTGCTATAACCTCCCTGTCTATCTCTGGCAGGTCATCACCATCGGCAGGTTTCCAAAGATTGTTCTTCTGCCACTTAGCACCAGCCTTGAAAGAGTTTAATACTTCAATAGCGTCATTATCCCAATCTTCTTCATTAGTTACACATAATGTATCAGAAGCATAAACTTTTGCCGCCTCTTCTAAATCTTCACTTATTGGTGTTGTAAAATTATTGGTAAAGTGGCGAAGCATTTTAAGCATATCACTTTTATCCATTGTGTACATGTAGTCCTTCTCTTCAATGCCAAACCTATCAAGTTGTTCTCTGTCAATAGTAAAATAGTCTTTGATATACTTGTTAAGTTCTGTTTTCAACTCCTCGCTTACAGGCTCTTCTTGCATAGAGTCAATAGGACAAACCTCATCGCAGTACAGTCTTTTTCCGTCTTTCATTAAAACGGTAAGAATGTCTGGGTCAGTTGGCTTGCAGTAAAAGATACTCTCGACATCTGCCACATCTACGGTATATACAACCTCGTGGCAGCTTTTCAATTCTAATTTATCTGTCATACGCTTTCTCCTTTCTGTGCTTTATTACTTGTCAACAAACTCCCATTTATAGCCGCCAGCAGATTTGATATAATATCCCTTTTCTTTGTTTATTATCTGTTTGGCAGCACAATTCCTTATATTCTCGTGTCTTATGCTGGTTTCCCGACTTGCTTCTCTTATTGTTTTATACTCCTTTATAAATTTTCCATCAAGAGAAAATTGGGCAACAGGTCTTAATCTTGGGTTTCTGCTAACCCACGTTCCATATTGCATATTATAATCTCTATCACACCACTCAAGATTATCTACACGATTATTGTCTTTATTTTCATCCTTGTGGTTTATTTCTGGCAAATTATTTGGATTTGGAATAAAAGCCTTTGCCACAAGACGATGTACTTTAGTTGTTTTTCCTCTATCATTTCTTCGCAGTCTAACATTGCAATATCCACATGCATCGTGAATATTATTATGTGAGAACAATCGTCAAGGATTTCAACATCTTTTCTGACACCAACGTGTAAAAACGATTTGATTCTTCCGAGGTTTGATACTTGGTATCTCCCCTCATACCCTTCAATATCTTTCCAAACTTCTTCCATAATATTAAAATTTTAGTCCACCTCTTTCACTTCAAGGGAGTCGAGAAGAGAAAGAATACTCTTGAAAAGAGTTATCTTCATGTCGGCATCACGTTTCTTTATTATTCCTGCCTTTTGCGATACTTCTATATCACTAATGCGTGACATTATCTCCGCTACTAAAGCGTCTTTGTTTATTAAATGTGCCATAATCAATCTTCCATTACCAATTCAAATGCAACCATACCTTGACCATCGCAGCATATACTACGAAAGTCAACAAGCCATTCCATATCCTTAAAACCATTTTCATCGGTGTTTGTTACTATACCGATGCGGTTAACGTCTGCCCAAGAGGGTGTTTCCTCTATGATGGCATCTATCTTATCTCTTAACTCTTTCAGTGTCATCCTCACTCTTCCTTTCATATATTTTCTAAATTCATCAACATTGATAGTATATTCGCCACAACCAAGAGTTGCCCTTGCTCCGTGTTTTAAGACTTGCTTTTGATTGTAATCATACAAGAACTGTGCAGCCTTCTCTATAAAGGCATCAGTGCGGATGTACTCAATGTCATTCTCGTCACTTCTTTTAGACAGCCATCTATAATCAGGTGTCTCAGTAATAGGATTTTCAAAGAGATATATCTTCTCAGGTACGTTTGCTTTCATAACTTTATGATTTTAGTTTATTTAATTGTTCACTAATATCTCCAAGTCTATCTCCAAGTTCACCATATCCAAAAACTTTTAACACCGCCATAGCCTGAGCAATAACACCCAGTTGCTCTTCACTCGGCTTCCAAGTGTATCTATCTTTGAGGAATTTAAGAAATTTAAAAATGCAGGGGTTTCCAAGAGGATATTGTATTCCTACACAACGTTTAATTTCTTCAAAAAGTTCCTCATCCTCTTCACTCCACTCAGCAGGCTTCTGCTCAATCTTCTTCAACTCTTTCTTTTCAGCATCCCATTCATATCCTGCTTCTTTCATCTTCTGGAATAATAGGTCACGCTGTTCTTTGGTTGCTGGATAACTACCTACAATTCCATGAGAACCTCCCATATCAATAAAGCACTTGTGATTTCCATAACAATATGAATGATACATAAGTTTTGTTGAAGGCTCTTGATAGATACAAACATTACCTAAACTATCTACAAGCACATCGCCATCCTTTGCATCTTGGATAGTCCAAAGTCTCCAGTCTGATTCTTGCTCAAAAAGAATAAAACTGTCGTTATCTACCAAATAGTGTGTATCACAAATTTTGGTTATACAGAAAGGCTTACTTGTATAACGATTTGATACTACCCAATCACCTTCGTGAAACTTTGGTTCAACTTTATCATCAGGGGTTTGCTCTACTTCTCTAAGTTCTCCATTCTCACAATAAATACAGCCCTTACGATTAACACATCCATCACAAGGATTAGGATTCTGCTTACCTTGCTTTTTAAGCCAATAAGCATCATGCAATCTATTGTGTAAACTTTCGAGTTGCTCATACAAATCCTTATCTTTTTGCACTTTCTTTGCGGCTTCCATTGCACATTGTAATGCAAGTACATCGTCAAATTTAAACTTAGGTAGGCTTATATTTTCGCCTTGCTTTTCAAGCCAAGCAATCCACCATTGATATTTCTTTTTCCATATAGTAGTGGAAGAGGTACTAAGACATGATTTTAAATGTTCAAGTAATTCCATCTTCTCGTCCTCTGACTCAAAAAGTTCTGGGAAGAAGTCTTGAACATCAGCCCTTGTTATAAGTGGGTCAACACCTTGTGTCATAAATTGTTTAAGTTTACCTACAACTTTGTCATAGCGTTTTGCTTTTTCCTCTTGTGTCATAATTTTTTTGTAATTTATTTTTTAACCAATTATAAATTATATTCGCATCCCATTTATCAGTAACTTGATATTTAGCAAGAGCATTTTTACAAATTGGATCTGTTCATCTTTGTTCCTTGCCATTGCTCATATTTTTATATTCAAACTCAAGTTCACCGCCTGTCAGAAAGCGCATTATATTCTGCAAGGAGTGGATATATAGGCATTCAATCCTAATCCATTGCTTTTGTGTAAAATCTGGCTTGAACTTGAAAGTGCTATAACGCTTTTTAGCGTCATATTTCCAGTATAGTCTCATGTCGCCAAAATAGTACATCAATTTCCATGATCTCTTGTCAGATTCGATAAACCCCAACTTTCTTAGTACGTGATCCATGACTATAAGACCGTTGATTCTCCCTATAGGATATTTATGCTCACATCCAATTATTTCTTCTTCCCCGATAGAAGAATGGAGGATTTTTACATTGATGATGTTGTCCTTAATGCCGCAGACCTCGCAGACGAGTTCGCTTGCATCCGGCTTGCTTACCCACACAATGCTACCGATGCTTAATTCTCTGATATTCCTCATACGACCGTTGATGTTGAAGAGTCTTCTTTTTCAAATATCATACCAGTGTGACGACCAACAAGAGCATCACAGAGTGCTTCCTTGAACTTATCGCAGAACTTATCAAGAGAGCATTTCCCACAGTCTTCAAGAGAGCATTTCCCACAGTCTTCAATTTTGGGGCTGACCAGATTGTGTCGAACACCGTCAATAATAATAGCATATTCCTTTGGTACTCTTTTTTTGATATACCGATTCTTTTTGCTATCATATTCAAAACCATTCTCACGAATCTTATTGAACAGTAGTTCTTTTTGTTCTTTGGTCGCAGGATAGAACGGGTCTATGACACCTTTCCACCATAATGCACCAAGTCCACCTGCAACTATTTCATCATCTTCTACACAATAACCTATATTACTGCATAGCGTTCTGCCAGTACCTTCTACTTTTTTCCAATCATCTACAATGAAAATGCCCTCCACACCGCATCCTTTGGGAGTATATAGAACATCACCAGGCTTGGCATCTTCAATAGTCCATAGACGCATACAATCTTCTCTGTTTTTTGGAATGAAACCTTGTTCGCTATTAACGTAGCCTAATACATCTACTCTGACAATCTGTGTCACCCAACCATCATAGACCACCCAATCTCCAGCTTTGAACAATTCTTCTTTTGACTCTTTTATGCTTGTAATTTCTATACCGTTAAATACAAGTCCTTGTTTTTTAAGTGCTTCCTGCAATAGATACTTGTTCTCTTTCGAGATAGGTGTCATATTAAACAGAGAGACCAACAATTTGTCAATGTCAACCTTTGTATTATTCATACTATTTATCTTTTAACGACACAATGCGCATAACGCATCGTTCTGTAACTTTTCATAAAATGCACGTTTTGCAAGTCCGCAATTCTCAGAATCTTTTTGTTCTGTGTGTTTGCACAGGACGTAGGAATCATCCAATCGAAACCCAAATCTGATATAAGTCGAAAAAGGGTGGATCGAATCAGCGTAATGTTGGCACTTTAGGCATCTGTCATTACCTGCGTATGCAGGCAAACCACTCAATCTGCATTTCTCGCCATATCTGACAAAGTGATAGTCATGCTCAACCTTTCCAGTCTGATAGTCGTAAGTTGCTGCCATACATTATTGTATATAGTTACCATTGATCGCCAGGCATCATCTTGTATTCAATGCCATCGAGCAAAGAACCGTTTTTGTACTTGCTTCGCTTCACTCCATCCGCGCCCCATGCGCCCCACTGCTTGAAGAAGAATGGAATATTTTGCTCTTTGCAGGCTTCACGCAGGTCTCTGAACCACTGAATAGGTGTCTGTCTGGCTCTTACACCACTCTCTCCACCAGTTATCACCCAATCAATGTTAGTCAGATCAATGTCTGCCATATCGCCAAGAAGAGGTTCGCAAGAAAGAAATCTGACGGTAGCATCTTTGACACCTCGCAGATGGCAAACACGGTCGTAGTATTTCCCATTCTCACAGGTAACACCAAGCCAGACATTATTTGTTATTCGTCTAAGACGATTGAAATAATTAGCCATTCTTTTAGCCCTCTTTGTGAGTATCTGGAAGGTGTGTTGAGGATTGCCTCCAATGACATCCATTACTTTGTCGATAAACTCTATTGGAACGTCTTCGTGAAATAGGTCGCCCATTGACACGACAAAGCACATCGTTGGCTTCTTCCACGAATAAGGCTCTTCGAGGCATTCAGGGTGGATTGTAGGATTGAAACCATTTTTGTACTTTTCCTTACTACCAGGCATCTTCTGAAGCCGACGTGCCATAGTCTTTGCGTAGCAGTTCTGGCAAGCCTCACTTACCTCGGTGCAGCCCGTAACTGGCGACCAAGTGACTTCTGTCCATGAAATTTTCGTAGCCATAACTCTATTTGTTTAACTGTTTCATCATTGCGTCTGCAATTTCAAATGCGCGTTTTGCCAATCTTTCGCTGAAAATGCCACCACGCAGTAAGAGAGATTGCATTGCTGCTTTCGCAAATTCAATGCGGGCGTTATTGTCACCATCCGGGATGATCTCAACCTCGTTGATATTGTATTCAATATCATCATGCTCAGAAGTGCCAGGACGATGCACCGCAACTAAGGAGTTGGGTGCAAAGTCCATGACCTCATTCGTCTCAATGATTCTTACCTTTGCCATAGTTACAGAACTTCAATCTTGTCTTCTGGATAGACGAGGATAGATCGCATCGACTCTTTACCGTCGTTGGTCTCTTGTTTGAGGATTGGCACAACGTCTGTATTGAAAGAAGATACAGTGTTTCCTTTGACGATTCCGATGCGCGACTTGCCGTTAGAGCCAGTAACCTTCACTCTCGTACCCACGGGATAGGGGTCGTTGGTGTTGATGTACTCTTCTTCCAACTCTTTCATCTGATTGGCGAGTTGGTTATGCTTTTCGATATACTCTTGCTTATCCATGGCCGTATTACTTTAGATGATTCTCTACGAGTGTAACACAATCACTGAGGTTGGAAACTTTCTCGGCTTCATCGTCAGGAATTGTGATCCCAAATTCCTTTTCGATTTCCATAAAAAGTTCTACATTGTCAAGAGAGTCCATTCCAAGGTCATCCCTGAAATCTGCATTGTCAGTTACCTGTTCGGCTGGAACACCGTTTTTGTCAACGATGATTTCTTTGATTTTGCCTTTGATTTCTTCTTTGTTCATAATTCTTAAATGTTTGATCTTAATAGTTTAAATTGTTTATCACTAAGTTCTGGGCTGTATGAGCCGTAAGTCTTGTCAAAGTACACTGCCTGGAAAGACAAGAATCTTTCAATATTTACTCGCGTGAAGTCACTTTTTCTGTCGATGAATGGAATATGATCCGTAATCGGGCAATCAAGGTGGGTTATCACACCATAAAGTTTGAACTGATGTTGCAGTTTCAGGTTATCAATATGGTGTCTGTCTATGACCCTTCGTAGTAGATTCTCGTCAAATACTCCATACTTGAAAACTCCTTGGAAGCCATCGTTTAGGTTTGTCGGTTCATCAAGTTTGAAGTGTTCCCTAACAATATCCCCACGAAAAGGTTCGTAACCATTTCCGTGCCGCGTCAGATACGAGCGCATCACCATGAATACTTCAGCATCTTGTAGATAACGCTCTGGAACACCATTCAGACCTACACGCGACGGTGTGCAGTGCGGCATAAATCCGCAATCCATATCAAGCAAAAG